TTTAATAATTGATGCTTAGCAAAATATCTTATATATCTCATATATTTAAAGTTAATCCCACCACTCTAACATATAATTATATCTAATTTTATTATATAAGTAAAGTGCTTTTTGCTGTCTTAATAATTCTCTTCGATATACTTGAAGTCCATCATATCGGTCAAAATATTCAATTCTGAATCGAGATGCATTATTAATATTTACATATTTAATAAGTTTGAACTGAGGTTTACTCATTTCCATTTTAACAACTTCTAGAGCAGAATCTTCTTCTTGAATAATATCAATAAGTTTAATACATATAGATATCCAACGAATATTACTAGTATGATCTACATGAGATACATCTTTAAAAGATTTAAGCATTAACTGTAACTTAAACTTTTCTAAATCAAGAAGATATCCATAATCAAATTGATAATCCGTTGTTAATATTTTTCTATAAATATAGAGATTTCTAAAGAAATTCTTAATTTTATACCACCACTCTTTCATATATTTAAAATTTAGTTGATCCGCCTCGGCTCGAACGAGGATTCCAAGAACCAAAATCTTGTGTGGTAACCATTACACTACGGATCAATCAGTCTGAATTCATCAGAAAAGTGTACAAATATAAGGACAAAAATTAATATATCCAAATACTTATACACTTATTTTTAAAAAATTATTACAATAAAATTCTATAGTTACGAATAATTAGCTTATGAACAAAAAGACTTGAGTATGTATACCAGTTATGTTTAATTTCAAAGCGTAAGTCTTTTTCACTACTCTAACCTATAATATTAGAAACTGTCAAGAATTTATTACAGTCTTCAGTCATTGCTGGAATAAATTTGGGACCTATAGGAACATTTAAACCTGTAAGTTCTTCAACGGCATTTTTATCATACCAGTCTTTAGATTTTACTAATACTTTATCATTTTCCTTTAATTGATTTCAGTATTCTTGATTAGAATGCAATTTTTTCATCATAATAATCAATATTATGCTCAGAATTGATTTCTACTTTTTCACTACCGACGTAGACAACAAATGTAGTTCCTTCTTCTATAGCTTTATTATAAATTTCAGAAAGTTCCTTTTTATTCTTAATACTACAGATATGATTATCTTCAGTATCATAGACTTCGTAGTCTATAGAAAATACTCCAAAGAGATCGCTTCCTATAAAACTCCTAAGAAATTCTTCAGCTTCATAGAAAACAGTTTCTGCAGAACTTTCTTCCTCATCAGTTTCTGCAAGAGCGGCTCGCATTGTTTCCGTATTATGTTCCTTTCGAGATATGTGAACAATACACTTATCTAATTCAGGAAATTTCACTGTTACAATATAAAACTCCTCCTTTTCTTCTTCATTAATATTTTTAAAGAACTTCTGTTCTATTTCAAAATCTGCAGGGTTTTCGATAAGAGGATTTTCATCATCGTGCATCCAAGTAAGTCCTTGTTCAGAATGAAGTTTGTTAATTACTGCCGTTACCTGTTCCTGAGTTTTACAGTGAATTACGTCAAAATACTGTACTATCATAGTTGTTTTAAAATAATTTACATTTTATTTATTCTTTGGTTTCGATATCTATCTACTTACAACACCACCACGTGAAGGTAGAATAAAGGTGTCATAGGAAAGCATATGCTCTCCATAGCACTTAGTCTTGCATTTCAATAAGTTCATCTACTTTCTTCTCAACGCGATCAATACCAGTAATTTCGCGAATTGATTCAGCAAATTTAACTTCAGGAGTTTCAGTCATATCTTTCTTCTGAGCAAGACCTACTTGACGCAGATAAGATTCAACTGCTACTTTAATATACTGAGGTAATACAACCTTAGTATCATCCATAAAGATCATATCACTCTTTACAGATTCTACAATCTCAGCCATGAATGCAGGAGCAATGTTCGAATCTCGGATCTGCTTACATACTGCAGAGAAATCTCCCTGAAGAGTATAATCTCCTACAAAAGAACGCTCAATGAACTCTTTAGCAGTAGCTTCATCTAAAGCACCTAAAGAGATAACTTTGCCAATACGCTTACCACGCAGAAAAGTCGGCTCAATAAGCTCAAGATGATTAGTAGTAAACAGAGTAATTACATTCATACCCTTAGTATCACCACCATCAAGAGTATTAAGAATATCCTGCATAGCAGCATCTCGTTTACCACGAGTTACCTGATCGATATCCTCAACAAAGATAACAACTCCATGCCCAGTTCCGTCGATTACTTTACAAAGACGAATAGTCTCAGCAAGTAATGTAGGATCTTTCAGATATACACTTACCCAATTATTCTGAATAGCTTCCTGAATAAGCTTAAAAGCCAAAAGGGTCTTACCCGTCCCATAAGGGCCTTCAAATAACGCGCCATACTTCAGAGGAATTCCTCGTTCAGTACATTTTTCAGGATACTTGATACGAGATTTAAGAGGACGTAATCCGAGAGCAGTATCTTCAGAAAGAACCATCATTTCACGGTCAATATTTGACAGATCCATGACAAGAGGATTGTTGAGATCAGAGATCTCTAATGCCTGACTCTTATAAATAGAATCAGTTGCAAGAAGTTCTTTTGTCCGATCGATAATGTCGTCCATCAGAGTAGTAAACCTGAACTGACACTTACCCTTGATATAGAGATGGTGATCATTACCATTATAAGAGATAGAAATAACACTTCCTTCTCCTAAATCCGCAAGTTCAATATCTCCATACGGAACTTTAACACGACGTCCATCAGCAAGGATAACTTCAATAGTATTAACAGTATCATCACCTCCTGAAGGGTTATCGTTTTTAGCTGCTGATACAATTCCAAAAACTTCCTGGATTGCACGATTCAGCTGATAAACTCCATCATTCATAAAACACAAGATCTTATGATTGAATGTACCCATACGCTTCGACTGCTTAATCTCGTTTTCAACAAAATTTAAAGCGTCCGAATAACGCATACGAGGATCAGACATTACCTGAATAAATTTCTCTTTTTGCTCCTGCTCATACTTAGAAACAGTACTTCGCATTACGCTTTTAACTCCTACAGGATTTCCCATTTTTAATTTTATTTATATTTTTTATTATAGTTTGACAATATTCTTTAGTTGTAGTTAAACAACCAAATGTAACAAAATGTTCTTCTTTTGTTATAGTAAGAGATTTTTCCTCAATTTTTTCTCTTGAGAAAGGACTATCATATAATCTTTTTAATAAAGAATATTTTACAGCAGTGTTCTTACAGAAAATTGTATCTTTTTCTTCAATATAGATTACAGGATATCCTTCAACTTCTCCTACAATATGTTCTTTAAGATCCATATTTTTATTAGAAGTCTACATAATAATCGACTAAATCATCCATAAAGTAGGATGCAGGACGATTGGTTATTTCTGCCAATATTTCATACTGTTCAGGAGTATAGTCAGTTACTCCTAAGATTTGTCTAGCTTGTTCAGGAGTGATGTCTAAGCTAGTAGATTTAGTGTGATTTTCGAAAATTACAAGTTTATAATGCATAGTGTGTAAAAATTAAATGTCCGTATCTTGAATGACAAGAGTTTATCATTGCTTTTTATCTCCATATCTTAAATATGTGTAAACTACTAAAAATATAACGATAATAGTTAGACATAGAAATGAAGATATGAATACTATATTTGTTAATGAAAATTCAAATAATATACTAATAATATAACTGATGTAACTTACAAAGACATAATATATTATCAGTCTATGATAGATACAAAACTTAAATGTTAGTGAGAGTATAAGTAATCCAATTGCAATTAAAAGATCAGTAATTGAACTGACCAACTCAATCAACAAAGAACTAACTACAAAATATTTAGCTAGTAATAATATTAAAATTTTAATTACAAGAAGTACAAGAGCTAATTTAATAAAAATTATGCCAAATTTTCTTAACATTATAATATGATGTTAAGTAATAAAATTACTACAAATAACATAACAAAATATGTAATTAGAGTAAATATCCGTGAAAGACATCCATATTTTGTACAAATGTCATAAGAAGTTAACTTATCCATATACGGTATTTTACATAACAAGTAATATCTGTCGGTTCTATATATCTTCCCATAAGAAAATTTAATTTTTTAACTTCTTTGAAAGTAAAATTACACTTAATAAGATGAGACATACAATCCTTAGAAATCTTCCAACTTAAACTAGAACTTCGAGCTAAAATGACAGTTCCATCTTCATCTGCACCTAATATTAAGCATATCTTATTTTTTGCATCCTGTAATCCACGGGCATATTTAATCTGTGCTATTTTATCCATATACGATATTTTGTAATCTCATATTCATCCCCTACAACAAGTACTCTTCCATATCTTAATGATTTTTTCTCTAGGTTAACAAAATCCTCAAATGCTGGAAGCCACTCATCAAATTCCCAAGACAAAAATTTATTACTTCCAACTATAAGTTCACTTGAAAGTGCAAAAGGATTATTGTAAGTTCCTACGACCTCACAAATTCTAAATAACAATCGTTCATCATGGAGAGAATCTATAATTTGAACTATCTTACCCATATTCTATAAACTATTTGTATACACATATCACTATATACTATTACATGCCCATATCGATAATTCATAGAATATGGAATAAAATCTTCTTTATGTATAGGTAACCATTTTTTAAATTCCCAAACTAAACGTTGATTACTTCCTAATACACTTAGAAAACCTTCTATAGAATTATATACTCCAACTTCTAAAGCTATTCTATATTGTTTTAGATTGTATAGATGTAAGTTATGATATTGAAATATCTTTAATTTACTACTCATAAATTTCGATTTTAAAAAATACTCAGCCACCTAAGTAGCTGAGTATTAAATAGTGGAGCTGACGCGCTATTTTTATTTTGTTACATTTTAGTTCCACAATTGAATAATTTTTATTATATTTGTAATAAAAAATTTAATTATAAAATAACAAAAATTATGGCAAAAACTGAGAAAAAATGTAATTATTGTGGAAAAGTCTTTTTAGCAGAAAATAAAGAAATAAACAGAGGAAATGCTAAATATTGTTCATTATCTTGTGCTGCAAAAGCAGAAAAAACAAAACAATTTGAACTTATTTGTAAACATTGTGGTAAACTCTTTATTGGATATCATGCTACAGCTAAATATTGTTCGTTGTCTTGTAAACAAAAACATTATAGAGCTCAACAAAAGGTTGACAACACAAAAGATATGAAATATTATTACAAAATATTTGAATATATTCCTTGTGAATTATGCGGTTGAAATAAAGGTCCAAGAGATATACATCATATTATAGAAGTTTCTCAAGGAGGTAAAAATGAAATTTCAAACCTTATTTCTTTATGTCCTAATTGTCATAGACTAATCCATCGGAACCTTATTTCTAAGGACAGCTTAATTGATGCTGTTAAAAATAGGACTATATCATCATCCAGTGAAAACACTGGAGCAGGACGCTAAATCTGGTTATTAAGGGAACCCATTTTCCCTCCAGTAGTCTCTGAACTTTCTATAGAATGGTCTATAGCTTAGCTGCTGATTAGCATATCATTTCTGACTTAGCCTTCCAGCAATTCATCCTGTTTAATCGATGGAATTACTTCCAAAGCGACCCATTGAGTCGAACGCGTGTCTCCTAATTCTCCTAATATCAACTTGTTACGTGTGTTAGTTTTGTTTTAATTGGAACTACCCAATAGGGGTACCCGAAGGTGACCCATCCACCAGCTCATTTTTAAGGAACGAAGGCAAACCTTGAAAGGAAGTGTTGTTCTCGCCAGTTTAAGAGTGACGAACCTCCCATTGATTTACGCAGCCATTAAAGCTACTCCTTCAATGTCGCCAAACAGCGCCGTCTCAACCTTGTTGATAATGCGCGAAAAAATGTTATTTGCGTTTATTGTTTGAATCTGTTTTACGAGTATGAATCAAACTCGACACGATTGATATTACTTGACATTAGGATCAAATACCTAGCAGCCCCGAGCAGGGAGGAATTAACCATCACCTCCCTAGTAGGATTCTTTTTTAAACTTGTGGAACTCCAAGCTTATAGTCTAGAGTATCCCTACTCTAATTATAACGGAGATTAGTGTGAAAACACTAACCGCGGCTATTATTTCACGATGGAAACTATATAGCATGTTCTTTATTTCTGCGGAACCTAACATGAAAAAACCGACCGAATTGCCCCGTATTCTCGATAGGCTCAAGATCCTTGTTTAATGTCCTAGGAAAGACAATTAGGGATACTTCAGATACGCGTGAAGTTGCCTGAACATCGCGGAGGGCTATTTCTTGTGGGGATCTAATAGCCAATCTACCAAACTTTTAAGATTAGTTTTAACTCCCTCAGTCTTAAGTATCACTGAGTTACATACCCTTACATATAGTCGAAGGAAAACTACCCATTTTCTATACCGCAGGAGTCAGCAGGTATATAAAGAAATAGTCATAGGACTAAATCCTAACAGAGGCAAAAGTAAAAACAATGACCATGACGAAATACTTCTCAAAGCTAAAAACAAAGTCAATTATATTTATATTTGAAGTATTTCACAAGTTTGTACAATACTAATAATGCTTAGCATACATGTGCTTTACTAGAGCAAGTGTTTGTCTATATTTGTATTATCCGCAACACGCGTATAACACACAATATATCTTGTAGGATTTAGTCCTATGTAAAAGATAGAGTATACTGATGAAAATACAGTATAGCATCTATCTACCTATTAGAGAGAACTTAAGAAATCATAAGTATCTTTCAGTTCATTCGGAATTATAATCCGAAGTTTACCAATTTTACTTATTTCCTCATTTTTCCAGGTTGTAAACTGCTTATTCAAAAGCTCTATTTCATTTGAATATTGCTTGAATTTAACTGCAGTTTCTGTATCAAGTTTTGCAGTTTCTTCTGCAACACGTTGATCAATAGAACCTTTAATGGCATTGAGACTTGCTTCAACAGCACGATGTTGCTTTTGCAGCTCAAAGTAAAGTTCTTCAACTTCTTCCTGTTTTACTGATGCAATATGACGATAAACTTTATCATCTTCTACTAACGCAGGATTTGATATTGCATCAAACAGCTTTTCACGTGCTTCATGAATAGCACCACGAGGATGAATCTGCTTACCAATGATAGCAGCTTCTGCCCCAAGAGTGTAATAACGATTACGCTCCTTGATATCTAACTCTCCTAAGATATCTTCAAAAGAAGGATACTTAGGACTAGCGGGATATTCAGGAAGAGTAATACTTTCCTGCTCGCACCAATCCTTAAAAGAAAGCTCTTTTACAGCACGATGCTCAGCATCTTTTGCTTTAATTGCCTCTCGCATATATGCAATAAATGCATTGATTTCAGCAATTTTTCTGATCTCTTCTTTTAAAGAAAGTACTTCTGCAGAATTTAATCCTTGCGAGAGAGTAATGCGGTTGTCTGCACTTAATGTTTCTACAGTTGTAGTGATAAATCGAATGTTATCAAGACGACTGTGAGCAGATGCAACATATTCTTTACCTATGTTGCAGAGATGATTTGCAGAAGTAGCAGTAATACCATCTGCTGCAAAAAAGACTTTATTCTTTTCAGTCATATGTTTAGTATTTTTCTATTTGTTTGTATAAAAGATATATAATAATTGCAATAAGAATCATAATATATCCAACACCTAACCAAATAGACGCTTTAAACATTATATATCCTATTAAAACAATTATTAAAAGAAAGAGTAGCAATACAATTGCTAATAGTACTAAAATGTTGAGGACTCTCATATTAAAGATCTTTGTAATCGCAATATTTAATTTTTGTAATGATTCTCTTACCTCTGCGATTTAATAAACCACAAGGTGCTTTAAGTACAAGACCTTCGGCAATATAGTCTTTATTTTCAGCAATTAAAGACTTAAAACCTGCTTTTACGAAATCTTCAGCTTCTTTAATAGTCATATAACCTATTAAAGGAACAATTTTAAGATTAAGCTTTTTAGCAATATCTTCACATGCTTCTCGAGTTAACCAAAGAGATTCACCTGTAGATGTAAGAATTCTTACATCAAATAAAATGAAATCACAATGATCTTTAATATAGTTTCCACCTTTCTGAATCTTTAAACCATACCCTTCTCCAAAGATTTCTACTTTTTCAGGATAAACAGTTTCTCCTGTTTCTGTTTGTACTCCGAAAGCTTTATATAAAGGATCAAACTGAAACAATTCCTCCATTCGCTTATGTAAATGAGTTGGAATACTTGCGTTTTCAGTTTTCCCACGAATTTCAATCATTCTGAAACCTGGATGAAAACAACAAGACATATTAGTTCCATCAATCTTTTCAGTAGCTTCTCATTTAAGATCTTTAAGAACTTCAAACTCAGGCTCCGAATATTCCCCAAGAATTATCGGTTTCTTAGGCTTTGTCATGTCTCTTTTGTAGAGAGTGTTGATTTTTTGATAATAACTGCTCATATCTAACTTATTTCTTCTATTCCATATTTTTCAATGAACTCTATATTTCGAGTACACATTCCTTTAATCGTTGCTATATGATGAGCAAGATTTCCAGAAGTTATCTTAACACAAACTTCAGATATACTAATGAAATTATGATAAAACATAGTTTCTCCTTGCTCTTTCTTTATTTTATCCGCCCAATTAGATGCTAAGAAACGAATCGAATTGACTTCATGAGAACAATTGCCCGTCGTTACTTTATCACATTTATTTTTGAGAACTTCAAACCAATGAATTATATCTTCTTTTATTATCATTTTACTAAAAGTTTTGTGCCCATCCTGAGTCTCGCTCTCAGTTCCCCTGTATTATCAGGTCCTATCTAACATCTTACTTTCATCCTTCGTTCGCGACCTCCAGATTATCCTCGAAGTATGTCTCTTTCATGTACTAGAACTAAATATACGGTACACTATTTCTTCAATAAGAATTGAGACGATAAGCAAATTTTAAAAATGTGGACCCTACTGGATTTGAACCAGTGACCATCGGCTTATGAGGCCGCCGCTACTAACCAGACTGAGCTAAGGGTCCAAAAAATAAGTACTATTCTTCGTTTTGAGATTTAACATACTCTGATATTCAGTTCTGATACCTCTCGGGAGCTTTAACGCGTATTAGGAAGACGAACCATTCACTCGGCTTTCGCTAGTACTTATATAATTACATTAGAGCTAGAATTATTGCTGCAAGTGCAGCTACTATTAATAGTCCTACTCCTAATATTTGATTTCCATCAAAATCTTCTTCCATAATTTAATAGAAATTTAATAATTAAAAAGTTAAGGTGTGCTAACATGGGCTATTATTCAGCCTAGTACTGAGCCATGCTCTCTATACTACTATACACCAGTAGACTAACCTTCCTCCTTAACTCTACCTATTCCCACGCCTTCCAATGGGTAAATAATAACAGCCTGTACGCCTACAGGAGAATCTACACTTTACGATCATGTAGTTTAATTCAGGTTCGTGGGTATGAGCCACTCTATCTGGTATCATTTAATCAACAAAATTCAACACTTGTGGAATCAAGTTTTAGTCGCGTTTTCTGCATAATACATAAGTACTAGAGGCTCTGCTGTTCTACTAATGAATTCGTTTGAAAATAGGTAAAAATAGAGCCTACACCTCCGATCAAAGAGATGTAGGCAATGTTTATCGTCCTTTTAGAACTTCATAGTTTTAGTATGGGTTCCTTCTCTTATACATGGTTTTTCCATATATTTAATAGAGAAAACTGTAATGTTCTATTACAGGGACTACACCTTTGGTGAAGCAGGTAGGATTTTCTGCCTAACGGCGATAAGTACGGGGAAAGTATGCTGCATTGTGGCGAACCTTTCGGAACACACGTACATAGACAGTTTTACCTTCATTATCCTTTACAGGATTTCCCTCCTCATCGAGAAGAACTTCTTTGAAAGCCATCGTAATAGCCTTCATGTTCATTTTTGCCATCGTTTCTTTTTATTTAATGAATGATATTTTTATTCTAATTCCTTTTCAACTAAGTAATCAAAAACTTGTTCTAACTGTTCTTTAGTTAAATCGTTACACCGACTCACTTCAACTCCAAGAATAGAAGTAAGAGTTATGTCTTTATTACTATCAAGTGCATCAAGAACATAATAGTACATCCTTTCATTTACAACTGCACCACTTGCAAGTTGTTTACCTCTAAACTTTAACATATTCTTAAACATTATACTGTTAAATTAGAACAGAAGAGAGGAATCGAACCCCTATTTTAACCTTATCAGTGTTACGTTCTACCATTGAACTACTTCTATTTGTTGGGAGGATTGCCGTAGGCTCCTCCCTAGCCTTAAAGAACTTAATTCGACATCTTATCTACAAGATCCGATACCATCTTAAGTCCCATCGCATCCATGGCAACATTGCCATTACTAGTGTTTCCACCAGCCATAACAATTTTAGGAAGTTCCAGCTTCGATAAAGCTTCAGCTACACCAATCTTCGTTTGCATCTCAATCTCTGCCTTTTCCTTAGGACTAAGACCTGCACGTACTAATGCTGCCTGACGGAATGCTTCTGCATCACCTTCAGCCTTCACTTTCTTTGCATTTTCCATAGCTTCTTTAGCAGCAAGTGATGCTACTTCATAAGCCTGTTGAGCCTTAGTTACCTCGACTGCTTTTACTTTTTCCTGCTCCCACTTTGCAGTCATAGCAGCAGCTTTACCAAGCTCCTCTGCCTTAATTGCATCCTGTTGAGCAGCAGCGGCTTGCGCCTTTGCAGTCTGGATATCCATGTTTGCTTTCTGTTGCTGAGCAATCTGCTTCTTAACTGTTTCAGAATAGTCAATTTTAGAAACTGCTACCTGACCGATCTCTAAACCATAGTAGGCAAACGGCGAAGATTCACTACGTTTGTATCCACCAGCTGAGAGAGAATCGGGGATAAGAGTTGCAATATTAACCAGCTTTTTATCTCCTGAAATTGCATCCAGAATCTCAACTCGCTTTACAGAAGTTTTGTATACACCATTATTGAGCTGGTCAGTGATATACTCAATAAGGTCGTTCTTCTTTTCAGCATAAGATTCAAATGCAGACATCAGAGGACCAGACGCATAAATAACCTTGGTAACAGTAGGCCGAACGAGGTCATTAATAAGCCTATCCATACCGTTATAATCCGTCTGAATACGTGCTAGATACTTAGGATCAGTAGGGAGTTTAACTCGAAGTGAACCATACACCATACCATCCGACGCATCATTAAAGATCACGGGAATAGGACTTCCCATCTGTTGACCAGCATCGTTGTCAGATCCGAACCAGAGCTGCTGAGTCTTGTAATAGACCGTCGTCTTACCCCACCACTGCCAGTGGAAGCCAGGCGTCGTCCAATACTCCATGTTACCCGTAAGGGGGTACTGGTTGACCACAATAGTTTCGTTCTTCACATCCTCTCCAATCTTACCGAGAAACACAACGCAGAAAACTGCGAACACTGCCACGAAGACAGCAATAATCTTTTTTAAATTCATATGATTTTATAAAGTGATTAATGTTTTCTTTTGTTTTTAAAGCAATCTATTAATAATATCAATAAACAGATTACAAGAATTATAAATAGAGGCGCCATATATTTTCTACCTCTTAATAAAGTAATAGAAAGGTATAATAGCCTTCCATGTTATCTTACGATTAGTTATTTTCCATACATCTAACAGTTGAAAAACAACTGCAGTATAATAAAAAATAAATAAAAATTCTAAGAGAATAATTGCAAATCTAAAGAACCACATAGTTTAATCGTCATCTTGGAGTACTAGCAATACTAGAATTATTATTAATACTATTTCCATTAGGTTGATAAATTTTGATTGTTTGAGGGCGTACATCAATGATTAATGTATCACGACGATGTGTAAGATTACTATTAACTACCTTTTCTAAAGAATCTACCTTATATTCAAGATGGTTAATCTCTTTTGTAAACTTATCTGTCCAGTCTTCAGTAATTCTACCTTGAACTCCAAAAAAAGCAAAATTTACTATAAAGACAAAACCTATTATAATAAATATTGCAAGAGCTCGTAAACTTTTATTTTCCATAAACTAATACTGACAAGAACACTCAGGAGAATGAAGTAAAAATTTTTCTCCATAGTTTGTAATATACTTATGCCCATGATACATGAATTCATAGTATTCACAAACAAGACTTCCTCTTTGTGTATAAACTTTAAAGGAAGTTGCAGTAATCTTTTCTGGTTCTTTTTTCTGAGAATTGTTGTGGTCTACTTCACAACAAGATACTGCAAATACACATAATGCGAGTACAATGAGTAACTTTTTCATATTTTTACCATAATTATTTTCTTAAAAAAATAAAAGAGATAGACTGTACGTTTGGATCATCTAAAATGTGACCTCACAATGGTTACAACCCTACAGCTAGGTACTGTTGCCATATATTCTTTCGAATCTTCAGACTTTGCCACCTATCTCTATTATTTTCTAGGACCTATAACACCGATCAAAGTGTTATAGGTAAAAAGTGATAAACATTCCAGCTAGATAAATTCTAATTATGAGCTTATTGCACCAGCTCTTTAACCTTCGTATCATCCGTGTGCAACCTTCGATATTACTTGTACAGGCATGTTTATCAATAAGAGCAGATATTCATTTGGCTATCAATCATATGACCTCTCATATGCAATTGACTGCTACATCAAACATTCGTAGTTACAGCTACTAATAGTTTCTATTTTCCCAAACATCATTTAATCTGTACATTGCTTGACGTCTGTTTGCTCTTATAAACTACTAAGTGTAAGTTTCCTTGCGACAACTTAATCTTTTCGTTTTTCATTGTGACTACGGTAGGCTCCGCCCCTACTCTACTGACCTTCTCGGGCCAGTCTTTTACTGCATTCGTCTCTTAGTCAACCACCTTAAACATAGATCAAGCAGCCTACTGTCACTATGCACCTTCATCTACTCATAGGCTTGATCAGAAGGATTTAAAAAATTAGAGGTACTTACGTATGCAACTTCCCTCCGCCCGATACTAGGATCTCTTATGATCTGCTAGCCGTTGCAGCCTCTGCCAAGGCATCTCTGTTTTACTTAATCACTGGCAGGATCATAAGCTTATCAGATAGAGATTTTTGTAGAACTAAGCATCTACTCCCATTGTTATCAGTTATATAATATTTAACACATTCTATTAAAAATACCACTCTGTAACGCATGCCCTTGCAGTGGTATTAATTTCGTTATAATAAGCTGGCTTTCCCTATTAAAAGATCTCTAAACCTAAACTACAGAATTTAGAAGTAAAGTTATTCAATTAGAGATATCCTTGCTGTACCTTTTGTATTTACACATTTACTAATTTGGGAACTATATAGCTCATGCTAACTAAATACTCATGGCCTCGACTCAAGTTATTCTACTCCTTCCCTCTAAACTTATAACGAGCGGACTCCCTTAGTAGACAAAGGACTCATCAATAGATTAACTACTTCTATTGACCTGCAGTTTAACTCTCCGAATCTCACGGAGTAATCCATGCAACTGTACATGAATCTTGCTCTTTTATTATACGACACAAGTCATCGTAGAAGAATTACAACTTCTTCAAATGGTTCACCCTAAATAATTACAGAACTTATTCCTTCAACACTAAACTGACAGACCATGTTGAAGTTAGGATACGGCTGGTTTTAATTATTCAGAATTGCCTTAACTCCCCTCAAATTCATTATAGGCTTATTATAATTGAATTATGGGTTTATCCATAATAGTTTAGGTTTGTGTTAACCCTCTTAAGTCCGTAGGCTATTTTTCTTGAGCTTCAATAGCATTATCATCGACAAATTCATCTACTAAAGATTGCCCAATATCATTCGTCTCAATATCTTCCATGCCTAAGCGTATTTAGTACAAGATATAATTGTTATTTTACTTGTAGAATAATTTTGTGCTTTTTGTATTGCTTCCTCATCAGAAGTTGCAATAACAAAAGCAAAACTTTGAACTGGTAAATTATCCTCGTTATAAAAATAATATTCTACACAATATTTACTTCCTACCATTTTTAGTTGTAATTTGAATGGCTCTATATACACCATAAATAATAAGAAGTGTATTGATAATGGGAGTCAATAAGATAATAAATTCTCCTGTCGTAAATAAGTTAAAAATTTGCGACTTGAAAAGTTCTCGATTTTTAAAGTATACTGCAATTATCATCATTACAATAACTACGAGAGTTATTTTATATATAAACCAAAACATAATTTTAATTTTTAATTTTGGATGTGAAACAGGACTCGAACCTGCGACCCTCAGCACAACCTGCCGCTCTACCAACTGAGCTATTCACATCTTTTCACTAACCTTCTTACTATATGTTTTACTGCAACAACATCATAATAATATCCGTTAGCGTCCCAAATAGGTTGCAGCCTATATTTTATTAAAAATCTGTATCTCTTATTTGGTCATTGATACAGTTCGAACTCTCAAGGATGCAAGTATTAGAATCAATTATGCTGCCTTATGTTATCCTAACAGAAAAATTCTGTACAGCAGTGGAATCATCTAAATTCACCAAATCTTTTACTGAAGCCTGAAAGTATACGTAATTTTATTCAGTTACCTGAGTTTCTACCTCTGCAGGAGTCTCTTCCTTCTTAGGAAAATGAGTAATCTCCTTTATAGTGATATTCCTCGTAATCTTATCCTTGATATAGATTTTCTGAACACGAGTACGTGTCCGATAATCCTCACGTTTTGCAGCTTCGAGTGCCTGAATACGAAGCATACGTCTTACCTGTCCAATCGTTGACATTTTCTTTCTTGTTAGTTATAGATTCGAGATTTGAGTGTTGCCATCTCACGCTCCATGCGTGCGATTTCCTGATCGTAGGGAATAATCTTTCCCGTAATCCGATTCTCCTTGTCTTTACCTGCTTTTTTGAAAGCTTCATACGTAACTTCCAGGCGAGCAAGAGCACCTTTGCGACGGACATTCAGTCCAGGTTTTCCACCCTTCATACTGTTAATTTATTTAGTTATTAATTATAGATACAACTTCCTACATTATTCTGTAAAGACTTTTTCGTGTAAACAACAAGTCATTAACAAATCATACAATCTGTTAATACAGATGTGAAGAACTTGATTTGTATCTGTATTTACAACAAAGCCTTTAATTTGAACAATACGAAAGGGAATTCCTTTAATGAGTACAGCTTTATTAGAAGCTGTTGTAATACAAGAAATAATCATAGTTAATTAACCCATCTGATTTTTATACGAGGATTCTCCAAAGGATCATAAAAGATACTTTGAATCTGGCCTTTGTAGTGATTCATTACTTCAATACAGTAGTTATTGAACACTTCAGTAGGAATCTTTTGCATGCCTGCTTCTACTCGATAAATATTATCAAGTGAATCAAGTTCATGCATTACAGATATTGTAATCTGATTACGTTCGAATTCAGAAGCAGGAGTTACTTTAGATACTTTTACTCCATCCTGAGGAAACTCTGTAACGGTTACTACTTGATCCTTAGGTTTAGAAACAAGTAATAAACAGGAAGTTAGAATAATTCCCATGAAGAGAATTAATCCTATAGCTTTACCTAAATTATTCATTTTCTTGAAATTGTTATGGCGAGGCTGAGATAGTGACCATCACCGACCTACGTTCATACAAGGACGCTAGGCGACCTTGTTAATCACACCTTCGAGTGGTAGTAGGCATAGAGTAAACTCTATTAACGTGCCGATTAACAAATAAAAAAACCAGAAATTATCGCAACAGAGCACTATATGCAAGTTCCCACTCCTTACGATTCTCAACGCTCGGAACCTGAAGATTACCGATACGTTTGAGATATGTTTGAATGTTAGGAATCTTGTTCCAGACATGATAGAAAGCGAGAACAATGTCTCGTCGAAGGACGATCTTATTGTTCAACTTTTCTGCGATCTGAATGAGAGCAGCAGCTTTCTTACATGCTTCCATGTACTCTTCGTTAGAGATCTCTAAGAGACCGTTATTGAACTTTCTCGAAGAGTGCGAACCCTTGATCAGCTGAATAGCTGCCTTGAATTCGAACTCAGGGAAAGCTTTCGTGAAATCCTGGAGCTGCTGATAGCCATGAAGACCTTTTTCCAGATAAGCCTTCATGTAGTCGGTGATTACCCAGTTTGCATGTCCTGCATTGAACTTGATTGCGAGATTCAGAGGAGATGCATCCGAGTTAATAATAATCACTCGAATTGCAGTTTTGTTTTGCGGATACTTCTCTTTCAGCATACGAAATGCTGCGAGACGATTCTGACCATCGAGAACTTCACCGTCTGCAGAAACATAGATAGGCGGTATCCACTCTCCATCAAGGAAAGCTTTAAAGATTCGATTTACATGAGCTGTTCTCAGGGTACGATTCCCTGGAATGAACGAAAGATGTTTTACGTTTTCTACGAGATAACACTTCTCAAAGGGAGTACGACTCGAAAAAAGATCTTTAGACATAATTACAATTTTAGATATTGTTAAACTTAAAGGGTTTTAAAAAATCTCCAGGTCATGGCAACCACACTATCGCTCGCTGGATTAAATCGTAGTTTTCATCTAACTAATGCCAACTGAAAGGTTATATGGAACTAGGTGTGTTATATAATCAAATGCAAACAGAGGTTTCTAAAAATGGATCTTAGCTAAGCTCAGAGAGGTAGCTCACTCTCACTAAGATCCAGCTACTAACTATGGAAATATGTATTATTCTTCAAATTCATCAATTAACTTAAACTGAAGTGCAGTTTCATAGTTCAACCATACGCCTTCTTCATTTTGTAAGCGCATGACTCTTTCAACTTGTTTTTCAGTTAAAGCTGATTTTCTTTTGAATATAGTTTTAAGTATTTTATTAGAAAATGCAAGGTCCTCTTTAATAATACCTAAAAGCCTAAAAGTAATTGCACTACTTGTGTTGATTCGAGGAGTATGAATAAGAAGTTCTGCATCTTTATCCATATATCTCTTTTTTCCTGCTTGAGCAATAATAGCTGCTGCAGATGCTACTTGACCATGACAGAAAGTAGTAATTGGAATGCTAAGAGAGAGAAGATAAAAGTAAATAGCTAAAGCTTGATATGTACTTCCTCCAAGTGAATTGATGTGAATAGTTAATTCACGAGGTTCATGTTTAATTACTAATTTAGTAAGTTCTTCAAGTGTAGAGATGCGATTCTTTCGAATTCGCAACCATTTTCGAGTACCTATAACACCTTCAAAATATATTTCCATTACTCTTTTAGTCAATTTAGATTTCAACTTTATGTACTCGGTACGGGATTCGAATCCGTGATTTCAAGAATGAAAATCTTGCGTCCTAGACGAACCGAGCGAATCCGATTTTATAAAATCGGAAACCACCTTTAATATGATTCGAGAATAAAATATCTTAGTGGTATAGCTTCCGATCAAAGAAGCTATACCTAAATGACAGATTGTTGAGAGTTCTGTCTTCTCTCCAGCATGTAAAACTTTAATAATAAAGAATTACAATTACTACTGTTACGGCTAAGTAACATATAAGATTACGATCATCTGTCGTACTACAGTCAACGTTACAGATCAATCTTACTAGCTAGGTAAGATAGTAATTCTTATATGACCTCTAACTCGAGGCTTTCCTTCTTTTCTTGTCTATATGACTCACTCAACCTTCTAAATCAGCTAATCTAAAAGGCAGACATTACGAGCTAACTGGTTATTGTCTATAGATAAATTTCGTCCCTATTGAAAAGAAGTTTGGTAATTCTGCCATTTTCCTTTGCTCCACATTTACGTATGTGAACCCACGCTATCCAGCAAATTCTCTATGTTACCATAGAGCCTCTATCTCTGTTAAACCGCTTGGTAGTTCGACACTTAACAGTCTTCCGTATCTCTTATATAGGCAATATTAATTGGGTTACATCAATGTTGCTAGCATATATTAGAAGTAACCGTAATTAACTTGCGTGCAATAGGACAAGTGCCTTCCTATTCAACACACCTAATTTCTTAGGCATTTTTATGTTTAATTTCTCCAAATAAATTATTATGAATAAAAAATAAATCCTACATATTCGGACCGTCTCTTGCTTTCATATTCTAGCTTGTTAGTGCAGGTGAGTTACTTCTGCAATTGTTCACTCGAATTAAATCAGAGGAAATAAAATTAAACTAAGAACTTTTAAGCATTAAAGCTAGCCTACTGCGAATTTCATAATCTAGATTTATATATTTAGATAAAAAATGTCAAAAAGAAACAGTTTTAACAATAGAGGGTACTACCAATCCTGCTCACGCAGACATCTCTATTAACTATCCAATTTGGAATAAAATTCAACTTGGGGAGGAGGATTTATATTCACAAATTAGTCCTTAGACTTTATGTGTAGATAGACTGTTCCTGGCGTTTACGAGTTGTGCCAGGGTTGCTCGTTGTTAATGGTTCAGTCACGGCAAGATAGCCCCAAAGGTTCTCGCTATGAATTCATTAACTACAAAGAAAGGAGGTGGCTTACCAGCCAGTTTCGTATTTGAAATGACACTCGTCGAGCCATTCCTGAGCTGCAGGAACAGAGATCTCGCCGATCACACGCTTCTTGTCCTGCATCATGCTGAGAAACCAGCCGCGAGGAGTTTTGAAAAGCGTCTGAAATTTGTGTTTCGCATTTTCTTTCGGTGCGCGAAAAGCCTTATAATTCGGCTTCTCTGCTTTGAGACATGCGAAATCTTTCTTTCGCATAGTTTTCTTAGAAATAAACATAATTACAATTTTAGATATTGTTAAACTTTATTTAAGAGTTTTAATGTCTAAAATAACTTTTTCAAGTGTTTCAATAACTTGATCTTTTATTTGAGACTGTTTACATTCTTGAGATGCAATTTCTTGATCACTGGGTATTTCATTGAATTTTTCTTGGACTATTTTAAAATATTCCTCAAATTCTTCTTTTTTGAAGTTATGCTTTTCACAAAGTCTTTTACAAAATTCTTCAGAATCTTTAGTGTACAAGAATAAAATAAATTCTTGAACAAAAAGCTTAAAAATATTATTCTTACAGAGCATGCTATTTAAAATTAAAATTTTGTTAGACTTTTATTAAAAAGATTCATATAATCCTATTGTACACTAGATAACTTAGAATCGCTAATTAAGAAAAACTATTTCCTAATCAAGTTTGAGAATCACTCTTATTATTTCATACATAAGGCTGATGAGGCACATATGCGACCTATGTAAGTTCTGCAGAACTCATAGGATTTTAAAATGATAAAATAACTACTAATAATAATGTTGAATGTAGATAAGGATTCGAATCTTATTCCCTTTCTCTCCTTATCGGATTACTCGTACTAACCAATATACGACTACACTGTCCACCCTAGCTATGGGTAACCACCTCTTATTCGAAATCGAGGATTTTGTACCGAGAACGGGAGTCGAACCCGTACGCCCCATTCGGAACACAAGATTTTAAGTCTTGGGCGTCTACCTAATTCCGCCATCTCGGCAACTGTCTTGACTAGCTTTCTCGAATTATCTTCGACTCTTCACAAGACTGTAGCACTTTTTGCATTTTTCTGCCTTTGTTAGATTATGTATTTTACTATTAAATCTACAACGATAGACTATTTTTTCCCACGTTAAGATAGCATAGCTGCTAGATATCATTACTTCCTCCGATATCAAGAGAACACGCGACTTAGCATCGTCATGCTAAGTAAATTCATCAAAATGAAAAAACATCAATAACATTATACATCAGACTCTCAATTTGTAATGGTAGTCTCCTCTTAAACTGATAGCACAACTTCCTCTACCGCTGTTGTGGGTATAATGTTAACCTAATACTAGTTGTTAGCCTCAAGTACTAGGATTTTGGATTTATATTGTAAATCCTAAATGGTCTAAAAAGAGAGAGCTACTATACTTCACTCTCTTGCGCTTTTCGACGAGTGCGCAAAGCTAATTTCGGCTCTTGTTTATACTCGTTTAAGCCCACTTATATTAGATAAACTAATTATAGTGAATCCAGACATTAATTTCTGGTAATCATCAGCAGGATTTCGAGTTTATGTATGTTTAAAGTTTGAAACTTTGAATTGTCAAATTATAAAATAACTAATATTACCAAAAGCGATTGTTTAAACTTCAAAATAGTAATTGAAATTATTATTATTGAAGAGTAACTTTCTGAATGTGAGAATAATAGATATTTTACATAAAGGAAGTTGGTCTGACAAATTGACAGTTTTAAAAAGAGTAGAGGATGAATAAAATGGTGATAATCAACGACTTACACCGATCACTTCATCCTCTACTTCAGTCACAACATGACATTTTGTCAGGTATTTCTGTCATTTTGTCATGTCAATATGTCAAAGAACTATTATTACTATGCAATCGCAATTAATCTCGGTTAAGATAAATAGTTAAAGCGATCGCGGCAATTACTACAGCTGCCCAAGGACCACAAGCCATGACTATTACTGTAGCAATCCATCCAAGCATAATCAATCCGAAGATTATACCGAGTATTACTTTAATTGCATCCATAATCTTTAATAAAAATGTGGGAAGAGCTCATCACTTCTCTTCCCACGGTCACTAATCATCTAAACTCATCAAATCATCACTAGGGTCTATAAGTCCGATCAAAGACTTATAGACAATGGACACATCGTACAATGTACCACATGTCATACCGTCCTTTTTCAAGGACTCAGAAACTTTCTGGATTACTATATCAGCTATCTGCATTAGCTACATATATTCTACCCATATTAGTTTCTAAACAGTTAAGAGGCCGTACTCACGACCCCTTAACTGTAATTTGACCGTTACGCATACTCGAGAACGGGTACTTCGCGCTCGGTCAGTTCATCGGTTGCGACACCGTTGTTGAACTTACGAACCTTGATTTTCGTCATCTCCTTGCACGTCAGCTTCTTGCCACACGTCTTGACTACACGATCGTAGTCATTCTCTGCCTTCTGCAGATCCTTACATACAGGACCGACGAAGTTGCCCTGATAGTCCATGCGACGAAGTGCTGCGACCGAGAAATAGCCGTCCTGACCGTTTCGTTTCACTACGAGCAGTGTTTCAACTGCATCACTGTTCGTCCGAACAGTGCGAGTGAAAAGCTGAATATCAGCTTCCGTATCAGGAAATTCGACAACTTCGTTCGGTGCGATACCATAGGTTACTACACCTACACCCTTTTCCTTCAGGAATTCGGGAGACACTTCTGCTACTACACGCCCACCAGGAGCTGCAATCTTCGGCAGATTTTTTACTTCAGAAATCTTCATCTTTTATAAATAAATTAAATTAAACTTCTATGTACTACAATCACGTTTATTTTATACTTGTGATGTACTACGAACTTGTCGGGAGCTTTGGTACCTGTTGGTGGCTTTGGTTGATGGAAAAAAGAAGGAGAGCAGGGATTGCTCCCCACTCTCCAGTTATTATGCCAGTTCCTCGAATAACGAGACTGGTTTGAGGTCGAACTCTCCCTCAAGCTTCTCACGGTCCTTGTTGAACCGCTGGAACTTAAAGGACTGGTTCTCCGTGACTTTGAGCCGCTTGCCTGCGAGGAGTTGGGTGACCTCCAACGCATCACCGCAGGTGAGTATGCGCAGATTGAGGTCGTGTTTCTCGCGAATGGCCTCCATGTAGTCCGTGCGACCTTCAGGTGCGATCTGACAACCGCGCTGAAACGTGCTGAGCGGGAACCAGCGCCACACTCCGTTGATGCAGCAAAGGATCATGAGACCCCGAACGGTAATCTCCTCACCGTCTTTGTTGACGGTCTTAAACTCCTTCCCCTGCTTGATGAGCTGGATATCGAAGTCCTCAAACTCGACCGTATCACCCTTCAACAGCAAGTTCTGGGTGAAGATAGTCTTCGACTTCAAGATTTCGACAGTAACGTCGTCAAATCCCTTGTTGGCTGCATCCTGCAGCATTTCGGCCCTCTTGGCGCCTTTTAATTGTTTCATAAACGTGATGAGTTAAAGATGAGTGATTAGTTAGTGATTCGCTACCTTTCAGTAGCTTTTGTTATTTAACCAGTGCTCGAAGTGCTTGTAGCTTAGCTTCGAGTCCTGCAATGTACATCTCAACAATTACATTGAGCGGAGTAGTAACAGTCGATAAAGCTTTTACAGTGTTGTGAGAAATAGCTTCTATTGAAGCTATTTCATCTGCAACACGTTGGGTTCTGTCATCCATAGCAAAAGCTATTAAAGAAAGGGCTCAAAGCCCTTTCTTGATTACACCTGCCCACATATCGCGAGCAACATCCATGAGTGCACGGTCTTCTTCCGTGACCTTATCGACGTTCTGCAGCTTGAGTGGCTCCTGATAAGTGTAACGAGGTCGAGCAGTGCCACAATTGTGAACATCCGACATAGATTCTGCTTCGATGAGCAGGTTGTGAAAAACAGTCTGTACCATGGTTTGATAGTTTGATGAGTTTCCGAGAAGCACTATTGCTATCTAAATAATATTCAGATATTTTGGTAAAAAGAAAAAAAAATCTATCTCGGATTTCTCCGAGATAGATTGAGGTGGTTAGCGTTTCCACACGACCTTGCCAGTGTTCCACTCGCGGATGTCGAATGTTACACTCGTAGAGTCTTTATACGCTTTCTCGCGCGCGATGACATAGTCGTCATGGTTGTAGCTGCCGTTCCTTCCAGCATTGGCGTCTTCCTCGGTCTTGTACCAGCGAGTTTCGGTTCGTGTGTAGTTGATAGAGCAACAAACCGTTCCTTCGAGCAGATTTACGGTAGGCTCGCCCATGAACGAGAGGTTGGTGTAGTTGCTGCTGTTGCAGGTCAGTTCAACCTGGTCTACAGGACGAACCGTGAGTTCTGCAGTGCCAGTGAGGATGGCAAGCGCGTTTTCTCGAGTCTCTTCAGGATGAGCCTGAATGAGAGCTGCTATGTGCTCAGTGAGCTCAGCAGGGTTTGCCGACGAAATGGAAGTAGCGACGATCGATTTGATAAGTGCGATGTTTTTCATAATGGTATTAGATGAAAAAGTTTAACATATAGACAGTTCAGATGCTTTGGTTTCTAAAAATAGAACTTTTGTCAGAAATATTTTACTCGAAAAAATTTCGATTTTCCATCTGAAACCCCCAGGGGGAGTTTTAATAGAGTATCCATATGTGTATACAATATATACAATATTCGTATGTATACATGATATCCATACACAAATCTCTTTTTCTAAACTCAATGGGGGGGGGTTGTTTAAACAACCCAACAGGTATATAGATCTGTTCGAGCGCCTCCGCGAAGCGAGAACATATATAGATAGGTATCTCCCAGGGCATATAAGTGTATCTCCCAGGGCACTTTTTAAAATAGGTGTATCAAAAACGACACCTTAGTGTATCTCCCAGGGCTATTTTTAAATTGAATGTACTATATCAAATTCTTATACACTTTAAATAAATATTGGTATAAATATTTGGTAATATTAAATAAATGTTATATCTTTGTAATATTAAAAATATTAATTTATGGATAATAAAGTACAACACATTCAAGTCCCTCATGATTTGGGGGTTGCAAAAGAAATTAAAATGAATCCTACTGATTATCTCATTTATGGTTATATGAGAAAAAATATGGATAAAGATACATTCCAAACTTTTGTTTCACTAAGAACTCTTGCAGAATTAGCAAGAGTATCTATTAATACAGTGCAAAGTAGTATTAAAAAACTAAATGCAGCAGGTGAAATTAAAATTCTAGAAAAGAAAAAAGGTAGGAGTAATATTTATGAGATTCAAAAATCGGGAAGATATTTTGAAAGATTTACTTACGAGTTTATGGATGCTGAGAATACTACTCCTGAAGAAAAAGGAGTTCTATTAGCAATGCAACAATACACTAGTACAAATGATGGACAATTTGCTATTACAACTAAAACTAATAAAGAACTTGCAGCAAAAATGGACATAAGTACTAAAGTATTAACTAGAGTATTTAGACAATTAGAAGATAAAGGTATTTTAATTACAAGTAGAACATCTGCTTTAGATAAAATATCAGGATTACGTAAATCTGCTAAACTTATTGATTTATCTTTAGTATGTCAAGCAATATTATTTGTAAATCAAAAAGTAGATCAACATTCAGAACAGATTGAAAAACATTCAGAAGATATTAAAAATCTACGTAAGGAAATTATGAAATTAAAACAAGAAAATGAAAAACTTTTAAGTAGATTAAATACTAATTCTGATTTTAATTTTGCATAATATGGATACAACAAATATGACTATAACAGATAAGACTACAGCAGATAAGACTACAGCAGATTTGTCGGGTACTATTTCATTTCCTGGAAGTATAATTAATACAACACCTAATCCATATATAGGTATGGCAAGTACTATAGGGGTAGCGAGTGCTATGGCAAACTCAGTAGGTACTACAGTAACTAATCTAAAAAATGAATTAGAACAAAGAATCGCAGCTTTAGAAAGCGTAACAAGTTATTTATTATCTAAAGTTTCTGAATTAGAAAATAAAGTAGATAATTTAACATCTAGAATTTCTGAATTAGAGAATCCAAATCGTTGTAAATTAGATCCAGAAATAGGTGCTGTAATTTGTGATTTATAAAAATAATGTATATATTTGCAAAATAATATAAAACAATTATTATGAACGATATCACATACAGACCATTCATACGAGATAGTGCTTTAGGAGATATTAATATTCAAATTCCAAATCTTGAAATACCTGTATATAAACCCAGATATTCTCAACCTTTGGAAGATGATACAGAGACAGAAGTACAATCTCAAGTAGAAGAGATAAGAAATCCAGAACCAATAGTTCAAGAAACTACAGTTCATAAATTCAATTCTAAAAAGGATTTCAAAGATACAATGCTTCCTATTTATGAAAGATTATTAAAATCAAAAGGTTTAAATCCTGCATTTGCTAAATCATTAGTAGCACAAGACGGATTAGAATCAGCTTGAGGTTCTAAACCTGCAGGATCATATAATTTTGGAGGTATTAAAGGAAAGGGAACAACTAAACGAACTAGAGAAGTTATTAATGGTAAGGATGTTTATATAAATGATCAATTTAGAAATTTCAAATCACTTGAAGATTATGCAAACTTTAAAATTGATCTATTAAATAATAAACGTTATAACGCATTCTCTGGAGATATAAAAGAATTTGCAAATAGAGTTCATAGAGGAGGATATGCTACAGATCCAAGATATGCAAATATTTTAAATCAAGTTATAGCTTCTGCTAAACATGGAGGAGTATTAAAATTTCAACAAGGAGGAATTCAAGAAGGAAAACAGTGGCTTGAAGATTGATATAAATCACGTAAAGGTTTAGTAAAACAAAATGTTAAACAAGTTCTACCAATTCCTCTCCCTGTAACTGAATCTTTAGTATTTAATGCACTTAAAAGAAATTTAGATCTTACTAGAGCAAAGATAAATCCGAGTAAAGTCCCTGATAATGCTTCAGGAGTTTATTATCCGTTTGGTAGAAGAATATTTTTAACAGATGGATCAACTAGTACTGCAATTCATGAATGAACTCATAGTAGTTTACCTGATGCACAAGAGAAAGTAATTAAGAAGTATCAAGATAATTTCGGAGATACAATTTATGATAATAAAACAATTGCTCCCGATGAATATTTAGATAATCCTCAAGAAATTTATGCTAGATTAATGCAGTTAAGATATAGTATTAATGCAGATCCTAATCATAAATTTACTAAAGAAGAAATACAAAATATTAAGAAGGAACATTTAGATCATTATACTCTTACAAATAGACTTAAAAACTCAGAAGGTAAAGGTAGTTTTTCAGTATCACAATTTGATAAAAATGGAAAGATAATTCAATCAGAACCATTTAATCCCGAATATAAAATTGTACCTGAAGAGTCTACAGTTACTCCACATTATAATAAAGAGAATACATATAATTTATTGAATAGATATAGTGATGATTTCTTACTTTATTTATTTAATAATGTAGCTCAAGCGCCTACTAAAAAGAAAGATACTACATTATATGCTCAGTTGGGATTAAAAATACCTAAATATCAAAATCCTTCAAAGCCGATTGAACTTCCTCCTTTAAATTCAGAGGGTATAGTTGGTAATTCAAATGTAATAAAAGATCAAAGAATTAATAAACTAATAAAAGATGGTAGTTTATGAAATACAAATAACGATTTATCTAAATTAGAATTTAGAGATAGTTTAATGACTAATCCAACTAAAGCACTAGATTTTTATAATGAATATAAAACTGCTAGGCAGAAAGGAGATATAGAAACATTATATAATTCTGGGAAAACGTGATATGAACCAATAATGGTAAGAAATTCAAACTATGAATGAGCAAAAATAGTTACAGATAACTTTAAAGGCAATGACTCACAAATAAATGCAGTATTAGCAAATACATATACCGAAACTCAAGGATGAACTAGGTTAAAACAAAATAAAAAGGGTCCAGCAAAGGGTATAATGATGTTTGAACCAAAAGCTCTAGAATTGTATAACAAATGATTAAATGGAAGAGAAGATTCTATTGCACTACAAGTTCAATATGTTTCTGAGTTATTTAATGAAAAAAATAAAATACTTAAAACTCCTTGAGATAGAGCCACCGAAAAAGATAAACAAAAAGCTCTTAATACATCTGAAAAAGACATAGACAAATTAAAAGATTGAGAAAGAAGCATTTTTATGCACAAAGGATATACTACAGAGCAAGCTTGGCAGGATTGAGAAAGTGGAGATCTAACTAGAGCTACTAAAGCATTTGAAGCATTATTTCTTAGAGCAGGAAAGCCTAATCTAAATAAAAGAATAAGAGCAGGAGAAGCTATAAATAAGTACTGGTATGGAAAACAATAAATTATATGATAAAGTAATAACAAAACTGCAAGATAAAGATACTCCAAAAATTGAATTAAAAGATTATGGTTTTTATAAAAATGCAGCTGTAACTTTTATTAAAGATTCAAAAGTATATTATGCAGTTTTAAATAATGGATCTAATGGTAGTGAAAACTCTATATTAAATCCAATGAAAGAGGTAGTTTCAATTATGGAACTATTAAAACAGGAATATCAAGAAATAGATGATGTCACAATTTGTGATGTTATAATTGATATTCTAGATGATGTTTATACTTGAATATTTATAATATATTTAAAATAAACTGATAAATACATAAATATATACATACATGTTTACATTAAGAAAAATTACACAAACAGGTGTTGAAATGAATTTTAATTTAGGAGATTCATATACACTAGTTACAAAAGAAAATTCTCCAGAAGAATTTGAAAAAGGTTTAAAAGAACATCCGTTCTATGGAGATATTTATGCTTTTGTATCTTGAAATAATGAAATATTACCATTATATAAAAATCAGAAAAATTATATAGTTTCTGAAAGTGGTAAAACATATGATAATTTAACATATAAATAAAATGAAAACAATGACTTGGAAAACAAAATTAATTATTGCCGCAATTATAATTGCTTTAGTATTGGCAGGTTGTGGTATTGTATCAGCAATGAGCTTTAGTAGTCTATTACTTGCAGTTGTAAGTTTAGCTGTAGGTGTAGGTTGTGGCTGGTATGCAAAGAATGTTTATGATAAGTATTTCAAAGATAAGTAATGAAAATATATAAAATATTCTACATATTAGGATTAATGTTTATGGCATTATTCTTTTTAAGTACGCTAAACTCAGCAGTGCCTTTATATGCATTGCTGAGTTTAGTATCCTTTATAATTAGTGGAAAATATTATAAAGAAGATGATTAAACAGTTTATATCACAAAATATCACTGGGGGGGGTACTACTATAAGTTATGTAATAGGAGCAACTCTTTTTAGTAAAGGAGTATCAGAATTAGTATATGTTGATGAAACTTATGCGCACCACCTTTTAAAGAGATGAAATAATGAGTTAATAACCAATTTTACAATTGAAGTTCCAAAAAATATATTAACTTCTTCTTGAGGTCTTCAATTAAAGTGGATAAATCCTGATTATAATGATGATTATAAGAGTTTTATTCAATCTTCTGTATATATGGATGGAACAGATATTACAAATTATGCTTATATTGAATCAGGTACTGCATCTGATCCACATATTAATTTTAATGTTTTAACGGATGTTGGAGTTATTAGAAAAAATCTAACTATTACAATTAATCAACTTCCTATCAATGTATTCTATTTAACTTATAATTCTATTAATACGCCAACTCATTCATATGTTAATTTCAACCTTAATTCTAGTCTAGGTGTTACTGAATCAACAACCTGTAAACTAACTTATGGAAATGAAAGTGCAACTACTATAAAAACTGTAACATTACCAGCTGGAGAAAATATAGTAAGAGAACAAACTGGAACATTTTTTTATACAGTTCCATTAAATATGTATATTACTCCAAAAGAGTCTTCTAATATATTAAATAGACAGAATCTTTATTCTGGATTTGTTTGTATGAATTTTGATGATGCTTACTTATATAATTCTACACCAGATGAACTTTTAAGTTGAAAAGAGGTTCAAACTAATTTCTGAGATAATACTATAAGTAAAACTAAAGTTACATTAACTTTAACAACTACTGATGGAGATATTGTAAGTGCTCTTACGATGTTACCTATAGATGGTAAAACTTTAATGTTCTTCTTTGATCCTAGAAGTAATATATATAACCAAGCAGTTGAATCTATGACTTTTAAAGACGAATATTTAGGGTATAATCTTAGATATGAATTCCCAAGTAGTACTTCTGCATGAACAACCCAGATACAATTAAATGGACAATTTATAGGTCTAACAAATACTGGAACCTTAGAACCTGTTCCATTTAGGGGAAAATATAAAATATAATAAAAAAGGAACCCAATTGGGTTCCTTTTGTTTTAAATTCTCATTTCTGCACTAAATACTTCAAAATTAATCTCTACGTTTTCTCATTTTGGAAGACTGACTGCAGTTACAAATCCTCATGAAGAAGACATAACTAGATGACAATCAACATCATTGTGTGTTTCTATTTCGTTTGTATCTATATTTCTTATTGTAACATTAACTCTTCCTATATTATCCATTCCAAGTACTTCTATACCATCCTTCTATACCACATATTGCAATAAATATAAAATAGGTCAGTTCTGGGTTTATTAATATAGGATCTTCTTCCTCTTTCGCTAAATAATAGTTTGCATTTTGTCCTCAAGATTGATATACTTGTGGTGGATAAGATACAGGTAAGAAATCAGAATACATTCCTTCATTTAAGGATAGTTCTTCAGAAATAGCTCCTCCATCTTGTGTTATTAAGTATAATTTTGCTTCTTATGTATTTGGGAATGCAGTTAAAGTTCCTTCGTATCCACTATTTCTTTGTTACAATAAATGTAGCACCAACAGAATATACTGTAGCATCATTAAGAGTAGCTATATCTTGTGCAAATAGTTTAGTATTATTTCCAAGATCTTCTGATTCTGTAAATATCATAAAGAACCCTTCATTTGAATAATTCATAAGGTTCTGCATACATGTATAAGAGCTTGCATTACTAATTACAAAATGACATGTAGAAGAACCTGCTCTTATCATTAGGTCAGACTCACCTATTCATTGATTCCAATCTGCAGGCATTATAACACATTCTTCTGAATATTTATTTCCCAGCATAAAAGTAAGTGATGCAAATGCTGCTAAAGAAGAATTCTTTGGATTTCCACTAAGGCCATTAGTGCCATTAAATAAATCTACAGGAGTATCTAATTCTTGTATAACAGAGTCTCCTGTAAAAAGAAAATTTCTAAATTCAGAATCAGGAAATTCTATTATATTAAAAGCAATCGGATATCCAAAAATGCCTCAACTTCTTTGAATCTCTTCTATAACATTAACATTATAAGGTGCTGCAACTGCAGTTAATGTATTATAATTTCCTGAAGAATCTAAATCTGTAGGTTTTGCTAATTGTAATATGGCATGGAACTCATCATTACCCTTATGATACGTGCAGGTAGCTACTAACACTATACTTTCAGGAAATGGTGCTAATTTAATCTTGTTTATATTTTGTGATATAAATGTTTTCATTTTCTTTTATTTTTGTTTCTTGTTCAAATTCAAGAATTTTACTATAAAACTCAAAAAAGAATTCTTCGAGTGTTATCTTGGAATTCCTTTTTGCATTTTCTAATAAATCATTCATAGTTATTACCGTTTAGGAACTCCTCCAAACTTATCAGCTTGATTTTCTGGCCAAACTGAATAATAACTTTTAGCTCTAAGTTTAGCACTAATTCTTCTAAGACCTACTCAGCAAATACTGCATAAACCAGGGCCAGGTAAATAAAGCCATCCTCATCTAATACTCTGTCTTGTGTGGCCTCATTCATGATCTTTAATGCTGTTTCTATTATATTTTCTAGCAGATTCACCCATTAGAATATATAATCCTAATGAAATACCTCCAGGAAAGTCGCCAGCATAAATTGGAATTTGTTTGTATGTTTCTTTATACTCTACATTATAGAGTTTGGTTAAGATGAGACCTAGGAGACACTGTGGGAACTCCCAGATCCATCTTAATAGTTTAATATATCATTTCATATGTTATGCTTTAAAAAAATATAATTTTTTACCTTTAGTATTTCCAATATCAATGTGTAATCAAGAGATTTCACCTTTATTGTCTCATTTTTCCACACGTATAGGATACCTAAGTTTATCTTGATTTTTATCAAGAATTTCTCTCATCTCTTTAGCAGTTAATTTAGTTGATATTAAATCAAAAGCTTGTCCTTTATAATGATAACCTGTAGGAGTACCAACTCCACATCCAGGTTCTCTATAACCACTATAATTTCTAGATCCTCCTGCATATCAATTATTGCATATAAGAGGAACATTTAGAATTTCTCTAACATTCTCTAAAGCTTCAAGAGCTTTTGGATCTAGAAATTTTATAGCATCATCACCATATTGATTATATATTTTAGATGATACTAATTCTTTTACTTGAAAATATTTATTTGCTTGCATATTAATTAGTACATGGATTATATAAGCATGCTCATGCATGTCCTATAAAAATCTTATTTCTAATATAATTATCTTCAATTTTATCTAACATTGTATAAAGCTCTGAAATTTTATATAATCAATGCTCTCCTTTATTTGAAGATTTTATAATTAAAGGAGTAAAGTTAAGTTCTTTAGATATAGAGGCCACTATTTTGTTTGCATTCTCAGAATATTCATCAGCATCATATAAACCATAAAAATCTTCATTTATAATAATATCTTTTAGCTGAGGTTTAATTCCAAAAACTTTAAACCGCTCTCACTCTATCTGAGATAAAAATCCAGAGGACAATCTTTTTGAAACAGTATCAATATATACTCTAGCGTAGTATTCTTCTGCAACTTTGATTATATCTGGCATAGTTTCTTTTAATGATTCAAATGAACCAAAAAATAAATCTTTACAGATTCTTTTTTGAGTAGAATGACCATCTTTCAATCTTGAAAGAATTATTACTCTTACATAATAATCTTTTTCAAAGTGAAGAATAGGTTTTAATATCTCTAAATTATTTATCATTATTGAAGGTATGTGTTAATATTATATATGAGATAATCTCCTACCAGACTTTCGTCTATATATTTTGAATCTCTATTTACTGCAGTTTGTCCAGTTATAATAGGTATTCTTATCTGTTCAACTGCACTAAGTATAGCATCTATTTCCCCTGCAAAATAATAAGAAAGTACTGCATAACTTACTCCCATATACATATTAGAAGCCATTCCATCTTTATCTACACATCTTAAATCAAGTTGAGGTCTTGTCATACTAGAAACTAAATCTGCACGTTTAGCTCAATTAGTTTGTAGTTTACTTATATATGGATTGCTATTTGCATCAAATTCTAAAGTCATAGGATTGTTTACTACTAATATTCCTGCACTTGAATTATATAAATCTGCTTTAAACATTCCTTGATAACTTCCAAACTGACTATTATCCATATAAAGATTAGTGTTTACTGCAATATATTCTCCTGATGTAGAAAACCCTGTGGGAGCTATATAATCGTATTTTGGATTAGGGTTACATATTTCAATAGTTGCAGAATTAAACGTCATACGTTCTAATGAAGATATTGGAAACGATAAGTTTACAGGTATAGCAAAATTCTTATGATCGAAACCAATACCTGTATCTTCTATTGTTCCCACAGATACAGTATAGTTTACAGGTAGTGGAGTATCAACTCCCAAATAAGTATAAGTAAATGTTAAATTTACAGTTATTTTAAAATATTGTTCTTGATCATCATAATCTAAAGGATAATCAAATGAAACCCCAAATAAGTAATTAGCCGTGCGTAAGGGTTCAATATTTGAATCTGTAATTTTTGGAACTGTATAATTTGGGCCATAAAAATAAAAATAAGACTTATTTATTTTTTTACCCCCCCCCCTGTTTTGAAAGATAAATTGTTTTATCATTACTTTTTGTCTTTATAATTGCTTCACAAAACATATACAATTCTTCTATAGACATATCTGATTTCATTTGGTTTACTGCCATACAAACTAACTGAATATTTTCTTTTGTATATCCCAAATGAGGATTAATTTGATCTATAGATACATTAGTAAAGGTTCTTCCTTGATATAAATCAAAAGTCATAGGCAATTTGGAAATAGCACATAATCCTTTTTGTTGTTCTCAAATTAATCGTATATCATTCAAAGTAATATCAAAAGGAATATTATTTTTTAATGCTCTATCTTTGGCACCATGAAATCTACTTAATAAGATTGCATTTAATTTTTCTTCATTTGAATATTCTTTTCTTTTAGCTTTATTTTGCTCAGCTTTACATTTTGGACATCTAGTATCTCTATTATTTCTAATTTTAGTTCCTCCTTTTTTATGAAAAACTTCTTCTGGAAAGTACTTTCCACAAATGTGACATTTTAATAATCCATCTTTTCAGTTTTCTCTATAAAGTTGAGTTTCTTCGCAATTTTTACAAATTTCATGGCATCTCTTATTATCTTTAGGATAAGCAAATCATGTAAAATTACTTTTATTTTGCTCTAATGTTTTTCCACATTTTGGACATGTTACATATCTTTTAGGAAGTGCCATATTTAATGTTTAAATTTCTTAGCATTAATCGCAAACTGTGCTCTTCGTTTTTGAAGAGTAGTAGCATTAGGATTATTTAGAACAGATTTTGCATGTTCTTGTACACTTTGCCCTGCTTTACGAGCACTTGCACTAAATTTTCCTCGATTCTTCTTTTTAATATGGATCTTACTTCCATTCTTCATCATTTCAAGATAACCTAACATAATATTATCAAGATTACCTTTTTCATCTGCAGGTTTACTATATGCCTGCGCAATTTTGTTTAAAATTTCATCGTTATATTTCATAATTATAATATTAATAATTGAATATGCACATTATTTGTGCAAATATAGTTATTTATTTATTTAAATACAAACATTTTACTGATTTATTTGGATATACAAAAAAATTATTATATATTTGCATCATCCAAATAAAATTATACAATAATTTAAAGAATTAGATATGGCTAAGAAACAACACGATTTAAGCTCAGGACTCTCATGACTGGGGACTATCCTACAGTATATTAGAGATTATGGAGTATGTAGTATCTTTAAAGCCTTAATCATCATGTTTATGTTAAGTATTACTTTGAGAATATGTTATGATCCAACATTTTTATTTGATAAGTATTCAGAATATATGAGTCAGAAACATTCACAAGAATTGTTAAATAGGATTGATGATGATAAGAAAGTTAAAGATCTACTTCCAAGACTATTATATATGTCAGGTGCAGATAGAGTATGAGTAATACAATATCACAATGGTATTTCTGATTGATTATATGGTTCTATGCGATTTGAGTTATGTGGAGAAAACGCACACTCAATCAAAGAACAATATGATAATTTTCATCTTAGTTGATTAAATCTTCCTGATTATTTAAAAACACATAATCAGTTTATCGGTAACTTAACTACTTTAGAACAAATAGATCATGTAATGTATGATCGATTTGGAAAAAATAATATAGAATATTTAGCATGTACTCTACTAAAAGATGATACTGGAACTCCAACAGGAATTTTAGGATTCACTTGAGAAAAAGAAAACGAAGTAGGATATGAAGATAGTACTATTAAAGAGAATTTAATTAGATACGGAGCAATAATAGAACAATATATAAAACCAAATATAATAAACCATGCCAAAATTAAGTAATGTAAAGGAAAAATATGTTAATGGATATCAAGTAGACAAAGAAACAGAAGATGTTATTTATTCAGATGCAAAACATCTGTACTTAGATAAATATGATAATAAGCCTTATGTATCTGTAACAACATTGATACATAAATATGTTAATGAGTTTGATTCAGCATTCTGATCTGCATATAAAGCTTGCGAAGCTTTAGTAGAACCAGAAATTTTTAAAGTTGTTAAAACTACATTACTAAATACAAAACGTTGAAATCCAACTTTACTTGAAAAGTTAAATATCAACGAAGAAGAGTTTGAAAATAAACGGGCAGAAATACTTCAATCGTATGAAGTAGAAAGAAATAAATCTTGTGAAAGAGGTACAAAAATACATGCTCAATTTGAAAACATGTATTATCAATCTGAAGAACAAGATCTTAAGAAATTTGGTCTTGGAGGAAAATTTACTTGCAAGAAAGGATATTATCAATTAGATTTAGAAAAAGGAGTTTATCCTGAATTTATGATTAGTTATAAATCAGAAGATGGTTTATTAAGAATTGCAGGACAACTTGACTTACTTATTAAAGACGGTAATGATATTTATATATACGATTATAAAGGACTCCCTCTAGATACAAAAATTCCAACTAAAAACGGATGGACAACTATTAAGGATATAAAGGAGGGAGAAGAGATATTTGATAAAGAAGGAAATATAACTAAAGTGTTACATAAATCAGATATCCATTACAATCCATGTTTTAAAATAACTTTTGATAACGGAGAGTCGATTGTGGCAGACCATGAACATAGATGACTTATTTCTTTTAGGAATATAGATAAAACATTTAGGGAAGTAGTTATGACCACAGAAGATATTGCAAAGTGGTTAATTGATAAACCAAGAACCTCGTACAATATCCCAAAAATAATGAACGCAAATCCTCTAAATCTTCCAGAAATAGAACTTCCCATAGATCCTTATATACTAGGATGTTGACTCGGAGATGGTTCTAAGTCATGTGGAATTATCACTAATATAAACTCTAAAGTATGGGAAGAAATAGAAAATAGAGGATATACTTTTGGAGAAGATCTTTCTGACGGAAAATCTGCTGAAATGCGAACCATATATAATATTAGAAAGAAACTTAATGATCTAGGAATACTAAACAATAAGTTTATACCTGATTTATATATGAGAGCCTCTTATCAACAAAGACTTGATTTGCTTAGAGGTTTAATGGATACCGATGGCTACTATCATGAATCTAGAAAAAGATTTGTAATGGGAACTACTCAGAAATGACAAGCTGAAGATTTATTAAGGTTAGTAAGTACATTAGGTATAAAAGCCACTGTTTTTGAAGTAGATAAAAAATGTAATGGAAAGATATTTAAAGGATGGGATGTATGTTTTTCAACTGATGGATTAAATCCCTTTTTAGTAAGAAATCAAGATATTGACTTCCCATCTAAAAATAAGAATACATTTAGAAATATTGTATCTGTAGAAAGAGTTGATACAGTAGCAACGCAATGCCTAGAAGTTGACAGTCCATCACACACGTTTTTATTCGGTGACTCAATGATAGTTACACATAATACTAATAAGAAATTAGAAAAAGAATCATTTTATAATAAATTTACTAAAAGTAGAACTATGATGAAATTCCCAATGGATAATATTATGGATTGTAATTTTTATCATTATTCGTTGCAGTTATCATTATATGCTTACTTACTACAAAAAATTAATCCAAACTTTAATATTAAAAAATTAGTATTAATTCATATTGATCACAACAATCATATTTCAGAACATGAATGTGATTATTTAAAATCAGATGTTGAAAGAATGCTTAAACATTATAAAAGAGACGTTAAGATTAAATCTGAATTAGATTTAGATAAACCTATAGTATTTTAATTATGGGACTAATAGATATTATTAGTGGACATGTTAATGAAGCAATTAATAAAAATGAAGACTTATCTGAAAAAAGATTAGCAATTTGTAAAGAATGTCCATTATACAAAGAAACACCAATGGGTCCGATATGTAATCCTAGATTATATATTAATGAAAATAATAAAACAGACTATTCAGATAGACCAAAAATTGGATATAGAAAAGGTTGTGGCTGTGTCCTTAGTCGTAAAGTTAAACTACCTCATGCTAAGTGTATTGTGGGAAGGTGATAATATATTATATTTATATGAAAATATGATAATAAAGAAAATTAGTAATATAATTATTGGCTGATACCGAAAACTTTTTAACAAAAAAAGCGAGTTGGCTATGAAAAGATTAAATATTTGCAAAACATGTCCCTATAAAATAAGAATATGTAAACAAGATATTTGTGATCTGTGTGGCTGTATACTTGATGCAAAAGCTAGAGTTGAAGATGAACAATGTTATGATAATAGATGATAATAAGTATAATTTAAAAATGTAAATGATTATGGGAAAAAATCTTTTAGGAAATGCACATATGCAAGAAATGGGAGTTCATATAATGGGAGCTAATATTAAACATGAAACAAAGGAATTAACGCCTGAGGAAATTGCTGCTCACAATAAAAAAATGGAAGAAGAACAGCTTTTAACAGCAAATAGATTACTTGAATTAAACAAAGGCACAAAAGATGCATCTAAAATGAGGGTAGCTGCAACAGGATATACTGTTATTATAAAACCATTTGAAAAAAATCCTTATAGAGAAATTAAGACAAGTGCTTCAGGTTTAATTCTTCCAGGAGATCTTTTTGCAGATACATATAAGTCTGATGATACTGGTGAGATGGAGAGAGCTGAACAATTTATTGCATGTGGTACTGTTATTTCTGCAGGACCCGAATGTAAATACGTAAAACCTGGAGAGGATATATATTACAGAAATTCTGTAGTACCTGTTCCATTCAATAATATGGGTTATTACGCTATCAGTGAACAAAACATTATATGTCGAGTAATTGAAAAGGACAAAGAATAATATGATAAACGAAATTGAAAAAACGTTTTTTAACCCAGGAGATGTAGTCACTTTAAAACATGGTGAACTTACATCTCCTGTTATGTATGTAGTAGAAAAAATTACACAATCATACAAACATGGTAATGAAATAACTAATATCTTTAAAGGTATTAAATGTAGATGATTTGATAAGAATATGGTTTTACGTGAAGCAGTATTCTCAACAAAAGATTTAAAATTTTATAAGAACAAGTAATTATGAAAGCTTATTTAAACAATGGTATAACAATAGAAGGCACTGTAGCTGAAATTAAAGAGTTTTTGGAAGGACAGAATTATACAATTACAACTACTCCAAATACTACTCCTATTTGGATTTATCCTTCGCAACCTTTAAACCCTAAATATAATAAATTTGAAATTACTTGCTCTACAACAGATATTTAACAATAAAACAATATCATCATGGAACAAGAAGAATTAATGCAATTTGTTCAATGACTTCCATCTAAAGTAGAAGAATTCCAAAATAAAACACCTGAAGAAATTGTAGGAAAATTAAATGAGTTAGCACAAACAGAAGATGGTATGAATACTATTTCTGGATTGATTAATCAATTTAAACAAGAACAATCTGCAGGAATGTTTAAACAAGGAGGTAAACTTGCTTATCTTGTTAATAAATTTAAGAATGGAGGATCTGCAAAGAATGAACGTAAAGAAAATAAGAAGGTTGTAAAAGAAGGTAAGAAATCTTCTAAATTCAATCGTACTGCATATAGAAATATGAAATCTGCTATTAAGGATCAAGATCTTGGATTAAGTAGAAGAGAAGTTAAAGCAGCTGCAATGAAAAATATTGTAGGAGATAATTCTAAACCTAAAGTAACAAAAACTGAAGGTTCAATTGTTTCTCAACCTTTATCTTTTGGAGTATCTATGAAAACTGGAATTACTCCTAAAGTAAATGTACAAACTAATGTTACTCCTGATTTATCTCAAGGTAATTTCAATCAAGCTTTTGCAGCAGCTAGAAGTGCAGGACTTACTAGCTTTACTTGAAATGGAAAATTATATGGAACTCAATTAGCTCCAACAAGACCTGCTCCTAAGAAACCAAAACTTCCACAATCTAATCTTGGATCAAGAAATATTTCTGGAGCAGAAGAAGCTGGAATGTCTGCAGCTAAAGGAATTAGACCTACAAATATGAATGAAGAATTAGTTATAACTAATCCTTCATATAGTGATTACATAGTGGCATCTAATTTAGGTAATCCTAATAGGTTTGATAGTAGATATATAGGACCTAGAAGTATGTCGGTCAATTATGGAAATAATGCTACTTTAGGATCTATTCCTGTTGAACACCGCATCAATCCAAGAAACCTTGGTTCATTTTTCCAAGAAGGGGGTAAAACTACAACTAAAGTAAAGGTTAATCCAAATGATAGTGTAGCTGTTACTAAGGCGCTAAACAATAGGACAGGAGATCACAATGTACATGATGTATTTAATACTACAGGATTAGTTAGAGATTCTTTAATTAAAATAGGTTATAATCCTGTTATGGTTAATAGAATTGCAAATCCTATTATTTCTAATGCAGAAAGAAAATTAGATGAGTTTGCTCCAGAACAATATACACCTAGACAACAGAATCTATTAAAATTCTTACATCCGACAGGTATTCCTTACTGGGCAAATGGTACAGCTGATACTGAACAAGCTAAATCTAATGGATATAAATCTGAAAGAATAATTAATTCAGATGGATCTATAAGAGAAATTGTAACAAATCCAAAAGGAAAGCGTTCATATAGAGATATAAGTGCAGATAAAAGAGATACAACATATACAAACGATTTAAGTAGCATGTCACGTTCTAATAATCCTAAGTGGTGAAAATTTAGAGATAAAAAAGTTGAAAGACAAGAATATGATAAACGAGACAAAGCATTTAATAAACGTTTTAATCTAAAATAAGTAATGCTAGATTTATTCCTTTATGATAATGTAACATGTAATCTAAAGATTAACGAATACGAAATACTATTAATAAAGGAGTTTGCAGCGCTGTGAGATACAGAAAGAAATAAATGTAAAGAAGATCCAAAAGGAACAAAGAGGTTAAGAGCTTGAAGAGAATTTAAATATATATGGTTGTTTTGTGACTGGAAAAGTCCATATCAACAATACTTAGAGAGACAAAAGCATGATGCAGCTATGGAAGATTCTGGATTAACTCAAGAAGAATGAGACGATCCAGTCTTCCATGCAGCAGTTAGAAAATACATGGAAATCAAAGATTCTTCTAGAATACTTAGCCTTATAAAAACAGCGTATCGAACTCTTGAAAAAATGAGAGTATCTTTAGATAATATAGACCTTGAAGAGAGAGATAATAATAGTAAACCTATCTTTAAGGCAAAAGATGTATTAGCTGATATTGCTAGTATTGGAGTTATGGCAGATAAATTAAAAGAACTTGAGCTTAATTATAAAAAAGATCAAATGCAATCCAATGCTAAAAATAGAGGTGATGTAAAACCTGGATTTATGGATAGTTAAGTATGGTAAAGACAATTAAATCTTCAATGTCTCAAGCACGTAAAAAAATGCTTGAACAGATAAAAAATAAAGAAGAATCAGAAGTCAAAAGAAAGAAAACAACTAAAGAGAAATATAAAGAGCTTAGAGAATCAGTAAAAGGTCCTGAACCAACTCCTCAATCTTTTTCAGATAAATTTGAAGAAGAATTAAAAAAGCAATTACAAGAAATGCTTGGAGATCAGAAAGAAGATACTACAGAACAATTTGAGTATACTGCAACTGATTTTTATAAAAAGAGAGATGGTTTGTGAGATGTGGCGGTCACCGAAGACGTACTTTACTTTGATCCAGAGTTATCATATGAATTAACTGGATACCGCCCAATTAATGAAACTCAAGGTTTAGATTTTGATCCTACTCCTTTTAATGAACTAGCTCAAATTTATGATAGAACTGGATCATATACTGAATATCCTGCAGATTCAAAGCCTTATAATGATTTCTGAAGAGAACAATATAAACGTTGTACTGAAGGTTATACAGTTGGTAAATATAGAATTACAGGAGATCATTATTTCTTTTTAAATTTCTATAGAATGGAAGTTATTTCTGAAGGAGCTAGAGGTGGAGCTGGTCGTAATGAAAAGTTTCCTACATTTCTAGCTAAACAATATGAATTCTTTCATTATGTTGAAATGGCTGAAAGACTACATAAAGATGTAGCTATATTAAAAGCTCGTGGTATTGGACTATCTGAGATTGTTGCTTGTTTAGCAGTAAGACCTTATATAACTAATAGAGGTTATCGTTCTTTATTAACTTGTGCTGCAGAAGGTAAACTTACTCCTTTAAAAACTAAATGTTGAAAGCAGTTAAACTGATTAGACATGAATACTAATGGAGGTATGCGCCATTTACGGCAAAAAGTTAATAATGCAGATACTAAACGTGCATCTCAAGTTACTCCTGATGGAGTTGAATATGGTTGAATGTCAGAAATTGATTCAGTAATTGCTGATACATCTGATAAGATTCGTGGTGATCGTGTCGATAGATTAATCTATGAAGAAGCAGGATCTAATAAATATTTAACTAAAAGTTGGATTCAAGGTAATGCCCTTGTTGAGCTTGGTGGTTATCATTTTGGAACACGTATTGCTTTAGGTACAGGTGGTGATGATATGGCACTTGAAGGTTTATCAAACATTTTTGCAAAACCAGAAGGGTATAATGTACTTCCATATAAAAACTATGATACAGAAGATAGAAAACCACAATTAACAGCTTTCTTTATTCCAGCTCATAAGTTTAGTTTACGAGAAGAATTCTTAGATACAAGAGGCGTTACACAATCTGAAGAATTTAAAAAGTTTTATGAGGAAGAACGTAAAAAATTAAGTGGCAAAGACCTACTTGATTATTGTGCAGAGCACTGTTTTATTCCAAATGAAGCATTATATAAGCAGGGTGAAAATATCTTTGATTCAATTGCAATTGCAGATAGATTAACCCAAATTAGGATATTTAAAGCAGGATTAAAACCAGAATACGTATCATTATTATGAGATCGTTCTGGAGATACTCCTGATTTAACAAAAGTAAAAGTTATAAGTAATCCAAATAGTAAAATTGCTATATATGAAAGGCCACTTCGTGACGAAGATGGTCTTGTATTAAAAAATCTATATGTTGCGGGAATAGACTCTATTGACCAAGGTTCTGGAGATTCTTCTACTTCAACAGATGTATCTGATTTTTGTATAGTTATTAAGAAACGTATATATGGATTACAAGAAGCGAAATATGTTGCGATCTATAAAGATCGTCCTCGAGATATTCGAGAAGCATATGATGTAGCAATGAAATTATTAGTATGATATAATTGTAAAGCACTACTAGAACATACTAAGATTAGTATTGTTACATATTTTAAAGAAAAAAAGAAAGATAGTCTATTTATGAAACGTCCTGCTTCAACTCTTGGAGATATGAAAAGAGGCAACTCACAAATGATTGGCGTACCAGCTACAGAAGCTATTATCAAGCACGGTCTTGAATTAATTAATAATTTTGTTAATGATTACTGTTATTCAATTGATATTGATGAAATGCTTGAGCAATTATTAAAATATTCTTGAGAAAATAAACGAAAGTTCGATATTATTGCAGCTATGGAAATGGCGGAAATTGCAGATGAAGAATTAATGAATATACGACCTGCTGCTCAAGATAAATTAGCAAAAGAATGAGAAAATATTGGATGGTTCACTAATGAAAAAGGCTATAAAGAATATGGAGTAATACCGCAAAAGAATGGAACTCGTTGATAAAGTATATGAAATAATTGAAAAGGCTATGTGTGCATATTACACTGGAGACTTTACATTAACTATAGATGGTAATCAATGGAAATTAAGTTTAGATTTGAATCAATGAAAAGCTCCATTAGTTTTAGTCTATGAAGGTGATGAAGAAGGTTTTTTCGAATTTCTTGAAAAAGAACTTAGAAACAGACAACTAGATAGAACAAAATATTATTCTGGAGAAATGACTACTCCAGGTGAAGGAAATCAATATATAGTATTAGAATATGGTGATAGAGAATGAAGTAAAGAAGATTAATGATGCGATAGGTAATCTTGTATATGATAAAGTTGCTATAAGAAAAGCTTATGGATATTATCATTGTCGTAGAGATGCAGATCAATTCAAACACCTAGAAGAAAATTACGGAATTGGGACTCCTACATCAGTTAGTTTTACACCATTAATTAAGAAACATATTGATGTATTAGTTGGAGAATATCTAGGTTTAAATCAAGATTTAAAAGTATCTTGCAAAGATGAAAAGACTGTTTCAAATATAATGAGAGAAAAGCAACTTAAAATTAGTGCAGAAGTATTTAATTATTTGCAACAGTATTTAAAGAATAACATTATTGCAGCTATTATTGAAAATAAAGAAATTGTAAATGATCCTTTTATTGAAAAAGAAATCAACTCAATTCAACAAGATATTGATCAATCTTTTGTTTCGGAATATGAAATTGCTGCACAAAATATTCTTGATTATTTAAGACAATCAAGAAACATCGATTTAAAACGTAAAATGGCAGAATTACTTACAGATTTACTTGTTACAGGTACTTGTTACTATAGAGTAAAACCTACAGAAAGTAATTCAAATGTCAATATTGAAATTTTAAATCCCGTTAATACATTTATAGAACGTAATCCAAATTCTCCTTATCTTGCAGATTCTAAGAGAGTTGTTATTAGAAAATGAATGTCAAGAGAGGATATCTTAAATACATTCAGATCAGAATTAACTACAGAAGCAGCTAAGAAAATTAGAGATATGCAACAAACTGCAGATTCAACATCTCCTACTTATTTGGTTAGATATGTTGGTAAACCTGCTGAGCCTAATTTACGAGCTGATAATTTACATACAGGTATTCTTGCAGGACTTGAAGCACATCCAGGATGGCCTGGAGATTATGATTCAATAGAACCTATAAAGAATCATCTTATTCCTGTATATGAAGTTGAATGAATTGAAGCAGATTATAAAACTGGAGAATTAACAAGACATGAAGGAGTAAAAATTGGTTCAGAAGTATATATTACTCGTGGAGAATCAAAGTATATTGTAAGAAGTGCAGATTGTCCTAGTAGATGTAGATTATCTGTTAACGGAATGTTTTTCTTAGATAAAAATGGAGATCCATATTCATTAATAGCACATACTATGGACCTACAGGATTAAATTATATGAGTCCTGTATAAACCCCGTGAATTGCTGGAAAACCTTAAATTGAATAATAGTAAATTTAAGACAATCAGCAGCTAAGCTTAGATAGAAATATCTTTGAAAGTTCAACGACTATCCGAAAGGAGTACACTTAAGTAAGTGGAAGCGCGGGGACAAGTTTAATTTAAAATTAATTATAAGTAGTTATGAAATATAATGAAACAGAATTTATTTGAATTAATTTTAAATCAAATTTGTATGATATAGTCTAATCTGCATGGTGACATGCAGCAGTCAAAAAGACGGATATAGATTAACGACCTATATCGAATAAACAATGAAATATGATTTACTTATATATTTTAGAGATAATCTTATTGCTTCTTCAGGAGGAGTTGGAGATTGGATGGATGTTTCTTTTATTCCTTCGTTTTTAGGTGAAAAATTAGTTGATAGAGTTAAAGCTTGGCAAGCATATAAAAAGAATGGCTTAGCATTAATAAATAGTAAGGAAGAAGGTAGTGAAGGTATGCCTAATACGATTTTTAATGGATTTGATGATACTGTTAAAGCTCAGGCTATTCAAGGCATTCAATTAGCTATTCAAGCTGTAGAACAACAAGCTTCTTCAATTACAGGAGTGTTACCTGAAAGATTAGCTCAATATGAACAGAGAGATGCAGTTTCTAATGTTCAACTTGGAGTTAAAATGTCAGGTTTATTAACTAAACAATATTTTGAGACCATGGATATCATTTATAAAGAAGCTAATTATGATATGCTTAATTTAGCTAAATTAGTATATCCAAATGGTATTACTGGTACTATTGTGTTAGGTAATAAATATTCAAGAATATTTACTGCACTTCCTGAACATTATACACTTACAGATTTTGATTTACATATTGAGGATAGTTCTAAGTCTTTTAAAGATATGGAAACTGTAAAGGCTCTTAATATTGAATTAATTAAAGCTGGAATGTCAGATCCCGATATGGCAGTAAGTATTGCAACTGCCAATAGTATGTCTGAACTTAAACGTTATGTAGCTAAAGCTACTGCTGTTAAGAAGGAAGAAAATAATAGTGTTTCTCAGTTGCAGCAACAACTTCAGCAATATGAACAAAATCTGCAACAGTTACAGAAACAAAATGAACAATTACAAAGGGAATTAGGTCAATCACAAAATCAACTTGAACAAAATAGTCAAGCTAGACTACAACTTGAAGCTGAAAAAGTAGCTATTGAAAGAGAAAAAGTTAAAAACGATAAGGATTATAACGATAAACTTATTGAAACAAAACAGCAACAAGTTCAAATTCAAGCTGCAGAAACAGTTGATACTAATCCTTATAATGATAAAATAAAACAAGTTGTATAATATGAATAAAAAAATAAATATTGATGTAATTGTTAGATCTGATTGTAAATTAATTGCTGTAGATAATAGTGATTATTTAGGTGTAGATTTAAGTCAGTATATAATGTTAGAATTTCTATCTTATAATACTGACGAAAATTTGCTTCCAGAATCAGTAAAAATAAGAAAGGAATTACATAATCGGGGACACTATTTAAGTAGATTTGCATCTGAATTTACATTAAATGTTGACGGAACTTATTCTTATTATAAATTAGTAGTTCCACAATTAATGCATTTTCAAGACGATAAAGAGCCTGATAAATATATTAATTTAATAGATGAATTATTTTTTTTAAATGGGGATCTTTATAAATCTAATATTACAGACCAGGAAGGATATACATTAGACGAAGTAATTGAAAATTCTGAAATTATTGGTTATAAAGAAGCATATGAATTTGTGCAAGAAAATAAGGCTTCACAAACTTTCTATTGTCCAATAAAAAATGTCTTTAGTGTTTGCAAATTACAAAGATGTTTAGTATATTTGCAACGGCAATTACTGTTGAATAACAGTAAAATATGTAGTTATGATAAATGTAAAACAGATGAAAATTTAAGGAATCGCAGAGATTTCTTATTAAGTGCTATGTATGTGTTTGATTATCTAAAAGATATGGGGAACTTTACAGAAGCGCAAAGAATATTAGATAATTTATCTTCATGTAATTCTTTATGTGGAGAGGAATTAGGTAATATAAATAATAGTTGTGGTTGTGGAAATTCTATATAATGAATTATATAAAATATTTGTTCAAGAATTAATTAATATTAATATTGGGCATTTACCTGATAAAAAAGCATTATTTACAATGAACGAATTAATTAATGCAATTGATTATATTGAACACGGTAATCCAACTAATAATGAAATAATCAAAATAATTCAATATTATGAAGAGATCTAATGTTAATGTAATCATAGATAATGCAATAAATTCTCAAGACTATTATAGAATGTATAGTTCTAGAGATTTTTATAGAGGCACCTCTTTCAAAATGGCAGGTGCTTGAGCCCCTAATACTCATTATTTTAATGATGAACATATTGTTGATTTTATATCTTACAATGGTAGTTTACTGTATTGTCTAAGAGGTCATTTATCATCAGAATGAAATAAACCTATGTTGATCTATGAAAACGACATAATTATTGGAGTAGAACCAAATCCTTATTGAGCTTTTATCATGGGAAATAGTGGTAAAGGAGAAAAAGGTGATCCTGGAGATATTGGGCCTACAGGTCCATCTGGAGAAAACGGTATTACTCCTCAATTAAAAATAGAAAATGGTCGTTGAATGCTTTCAATGAATGAAGGACAAACATGAGAAGATATAGGACAAGCAACAGGTAATCCTGGGCAAAATGGAACTGATGGAAAGAATGGCTCTGATGGAATTGGGGTAATTCCTGGAGGAACTACTGGTCAAGCATTAGTTAAAAAATCTGATGCAGATTATGATACAGAATGAAAAACTATTTCTGAAGGCGGAGAAATTCCTAATTTTGATGCAGAAGTAGCTAGTGTTTCTTCAACAACTGAAGCTAATGCTAATGTAGTTTTAGAAGGAGATATATTTAAATTTAGTTTTGGATTACCTAAAGGAGCTGATGGTAAAGATGGAGAGAATGGCAAGGACGGAACAAATGGGACTGATGGTTCTAATGGAGAGGATGGATTAGGTATTAAGTTAATGTATGCAAAGAGTGGAAGTGTCAATACTCCTCCTGTTGTAAATAAAACTAATGCAAATCCTGGTTCTGTATGAAGTACAGTTGTTCCAATTCACACATCCTCTGAAATTATATGGTCAATTACTGCATCTTTTAGAGATTCTACTCTTATTGGAGAATGGTCAGATCCTGTTCAAATGACAGGAGAAAAAGGACAAGATGCAATATCGCCAAACTGGAAAACTTATGTTTATAAACTAAGTGATAGTAAACCATCAAAACCCACAGGAAGTAGTCCTAGTCCATCTGGATGGGAAGATTATCCTACAACTAGTGGAAATTGGTGGCAATGTATTGGAACAGTTAATGGAGAAACAGGACTTGTAACTGAATGGTCAGAAGTGATCCCAGTTAATGGTAGAGATGGCCAAGCTCAAGATGGTAAATTTACAGAATTTAGATTTGCTGTAAATACAAGTAATTCAAATCCTCCTACATTAAATGCAACAGTAAGAACTCCTTCAGGATGGTCTGTAGTTCCTCCTGAAAAATCTAAAGATGGATATCTTTGGATGATTACAGCAACTATTAATCCTGATGATACTTTAAATACAAACTGGACTACTCCAGTTGTTATAAGTGGAGAAAATGGAACGAATGGTACAGACGGAGTTCCTGGAACTCCAGGAGAAGATGGAAGAACTACATATTTCCATATTAAATATTCTGCTGTTGCTAATCCTACTTCTTCAAGTCAAATGACTGAAACTCCAAGTACATATATTGGAACTTATGTAGATTTTACTCAAGCAGATAGTATAGATCCTTCTGACTATACTTGGGCAAGATTTGAAGGAATTCAAGGAGAAAAGGGAGAACAAGGAATCCCAGGTACTAACGGAGAAGATGGAAAAACAAGCTATCTACATATTAAATACTCTAATAATGGAGGAACAACTTTTACAGGCAATAATGGAGAAGATCCAGGTGCTTGGATTGGAGTATATGTAGATTTTAATATAAACGATAGTAACGATCCTTCTGACTATAAATGGACTAAAATAAAAGGAGAACCTGGTGTTACTGGTGATCCTGGTCCTGCAGGTAAAGACGGAGTTGATGGTTTACCTGGAATTGGTATTGAAGTTCGTTATTGCTTAGGAACTACAACTATTTATGGAGGAACGAGTACTCCTGGAACAACAAGACAGCCAACAGGTTGGAATTTAGCAGTTCCAACTCCTACTGAAGAGACTCCTTATATTTGGTTTATTCAAGCCAGAGTAAATTATACAAGTAATACTGATAAAGTTGGCACAATTGAAGGTAGCTGGAGTACTCCCACTAAATTAAGTGGAACTAATGGATTAAATGGAGAGAATGGTTCTAAAGGACAAATAATTTATCCTGAAGGTATTTATAATGTTAATACTGTATATCAAGGAACCGCAGATAAAACTCCTTATGTATATGATTCTAATGATGCTAGCTATTACGTTTTAAATATAGTAGGAACTTGGCAAGGAACATTACACAGTAATGAATCTCCTAGCACTGATACTAGTAATAGTTGAGTTAAATTAGATGCATTTGAAGCGCTGTATACTAAAATTGGGATTATCGCTAACGGTCTTATTGGATCTGCTGTATTTAATGGAAACTATATGTTTAGTCAGCAAGGGATTGATTCTAGTGGGCAAGTATCTACTCAATACCAGAATTTTAATCCAGAAACTCCTACAGGAGGTGTATTTACTCCAAATATACTATTTAATTTTAGAACTGGAGCTGGACATATGGCTGCAGGAAAAATTAAATTTGGGGATGATGGAAGTGTTGACTTAACAAATATTAAAATTAATAATGCACTTATTCAAAATACTAAACAATATACACTGACTCAATCATCTGATCCACATGTATTAGATTCATTGTACTCAGAAATTGTATATTCTCCAACCATACATGAAGATGTAATACTTAAAATAGATGCTTCTAAATATCAATTAAATATTGATGGTTCATATTCTGGTGCAATTTATAACAAGTCGGATAAACAATTATTTGTATACCCATTTGATAATGGCCGTGATGATGAATCTATTAAAATTTGTGGATATTACAATGGTAGGCTATTATTCTCTTATGATGAACCAATTCTTTTTAATGCTTCCCAAATTTTGCTTCCTGCAGGAGGTGTAGTAGAATTTAAATTCGTTCCATCCTCAATAGTAAGTAACTACTATGTTGGAACAATTTGGGTAGAAAATACATCAGATTTTGAGCTGAAAACATGAAAGCAGAATGGAACACTACGTTCAGATCTTTATTATAGAAGTTATGATGATTATAATAGTGATTCGTTTTTAGCATGTGGAGAAGTCTATTTTAATTCATCTGGTGTGCCATCTTTATCTTCTTTTTATAGGTGTAGAACTGACTTAGTATTAACTGTGAGTCAATCTGGAAATTTTGCTGCAAATTTAAATTTAACAAGTATTTATCCTGGTAGAACTCTATCAATAACTACTGTAGCTATTTCACAACCTATATGAGATGGGGCTTTGTTAAAAATGTTTTATGGTTCTGCAAGAGGCAGAATTAATGGGGCTTCTTTAGATGTAAGAACTGGAGATGGCAAAGTACCAACAACAAGTATTAGTGTTCCATTTTTAATATTAGGGTCAAAATAATAAACTATGAAGAAAAATAATATATTACCTACTATAGATCTACAAAATTCAAGAGAGTATTCTGGAGCTTATAATTCAAGAGATTTCTATAAAGGAACTTCCTTTAAGATGGCGGGAGAATGAATAACAAATACTCACTATTTTAATGACGAATATATTGTAGATTTTGTATCATTTGAAGGAGCTTTATTGTCTTGCATTAGAAGTCATACATCATCTTCGTTAAATATGCCTGAATTAGTTCGAGAAAACGATAAAATTATTGGTATTAAACCAAATCTTTTCTGAGCTTTTGTAATGGCAGGAGTTGAAGGACCTGTTGGTAAAGTATGAGTTCCTGAAGTTAAAAATGGAATAATTTCTTGGAAAGAAAGTAATACTTCTCCTTCATCAACTCCTATAGAAAATCTAAAAGGAGAACCAGGAGATACTCCAATTGTAGGTATCAAAAAAGATACATTAAATAATACTTATTATTGGACTGTATCTATTAATGGAGAATCTCCTAGATGAATACTTGATGAAAATGGACAAAAAATTTCTGCACAAGGTTTAAAAGGAGATCCTGGTAAAAATGGAACTGATGGAAAACCTGGTAAAAATGGAGCTGATGGTATAACTCCTGAATTCAAAATCGAAAATGATTATTGGTTTGTTTCCTATGATAACGGAACGAATTGGACGCAATTAGGCAAGGCTAAAGGTGATCGAGGAGCTACTGGAGAAAAAGGAAAAGATGCAATCCAACCAAAATTTAGAATTTCATTAGGAAACTGAGAAGTATCTTATGATAAAGGTATAAATTGGGAAAAAGTTGGTAGAGCTACAGGAAGTAAAGGAGATCCTGGAAAAGATGGCGTTGATGGACGTGCTGGTAAGGACGGTAAAGATGGGATAACTCCTGAATTTAAAATTGTTAATAATAACTGGTATATAACTTATGATGAAGGTATTTCTTGAAAGTTATTAGGTAGAGCAATTGGAGATCAAGGAGAACCTGGAAAAACTCCTGCACTTGTTAGAAAATTTGGAGATCCTGATAATTTAACAGATGATAGAATTCTATGGGGATATTTAGGAGATCCTACTAGTGAATGGGTTACACTATGCTATTTAGAAGAATTAAGAGGAGATAGTATTAAATCAGTTAATATTAGTGATGCAGAAGGTCATTTGGAATTAACTATGGAATCAAGTAAAGTGATTACTTCTACTGGTTCTGTTCTTCCTAGATTTAATGCAGGAACTATTGAAACTGTTGAGTGAGATCAAAGACCATCTTTAGTAATAGATAAAACTAATGCTCCTAGAGAATGAGCTTTAAATGTAAAAGTTCCTAAAGGAAAACCTGCTACAGTAACTGTAGTTTCTGAAGTAGAAAAATTAGCACCAGATGCACAACCTTATGTAACTGATTTAAATCCAGATATTAGTGATGCAAATCTTAAATTTGGAATTCCTCAGGGAGAAAAAGGTGATCCTGGTGATGAAAATATAGCAATCGGATGTCAATCCGATTTCCCAAATAACGAACCAGAGCACGATAAGATTTGGTATGATCCGTGTGATGAAGCTATGGATCAGTATTCAGTCCAAGACTTTTTATATCATTCTTATATTGCTGTTGATGGTACTCTTAATCAAGAACAATTCGAAGCTGCTTGAAAATCGTTTCCTAACATAGCAGGATTTGAAATTAAATTTGCAAATAGCTTTGAAAAGTTAGGTGATCCTACTGCAGATAAGTTAGGAAAATTATATATGATTCCTGCTCAATCTACAGTTTTACATGATTTATTTGAAGGATACATTGTTGTTCATTCTCCAAGTACTACAGAAGATGTATATATGTGAGAAAAATGAGGAAGTGGACAAATAACAGTAGATTTAAAAGATTATTATACTAAAAGTGAAATGGATCAACAGATACAAAAATTAGAAGATAAAATTGAAGAGGTTTCCTCTACAATTTGAAATGATGTTAACAATTAATTTTTAAAACATGGCTAATAGTGTTGTAAAATTTTATAGAGGTCCACAAGCTTCTTATAATTCCACTACGCATGCTGATGGTATTTATTTTGCCACAGATACTAAGAAAATTATTATGAATGGCACTGAATATGGTGGCGATTCTAATAAGAAAGTATCAAATGTAGCATTAAATGCCAATGCTAATGGAATTGTAATTACATATACAGATTCCACCTCTACAACTTTGTTACTAGGTAAAGCTACAGTTACTGCAGACGGTCTTATGTCTAAGGAAGATAAAACTAAACTTGATAGTTTAAATCCTACAGCAAGTGGTTCTTATGAGTCTTCGTTAGATCCTAGTGTAGCAACAGTAGAGAAACTTGGGGGCATTAACGCAGGTACAACTGTAGCACAACTTACAGGTAAGAGTTATGATGAAATTTTTGATACTCTTATCTTCCCAACAGTTAATCCCACATTTGTAGCTCCAACTGCAACTATTTCTTTAAAGGGCTATTCAAATACTCAGGAAGTAGGAGCAAATGCTCCAACCGCTGCAAATTTTAATACTGAATTTAATCAAGGCCAGATTTTAGTCGCAGGAAAAGAGCAGGCAAAACGCGCAGGAGCTTTAGATCCAGAGAATTCGTATATTTTATATGGCTCATCTCAAGAACTTCCCGCAAAGGTAGTTAAAGGCTCAATGTCATATAAGTATCACGCTGCTCATGCACAAGGTCCTCAACCTAAAGATTCTAAAGGTAACGACTATGGTACTCCTTTAGCTGCAGGATCAGTAGATTCAAGTGCAGTTACAGTAACAGGATATATTCCTGCTTATTCAGGTTTAGTTTCTACAGCTTCAATTACAGAAGATGTAATTAAAGGATTAACTAAAACTACTTCTGCAAAGAAAACAATTAAAGTAGCTGGACCAATTTCAGAACAATATATTTGTTTTGCTGCTCCTGCAGGTTGATCGGTTTCAAATATTAAAGAAAGTAATAACTTTGATGTAACTAGTTCATATACTACTAGTACAGTTTCGGTTACTGGTTTAGATGGTCAAGCGGTTGATTATACAGTATATTTATCTGGTAAGATGTCGCAACCTAGTACTTACTATGTAAACTTTAACTAATTATGGCAGAATTTTTTGGTAAAGGTATTTCGGTAGGTTCTGGTTTTGACTTAGGTGCGAATCTACCATTAGATAATAGAACAGTTCAGGCTACAATTGCTGAACGTGATTCAATGCCTACTATTCAGTTAGTAGAAGGCCTTTTAGTATATGTAAAGGAAAATAAAACCACTTATGTATTAAAAGGCTTTGATGCTGATGGTTCTAACCGAGTTTGGGAACCTCTTGCAACTGGCACAGTTGTAGAGATTATTAACTCACTTGAAAGTGATAGAACTGATGCTGCTCTTTCTGCAGCACAAGGTAAAGCTTTAAAAACTCTTGTAGATGAACTAAAAGCTTCTGTAGCTGCAGCTCTTGACTACAAAGGTACTAAAGATACTTACGAAGAACTTCCTACTGAAGGAAATAAGAAAGGTGATGTTTGGAATGTAGTTGCTGCTCATGGTACTACTCCTGCAGGTACAAATTATGCCTGGGATGGTGCAGCTTGGGACCCTCTGGGAGGTACAATTGATCTTTCAGGATACTATACAAAGTCACAAGTAGATGATGCAATTTCTGCAGCAAAAACAGAACTAGAGGCTGCAGATACAGCTTTAGAAGGACAGATTACTACAGTTACTAATCAGCTTAATAACAAAGTTGATAAGGTTGAAGGTTCAGGTTTAATTTCTGATACTGATTTAAATCAAATCAGAACTAATAAATCTGACATTGAATCTTTACAAACATCTGTTGGAGGTAAGCAAGACGAATTAACTCCTGGTAATGCAGTTTCAATTACAGAAGAAAATGTTATTGATGTTAAGTTAGATCCAGCTTCAAATGAAGCACTATCAAAATCAGCCGAAGGTCTTAAGTTGGATCTTAGTGGAATAAAAGGCTCAACTGTAAAAGTTGGAGTTTCCATTACTGGCGGTGCTGAAATTGGTGCAGATCAAACAGTTGCTGAAGGTATGAAAGCTCTTAGTGATAGTATTAAAACTGCTGTTGCAGGTGGCATTACATCTATTACTAGTCCCGATAATACTATTAAGGTAACTGGTGAAGGTACTTCTAGAGGTTTAGCTGTAGATATGTCTAAATTAGTATCAACAAGTTCATCTATCCAAGTTGGAACAGACGGTAAGCTTGATATATTTTGATCAGAAATTGAATAAATAATAATTTCCCCCTTCCTCACATTTAGTGAAGGGGGGGGATTAAAATTTAAAAAAATAAACATGGCAACAATTAAGTTTTTTAAAAAAGCGACAGAGCCTACTACAATCGAAACTGGAAATCTTTGGTTTGATATAACAACTCAATCTATTAAAGTTAAAACAGATACAGGATATGATGTATTTGGTATTGGGCTTAAAGATGCACAATTATTAAATAATAAATTAACAATTACCAGATCAGATAATACTACTGTTGAAGTAGATTTTAATGATATAGCGTCAGCAAGTTCTGTAGCTGCAGCGTTAGATAAAAAAGTAGATAAAACAATTACGATAACAGGAACAGGCGGGTTATCTGGAGGTGGAAATCTGGCAGAAAGTCGTACTATCTCTCATGCTGTTCCAGCAGGAGCTGCTGCGAAAACATCAGGGTTGTATAAAATTGCAACTGATAAGTTTGGACATGTCACAAGTACAGCAGCAGTAACTAAAACAGATATAACAGCTCTTGGTATTCCTGCTACAGATACTAATACAACGTATACATTTCAGGGAGCATCAAATGGATTTAAAGTAACTCCAAGTAATGGCGAAACTCAAACAGTAATTATCTCTCCAAGTATTAAAAATAACGTTACTAAAACAGATGCCACAACAACTGCTGGATATATTCCTAAGTTTAATAATACAACAGGAGTTATTGAAAATGGTTACTCTGTACAAACAACTTTAGCTAGTAGTTCAACTGCAATCCCAACTGCTGCTGCTGTCGTTGCAGCTATTGATAATAAGATCGCTGCAGCTGATGCAATGATTTATAAAGGAACATTAGGCACAGACGGTACTGTTACTAAAGTTCCAGCTAACGGATATAAAGTAGGTTGGACCTATAAAGTAATTACTGCTGGAACTTATGCGGGAATCAAGTGTGAGGTTGGAGATATGCTAATTGCTATTAATAACGGTCCTGTTAGTGGTACTACAGTAGTTAATGCAGATTGAACAGTTGTTCAGGCTAATATTGATGGCGCAGTAACTGGCCCAGCTTCTGCGACAGCAGGTCATATTGCAGTATTTGATGGAGCTACAGGTAAAGTTATTAAAGATGGTACATATACTATCGCCACTAGCGTACCTTCAAACGCTGTCTTTACTGACACAAAAGTAACTTCTGTAGATAATCACTATAAACCTGCTAATGGAACAACTCTTATAGGAACCGCTGGTTCTCCTGTTACTGCTGGTGGCAAAGTTATTACAGGTATTACAGCTGATAGTTCTGGCCATATTACAAATATAATTACTGGTACTATACCAGCTGCACCAACCTTATCTGGTTTAGGTGGAGTTGGAACTATAAATGCATCTGGCACTGCTCCTTTAACACTATCTGCATCTAAAAGTAGTACAACTGTAACAATTTCTGGATCAGTAGCAGAAATGACAGCCGCAACATCAAATACAGCAGGTGCAGCAGGTATTGTTCCTGCTCCTGATGCAGGAAAACAAGCTGCGTTTTTAAGAGGTGATGGAACTTGGGCAGTACCTACAAATACTAATACTACATATACATTTGCAAATGGAACTACTGGTAATTTTACTGTTACTCCAAGTGGAGGAACTGCACAAACTGTATCTGTAGGTAAACCTGCAACAGCAGGAACTGCAGATAAAGTAGGCCATGCTTTAACGCTTACTGTTGCTGGAGGAAGTGCAGAAGGAACTAGTAAATATACATTTGATGGTTCAGCTGGAAAAGCTCTTAATATTGTAGCTGGATCTAACGTTACACTAACTCCTGCTGCAGGGCAATTAACTATTGCTGCTACAAATACAGTATATACTCACCCTGCAGGTAGTGCTCCAAGTAAAGCCTCAGGATTCTATAAATTCTCAACAGATTCTACTAGTCATATTGCTAGTGTAACAGCTGTAGCTAAAGCTGATATTACTGGTTTAATTGGAGATAACACATATGATGCATATGGTGCTGCAAGTACTGCAGAAATTAATGCAAAAGCATATGCTAATTCATTACTAGCTTGGTCTGAGTTTGAATAAGTATTCAATAAGGGGATAGGGTTTATTCCCTATCTCCTTATTATTTTTTAATTTTTATTAGACTAGTTTATTATGGCAATTAAAAATAAATTCATACATTTTAAAACTAGAGCTGCTTTTAATGCTAATGTTCCAAACCCTGCATTAACTGCAGACGAAGGTAATGCCTTTTATAACTATACAACATTTATTAAAGATACCAAGGAAATTTATACCCATGGTACTTTTTATAAATGTGATATAAGTGCAGAAGAAGTAGAAGCTTTAGTTACTTCTAAAGGTTATATTACTGAAGATGATATACCTGTCCTTTCTGGAGGAGCAGCTGCAACCTCAGGACAATATGTATCAGGAGTTACAGTATCAGGACATACTGTAACTGTTACTAAGGCTGCTTTACCTAGTGCAGCTACAGTTGCTCCTAAAGCATCTGGAACTGCAGCAGTTGGTACTTCAACTAAATATGCAAGAGAAGATCACGTTCATCCTTCACAAACAAATGTAGCAACTGCAACAAAATTAGCTACACCAAGAGTTATAGCAATAGCTGGAGCAGTATCTGGTAGTGCTACTTTTGATGGTTCTACAAATATCTCTATTAGTACTACATTAGCTAATATTGATGCGTCTAAAATTACTTCTGGAACTCTTAATGCTGATAGACTTCCTGAGATTCCTATTTCTAAAATTCCTGCGGCTGCAATGGAGAGATTATATGTAGTGGAGTCCCAATCAGCTGCAGTTGCTTTGAAGATACAAGAAGGAGATGTTGTTCAGATTGGTTCAGGAGGTCCTATGTACTTCTGCGTATCAGAATCTGCATCTACTTTTGCTACTAAATTTAAAGTATTTACTGCAGGGGCTGCTACAAGTGTGCCTTGGTCTGGAGTGACTAATGCTCCTACAAAGCTAAGTCAGTTTACCAATGATTCTGGTTTTACAACAAACAAAGGTACAGTAACTTCAGTAGCAATGTCAGTTCCTACAGGACTAAGTATATCAGGTTCTCCAATTACAGCAAGTGGAACGCTTGCTTTAAGTTATACTTCAGGATACTCAATTCCTACTACCGCAAAACAAACTAATTGGGACACAGCATATGGATGAGGAAATCATGCTTCAGCTGGGTACTTAAAAACTATACCTGCCGCAACCTCTAGTGCTTATGGAGGAATTCAAATTGGATATACAACAAGTAACAGAAACTATGCTGTACAATTAAGTAATGGCAAAGCCTATGTAAATGTACCTTGGACAGATACTAATATAACCTATAGGGCAGGTACTAATATTAGTATTAGTGAAACTACAATTAATTGTACTTATACTTTACCTACAGCTTCAAGTTCAGTACTTGGTGGAGTTAAAGTTGGAAGTAATATTACATTGTCTTCTGGGACTATTTCATTAAGTAAAAGTAATGTAACTTCTGCTTTAGGCTATACTCCTGCTAACACCAGTGATATACCTAAAATTCCTATTGCATTACCTAATCCATATGCGCTAACAATTAATGGAACTTCATACACAGGTTCATCTGCGGTAGCTATAAATACTGCAAGAATACTATCAACGTCTACTTTAAGTAGTTCAACAGTTTCTGCAGGATATAGTTATAATAATACTTTATCAAGAACTATTTCTTCTCTGAGTGGGTTTAGTTCAAGTAATCCTGATTCAGTTATTATAAGCACTGCTAAACTTACATTTACTGCTTCTAATGCAATTAAGATGGATGGTCTTGCAGATTTATCTGGAACTTATTATATCTACTGCTTAAGTTATATGGCAAATGAAAAAATTGCTGTTAATGGTGCAGTATATGCGTAATCTTAAAAATATATAAATTATGAGTGTAAAAATTTTTGATAAAGCACAAAATAAGTGGGTTATATTTCCTGGCTCAATAGGTGCACCTGGTAGATCTGCATATGAATTAGCAGTACAGCAGGGTTATAAAGGTACTCTTGATGAGTGACTGAAATCAATTAAAGGAGCTGATGGAAGAGATGCATATACTATTGCTGTTGAAGGTGGATATAAAGGAACCGAAGAGGAATATAATAACGCACTTACTATTGCTCCTGTAGCAGTAGATAAAATAAATAATGCAGATACTACTCCTACTAAAGATAGTACTAATTTAGTATTATCTGGAGGAGTAAAAGATGCAATTGATTCATTGAATGCCGATTTTGATACTGATTTAGCTACTATTAATTCAAGTATTACTAATTTAAGCGATGAGATTGATAATATTGTTAATGTGGAGATTGGCGATCAATTAAAGGCTTCTATTATAGATAATCTTACTAGTTCTGATACAGAAAAAGCATTATCTGCAAGACAAGGTAAAATATTAAAAGAACTTATTGATAATCTAGCTAATTTACAAATTACAGTAGTAGATACACTTCCAACAACTGGAGAAAGTAATATTATCTATTTAGTAAAGAAAGCTGGTACAGGAACTGATATACATGATGAATATGTATACGTAGAAGGAAATTGAGAGAAGATTGGAACAACAGATGTTGATTTAACAAATTATTATACTAAAACTCAAGTAGATTCTATTAAAGATACTTTAGATAATAAAATCTCTAATAATACTTTAAGTATTACTAATATTACTACTAATGGATCTATTACTCCTGAAAGTTTGAAAATTCAGAAGAATGGTGTTGATCTACTTGATGCGTGAAATGGTTCTAAAGAAGGAGTTGCAAATATTGTAGTTCCAACTTCTTTGTCTGAGCTAAATGCAACAAAAGACGATATTGTTAAGATTCTTGGTTATACACCTGCTGATTCCGCACAAGCTGGAATGGGAGATGTTACAGGTCCAGTAACTGCTGTAGATGGAAATCTTGTAGCATTTGATAAGGACGGTAAACATATTAAAGACTCACAATATAATGTAGGATCTTTTGCAGTTAAAAATCATACGCATACAGTATCTCAAATTACTGATTTTCCTGAAATTCCAGACCCAATTACAGTAGATGATACTTTAAGTACTACTTCTACAAATCCAGTACAGAATAAAGTAGTAGCCACAGCTTTAAACAATAAAGTTAATAATGCCACTTTAGGAAGCTATGTTAAGACAGCAGACTTAAATGTAACTTTAGGAAATTATTATACTACTGCAGAAGTATATACAAAAAATGAAGTTGATGATAAAATTGGCTCTGCGGGTGGTGGAGATGTAATGGCTAGTGGAGATCTGGCTAATAACTATATTATTATTGGCGCAGGGTCTAAATCTATTAAGAAATCAGAACAATTACTTTCAGATTTAGCTTTAAAAAGTGATATTCCATCTTTAGACGGATACGCTACTGAATCATGAGTAGGAACTCAAAACTTTATTACAATGCCAGATGATTTAGCAGAAGATCGCATTGTTATTGGTGCAGGAACTAATAGTGTTACATCTAAAAGACTAAAAACTATTAATGGGATTTCATTACTAGTAGATGATACATATAATGTAACTAATTATAATGTTAGTCGAATGTTTCCATGAGACGCATTTACAGGTAGGGGAAATATAACTGGATTATATAACTATTTATTTGATGGAGTTGGACAATTAGTGCCAATTGAATATAATAATAGTGCATATACAAATCTCCCAGTTGATGGAGAATCTTTCGTTGGTACTTTGCAACCATATAAATATACTGCAGCTAATAATTGAAGTGTTAGAGCATTTCTTACTAGTGAAAATACAGGTAAAACGTATACAGGAGTATTTAACATGGGGCAATCTGCTTTAATTAATTGGATTGAGATTGGTAAAGATATTACCTCATCAGAAATTATATCTGCATTAGGATTTACTCCTATTAGCTCAAATGAAATTCCTATTGCTCTTCCAAATCCATGTGCATTATCTATTACAGCTAATAGAATAAATAATTCTTATACAGGATCTTCTGCAGTTAATATTAATTTAGATAGTATTTTCTCTAAGAAGCTTAAAACTGTAACTACTCCTGGCCAACCTGGAATTTTTGTTGGAACAGAATCTTCTTATGAAGTTAGTGCTTTATATGTTTCTGCAGATGAGCCTGATGCAATTATTGTAATTCCTTCTTCAACTAGTATTGCTTTTAACAATACTATTTATACAGAAATGCAAGATTTAGGAACCTTAACAGGCGGCGCTTATAAATGTTACTGCATCACATATATTAATTCTAGTATAGTATTGGTTAATGGAGCTATATATGGCAATAGTTAGTAATTATGATGAAGATTATAAAAGATCTCTTGATTAAAATTATCAATGACATAGATACAGGTAATTCTAACTTAAGTGCAGATGAGTGTAATGAAGTTATTGAATATCTTACTGAAATAACAAATAAGAATGAGAAACTTAGCAAATATCAAGCCTGCAAGTACTTGAAAGTTAGTAGAGCTACGTTTGATAATTATGTTAGAGCAGGTAAGATTCCTAAAGGTCGTAAACAAATAGGATTTAAGGAATTGTTTTGATATAAGAAAGATCTAGATAAATTTATAGAGAATAATTAGTAACAAGTTACTAATTATTCACAATTGTAATCCTCTTAGGTTGAAAGACTTAAGAGGATTTTTTATTTTTATAGTAACGTTATATTTTAGATTATTTAGGCTATATCTTTGTACTGTAAGCTTACAATAATAGATTTAATTAATTTAAAAAATAATAGAACTATGGAAGTAGTAGAAAAGAAAGAAATGGTACATAAAGATGTATACGAAAATTGTGGTGAAAAAGAATATGCATCAAAAGGTGTAGCTGGTACAGGTCTTGGACTTGGTATAGCTGGTACTGCTCTTGGGCTTTTAGCTCTTAGTGGAAGAGGTTTATTTGGACTTGGTAATGCTGGTGGTGCCGCTGCAGGTGCTTTAGCTGCTGAAGCTATTACTGGTGGTCCAACGACATTCCAAGCTTGGCAACATTCTTGTAATGCTGAGTTAGCAAATCAGAAAGCTCTTTATGACTTTGCTTTGCTATCAACTAACGCTCGCTTTAATGATCGTCAGACAATCAATAGCGAAATGTTTGGTTTATACAAGAGCCAGATTGATGCAGACTTTGGACTGTACAAAAATCAGAGAGATCAATTTGATGTATTAGCTGATCGTATTGGTAAATTAGAGACTGCTGCTGCTGTTAATGCTGCTGTAGAGCCTTGGAGAAGCAAAGTTACTAAGATGGAGATTGCTAGTGTAGCTGGTATGGTAGGTCTTGAAGCAGAACGTAGAATGTGTGCTGACAACAAGATTGTTAACTATGCTAATAACACTTTCTATCCTATCCGTGTAGCTGCTGTAGAAGTAGGAACTGATACAGTACAACGTTCACTTTATAATCCACTTTGCCCTTGTGCAGGTTATTCAAACAGTATTCTGTTTGAGCCAACTACAACACCAGCGGCCTAGTAATTTAAAGTAAAATAAAAGATGTATCCTGTGAATCAAGTTTTCCTAGGTAATTCAGACCCTCTATTATCTCAATCTGATATTACAAGTCAGATGCAAATATTAAAACAATATGAAGCCCAACTAGCACAACTGCAGAAGAAGGGAACTCTCCAGACTGATTTAATATGAGATGATATAGATAAAGAGATGAGTTCTTTAACAGAAAGTCAAAAAGCTAGATTTTTTGAAGATCAAGAATATTCAGAAATTACAGCTTCATTACAACAAATGGTGCAAGTAGAATTACTCAATTTAGTAAAAGCCAAAATTGAAAGTAATTCAGAGGGTAAGGACTTATTACAAAGACAGCTAAAATTAGTTAAGAAGTTAAAGAACAAGATAGTAGAAGAGACAGATAATGAGATGGCTATCTTTAAAAAGTTCCGCGAATTCTCTAAAGATAACCCAGGTTTAACTTATGAAGAATTTATTAAACAATGGCGCAGCACGTAGATGTAATAATGACTAGACTTAATAATTTTGTTGATAAACAATTAACTTCATTGTCGCAAAGCAATCCAATGATGGCATTTGCTAAGCCTTTGATAACTAGAGTAATTGACAACAATGCTTATAAAGTTGAAGGAATGTTAAAACAAATCGCTGACAAAGATGGTATGGTTGACGTTAATGGTATATTATCTGAAATGATTGATAATGTAATTAACACTAAACCTTTCAAAGTCAATAGTGGATTTCTAGGAGAACTTGAAATCGGGAGCGGAAAAATAAAGATGAATTTACCTTTGGTAAATCGAGCCTTAGTTTTAAGTCATCAAGATTTAATTGAACTAAAAGATATGTTAAATGAATAGATAGAGAGGAGTGGCAGAAATGTCACTCCTTTTCTGTTTATATACAATAATTTGTATAAAAATTTGTTTATTTATTAAATAATCTTTAACTTTGCGATTATTAACTAAAATATGAACTAATATGAATAAAACTAAAATGAAAAAAATTGATTTAAATGTAGCTACACGATTAATGTTACTTATGAATTTACCTGAACAAGGTTCAGTAACTGAAATGATCTCAAAGCGTAATGTTAGAAAAAAGATTGATTTTTCAAGTGAAGAAGTAGAAGCATTGAAAATTGAGAATAAAGATAACAAAATTGTTTGGTTACCAGAAAAGGAACTTTTAACAGTTGAATTTACAGATAGTGAAGTTGATTTCTTAAAGTCACTTATTGATAAGCTTGATAAAGCTGGATCTATTACTGATAATATTCTAGACTTTGTTGAGGCAATACAAAGTTAATAAATAGAAATATTTGTAAATTATGTATAGTCTAGAGCCAATAAAAGTTATACAACTAATAAGAGAGTCTTTTATTGGCTCTGAAAAAGTTTATACTCAAGGTAGTTGTTATCAATTATATTTAATATTAAAATACATATTTCCAGAAGCAGAAGCATATTATAATTGTGATCATGTTATTACTAAAATTAAAAATGTATATTATGATATTAATGGAATTGTAGATAATATATCAAACTACCTACCAATAGATGAAATATATGTTAAAGATATTCGAAAAGAAGCAATTAATTGAAAATTTAATCTATTTTCAGAGAAAAAGTAAAAAATATTCTTTTTTTATTTGGAAATTAAAAGTTAATACATTATATTTGCTGCGAATATATAAACATATTAATAATCAATTAATAAGGAAAAATAAGAATTATGATTATCGATGGACAAAATCACATGGATTTTCTATTAGAAGATCCAGAACCAACAGACAAAACTCCTATTACAGATCAAAATACTAATAGTGAGCCAGAACCTGAACCTAGTCCTACTAACCAAGAACCTCCTGAAAACCCTGACCTAAATACTGGCGAGGGTTTAGACGTGTTTAGTGAGTTCTTGAAAAGTAGAGGACTAAGAGATGGAAAAACTTTACTTTATCAAGATGAAGAAGGTAATGAACAAGAAGTAGACTTTAGTTCGTTGGATAGAGATGAACAATTAAATATTCTAAATGAATTAGCTAAGCCTGATTTATCTGATGATGAAGTTAAAACAATTGAATATTTAAGAAATAATAACGCAACTATTCAGGACGTTATTGAATATTATTCTCAGAAAGCAGTGCAAGACTATATTAATCAAAATGGTCCTGTAAATAAAGCTTATTCTGTAGATGATTACTCTGATGAAGAATTGTATATTGCCGATCTTAAATCTAAGTTTGAAGGTATGACTGAAGAGGAAATTCAAGCAGATTTAGACTTAGCAAAGAGTAATGAAGACTTATTTAAGAAAAAGGTAGAGACAATTCGAAACCAATATAAAGCACAAGAAGATAAAGCAGTAGAAGATGCACAAAGAGCTCAAGAGGAACAGTATAACGCATTTAAATCAACACTTGAGGAACAGTTAGTAAATTTCAATGAAATCTCTCTTGACTATCAAGATGAAAAATCTGATAGTTTACAAATTGAAGATCACGATAAACAAGAGATCTTTAGTTATATTCTAGATCAAGATGAAAATGGAGCTAGCCAGTTCTTTAAAGATTTAAATGATCCACAAGTTCTTGTAGAGCTCGCTTGGTATCGTCTCTTTGGTAAAGATGCTATTTCAGGTATTTCTCAGTATTATAAGAGTTTAATTAAGGAAACTAGGAAGCCCGCAGCTCCTAAGAATGAGCCTCCTAAACCTTCAACTGTAATACCTACTAATGAAGAGAAAAATAAATCAAATCCAGATAAATCAATCGCGTCATTATGAGATGACGAATTATAAATAAACAATTAAATTAAACAATATGAGAATTTCTAGTTTTAGTACAGTACGTCCTCAGATGAGTTCAACTCGTACATATGAGGATTTTTACAAATTTTTAGGTGAAAAACCTGCACGTCTTGGTATTGTATCATCACTTTATGAGCAGTATACCGCATCGTACCTTACTGAATCTCTGATGAATATATATACAATGGAAAAAGACAAGAAAAATAGTTTCCAAAGTATTAATTCATTTATGGTAGAGTGGGACATTAATGTAGGATTTATTAAGAGAATTCCTTTCCTACAGGTTCCTGATGGCGATGGTGCTCAGGGTACTGATATCATCTTCCACTTCCCTGAAAATTATTATCAGAGAAATGACGTAATGATCATCGAAGGATCACGTCAGCAAGTTATCTTCCTGTCACGTCCTGTTCGTAGATCAGATAGAGACTGGGAGATTGTAGGTAAACTACAAGATTCAGATTACAATGCTACTCTTGATGTTGAATTCTGCCAGCCAGGTATGAAGACTCGTTTCTTAACGAACTATCAGCCTGAAATGCATGAGGAAGGATACGTTAAGTATCAGTCAAATGTTGAAAAGCATCGTACATTTATTGCAACACACCGTGCAGATGTAGACTACACTGCTAAGTATCGTGCAATGGAGGACGTTTTCATTCAGATTGGTAAAGGAACAGAAAGTGATCCTGTTTACAAAATGAATGCTGCAGAAAAAGATTGTCTTGATAGCTTCATGGCTGCTCGTGCAAATGCACTGCTTTGGGGTAAGACTAACGTAGATAAGAATGGTAAACCTAAGATTTTTGATCCTGAAACAGGTGAGCCTATTATCTCTGGTGATGGTATTATTCCTCAGATTGAGCGTTTCGCAGGTAAATATGTGTATTCAAAGATGACTAATAAAGTTATGAATACCGCTATCCTTGCCATGATCGCTAAATCAAATAATCCTACTGGCAATAAATATATCTTTATTTGCAATACTCCTATGTGAGCTGAAATTCAGGATAGTCTGTCAGGATATCTTCGTGATTGGAAGACTGTTGGTACATTCATGTTCTCTAAGGGTGCTAATGATTATATCAAAGTTGGTGCAACCTATAACTCATACGAGTATGCAGGTAATACTGTAACTTTCAAAGTTGACCGTGCTCTTGATATCGAATTCCCTGAGAAGAAATATGGTATCTTCCTTGATCTGACTGCTGATGCTGCTAGTGGAAAACCCGCTATTGCAATGTTCACATTCAAGAACAATGAGTTCTGCCATAACTGGTTAGAGGGTGTTGGTCGTAGAAGTGGACGTGAAAGTGGTCCTGTTGCAAGCCCAGTAGCTGCAACTAAACTTATTGACTGGGGTTATGCTGGTGTTGGTGTATTCAACCCATATCGTAGCTTTATCTTAGTTAGTGAAAAGTAATATAAAAAGATAGAATAGAATATTAGTAGGCTTCTCCTTCGGGAGAAGTCTACAAAATATTTAAAACTTAGATATCATTATTTGGTATAGATAAATTTAATAAGAATAAATATGAATAATATAGTAACTTTAAGAAATGTATATGGTAAGGAAAAAGCACATTGCTTTATTAATCCTTTAAAACAAGCAAATGGTTCAAACTATCCTTTTGTAAAAAGAGTTCGTCAGGTAGACGCTAGTGGAGATACAGAAATGATCTTAAGTGAAGCAGAAATTAATAGTCCTGATAGTAATTACTTTATTAAGGAAGATGAACGAATAGAGATTTATGATGGTAAAACGTTTGATTTAGATAATCCTCTAGAAAGAAATATTTGGACTTGCATTAAAGATTCATTCTTAATTGCACCTGAAAGAGATTCTAAAGATTCAAAAGGTAATCTTTTAATTGACGGAGGTCCAAAACGTTATGGTCAAGCTGAATTCTATATAGAAAGACCTGGAGTTGAATCTGAAAAACGTATCGAACGTATGAAGCTCGTAACAAAAGCGTTCACTTATATTGAACAAGATTCTGCTAAAGGAAGACTTACCAAAACAAGGTTACTTGGCAAATCAATGAGAAATGCTCCTGACTCAGATGTTCAGGACTATTTATATCAAAGAGCGGAAAAAGATCCAATGGTTGTTATTGACCTTTATACAGGATCAGATACAGCACTTAAACTGCTGCTTATTGACGCAAAAGAACAACGTGTTATCAACCTTCAAAGTGGAGTTTGGATGTATGGGGATGTTCGTCTAGGTACAACTGACGAATCTATCTTACTCTTCTTGAAGATTCCTGCAAATAAAACTATCTACGAGGGTATTACATTAGAGACATACCCTGATCTTCAGAAACTAAGTTTAAAAGAAACAGTAGAGGAAAAAGTTGAAGATAAAGCTGAGGAAAAAGTTGAAGATAAAGCTGAGGAAAAAGTTGAAAAGACGGAAAAGAAGAAAAGCAATAAATAACAATATATAATGACTATTAGACAAGTGATATAAGTATACTACATATTAAATTAAGTATTATAAATGAATTTATTGTCTATAAGTTCTTAAAACTTACTAATAAAAATAATTATACCTTAAATAGGAAAATATTATAATAGTATATTAATGATTTGGATTGTATATAGAACTACATGTAAAATTAACGGAAAATTTTATATTGGAGTACATAAAACAGAAACAGATGAAATTTTTGATGGATATTATGGTAATGGAATTCAGATTCCGAAACATACCTACAGTATTACTCACCCAAAATACCCATTCCATTTTGCATTCAAAAAATATGGACAGGATCAGTTTTATAGAGAAACCTTAGCAAAATTTGATAATCCTATTGATGCCTATAAATATGAGGCAAAACTAGTAACACCTGAGGTTATTAATAAAGGGAATACATATAATGTTACTGCAGGTGGCGGAAGGACTCATCCTACAAAAGGAAAAGTTTATCAATATTCTTTAGAAGGCAAATTACTTAAAATTTGGGACTGTATTAATACTGCCAGTAAAATTTTACAAATTTCTAGACAATCTATTGGAGAATCTATTAATAAAAAAGTGGCTCGGCATGGATTTTTATGAAGTTGAGATAAAAACATAAATATTACAGAATATAAAATTAAACAGCTGAGAACCTATTATATTTATGATCATAATGGTAATTTTATTAGAGAGTTAACATTTAAGAAATGTATAGAGTTTTTAAACACTAATGGTTCAAATTTATCTAGAGCTATTAAGAATAAATACACAATAAATAAGTATTTTATAACTTTAGAAAAGGTAGATTATTTTATACCACCTAAAAATAGAAAACTAGCTTAAATAAAATGATATGACAATTCGTCAATGTTACGAATACATTTTAGTTGAATGCAACAAGGTGAAAGCTCCTCAAGTTTTACTTGAGGACTTCATATACTTGTTTAATAAAGCAATTCAACAATATATAAATAGTGTATATAATAGAAGTGAGTACAATCAACAAAGTTCAGATGACTTAGGATTTTTACAAACTACATCAGTAATTAAAGTAGGTAAAATTGCTCCAAGACAGGAATTTAATGATACTGTTTGAGAGCTACAACTTCCTAAAGATTACTTACATATGTTGAATTGTATTGCAGAATTTACAGGTAGTGATTCAAATAAATCTAGATGTGGAAATGGAGTGCAAAGAACTATTACTTCAACATGTCAAAGATTAACTGCAGATCTTTATGCAGGTATTATTAATAATTATTATATGAAACCTTCACATAAGAAGCCATATTATTATATTATTAATAGAAATGAAAAAGATCAACCAGTAACAAATCCTGTTATGGATAATGAAATTAAAGAAGGTAGTTATCGTCCTAATTATATTAAAACAGAGGATGGAAAATATCGATTTTATGCATTAAAAGAACCATATAAAAGGATTGTAAATCAATCTTCTGTAAATTTGGAAATACATAGTGGCGATTCGAATTGAAGTTTAAATAATGTATATATTACTTATGTAAAAGCTCCTATGTATGTTTCCATGACTCAGGATGATGTATTATTACCAGAAGATAATACTCAAACCCTGGAATTTCCAGACTATGTTTGTTACGAGATTATTAATATCGTAACTAGACTATTATTAGAGAATGCAGGTGATCCAAGATTACAAACAAACGTTCCTATTAATCAGACTATAGCCGTACCTGGAAATAAATAAATTTATTAACTTAAAAATTAGAAAACTATGTTTGATTTTCAAAAAGAAGTAATAATCAATTCAAATGTACTTGAAGATGGTGTAACTCCTCGTTTCAAGGCAATGACTGGAGCTGTAAATCTATTTCGTGTACTTCGTTGTGCAGATTATAGAAAAGAAGGTCTAATTGATGGAGTTGTTTATAAAACAATGTACAACAAAGGAGTTGCTCCTTCAGTTATACTTAATGTTCCAACAGACGTTGGTATTTATCGTGTAATTGTAGGTTTTAGTTTAGATGGAAAATATCTTTCAGACTATGCTTATCCCTGGTATAAGTTTGGTAAGCCAATTATGGCTGAATTCGAACTTGATGCTAACAATCTTGCTGATGCTCAGGAAATTATGATTAAAGCTATCGAAATGGCGATTCCTGAAAATTATAGATTTGCACGTGTTACAAAAGTTGATACTAATAAAGTAAAAATTAGTGGAATTGATTCACATCAGACTATTAAAGTAGCTGAATTACAACTTGCAGATAACAACGGATGTCCTGCAGATGCTTGCAACGAATGGACGTATGTTACAGTATTTGATGCACTTTCTAAAGCTAACCGCAAAGATAGCTATGTTCCTAATGAAATGGAAGTTGGTACAGCCGCATGGATTCAGGAGAATCTTCGATTCCCAAGTTATCCTAATCTTCGGTATGATGCTTTAAATGAAGAGGAGTATCCTGTTAAGGGTGGTCTCTATGTTCAATATTCTTTTGGATATTGCTCACCTCGTAGAGGTCTTCATGGACAAGGTACTGTTGGTCAGGCTCTGAAGTCAATTACTACTCATACTTTCTATGTATTGAGTTCTATTGCTGATGAGTTTGAAACAGCAATCAAAGAAGCATTTGGAGACGATTCAATTAAAGTTGTTAGTCCTGATAATACTGAATTAATTAATATCGAATTCGTATCTGCACTTAAGGTTTCAGTACAGGATATTAACGAAGGAAAAGCAATAATTAAAGCAAATGTATCTGGTCCCGCTGTTAGTCCAAATCTTATTAAATATTCAATTAAAGAAGAAGATAGTAAGTATCAAATCGATAACGATGGTAAGCTTACTGTAAAAAAAGGACAAACTGCAGCAGAAGATGATAAGTTTACAGTTAAAGCCTCTTATGGTAATGCTGTAGCAGAACAAGAGTTTACAGTAGGAGCTTAATACTCCTTTTAACATATATCACTAGAAGAAGGCAGGGCGGGGTATTTCCCTGTCCTGCCTTTAATTTTTTAAACTGAAGTTTATGACAATAGAACAAATAGCAAGTGCTGTATATAATAATACAGTAACTGGATTAGCTGGAATTACTTCAAATCCCAAAATATCTGTAGAACAACTTCAGGATGAAGTAGTAGCTGAACGTAATCAGATAATGAGAGAATTTCTTTTAAAAGGAATTTTAACTTTAGACGAATTATTTTTAGCAATTAATTGTATTGAAGTTGATTGTGATTATATGTCAAAATGTTGTGATTTACAAGTTGGAGAAAAAGCATTACATTTTGAAATCCCACCAATTATTTATATAAATGGAATTGATACAATAAGATTTGTTGGCAGTATAGATAGGCATACTCGTTATAATATTTATACAGATGAAACTTATAGATTTCATAAGTATAGGAAAAATAAGCCAGGAAGTCCATATGTTTATATAGACACTGCAATTAATTCTAATGGTAATATGGACGGATATATTTTTAATGTTCCTTTTGTAAAATATATATCTGTAATTGCACTATTCTTAGATCCAAGAAAGCTTTTAGAATGAGATTGTTGTTCTGAAAACCCTGAGGTATATCTAGATTGTGGAATTTTATCTGATGAAATTATTAAAAGAATGACTGAGAAATATATTCGCTGGTATCGTCAACTTGCAACTCCTGTTACGCCTAACGATCAAACTCCTAAATAATTATGAAGTTAAATAATATAAATTCTGTATATTCTCTTGCCAATATATTATATGGGGTTACAATAAATCCTGATAATTTTGAGGATATAGTTTTAAATGGTTTACAGTTAATAGGTAACAAACATTCTAGAATGTATAGATATGTAGGAGATACTACAAACAGAATACTAGAATTACCTTGTAATTTATCTTTTATAGAATCTGTGACAATTCCATTTGAAGACTTTCAATCTACTTCAGATACTAGTATATTTCCATTAGTTCAAAATGCTTATTATGAAAGATATAATGAAGCTTGAAAATGAAATAAAGATCCTTTATATCAATCAGGAAAACTATTAAATTATAATGAGATAAATAATGCATTAGAGTTTGATAGAGATTATTCGAATGTATCTGTACTATATCATGGTGTAATTGTAGATGATGATGGACTGCCACTTATAACAGATAAAGAATTAACTGCGTTAGCTGCATATGCCGCATATATTGATTTATATAAAAAGAGTCTTGTATTAAGAGATAGTAATTCTTTTCAAATAGCTCAAGCAGTTAAACAAGAATGATTGAGAGCTTGTAGTGATGCCAGAGTTCCTGAACATATCTCGCAAAATGAAATGAATGAGATTCTTGATGCTCGTACACGTTGGGATAGAAAGCAATATAAGAAATCATTTAAACCTGTTAACTAATGAATAAAAAAATGTTTCCTCATGGTTTTAACTCTAGGGAACTATATAATGGGTTAAATCCTAAGTTATTAAAAGGAAGATGAGTAAAAAATAGATATAAAGATCGTAAGAATCTAGCTGCTAAGATTTTTGATGACTGTTTTTATGAGATCTTATTGGATATTATAAATAATAATGTTACCTTTGTACTACCTCTGCGTTTTGGGAATTATGGAGAAATTTCTATGAAACAAATTGCAGATGAAGACTTTAAACAAGCATATAGAAGAGGTAAATTTAATAATATTGATTTTGTATTATCTCAATTTACAGGAAACCAGCTAGTATATAGATATATGAAGCATAATAAAGAAACTATGGAAAAACCAATCTATGTTGATAAATATCTTAAAAAACTCATAGATCAATATACTGAAGAAGCAAAAGTGTACTATTAATTATGATTAAAGAATTAGACGATTATTTAGGTATTATACAAGAAAAATATCCAAAGATCTCAAAAGATGAGTTAAAAAGAGTTATAGAACACGGTTTTAGTAGTTTTCATTTATTAGCTAAAAGTGGAGCAGATGTAGTTTTAGGAAATCATAACTATACTGCTTTTTGTGGAAAGATGTTTTTTGATGATTATAAAAGAGTTAGATATAATAATATTAAACATCGTATTAAATTAAGACTGAAATATAAGTACGCTCAAGAAGTATATAACGGAGCGTACTATTTCGGTCTAACTGAAGCTGAGTGAGAATTTTATAAAACTCAGATAACTTCAAAGCGTAGATCTAAAATAAAGTTTAGAGATTTGAAGTTATATAAAATACAAGAAGAGTGTTATTTAGATAGATCTAGAACACATTTCTTTAAATTATACTATCCAATTGATGTTGGATGGACATTTTTAAAAAGTGAAATCACAACAAGAAACTTTGAATATATAGCATATAGAGATGTAAAAAATAAAATAATAATGATTTAATATGGCAAAAGAAGAAATAATAGGGTCTCCTAGAAGAAATTTAGTTTTTGAAACTAGTGGGGTAATAAGAGTAAAAGTTGGAGATAAATATTATAAGTTAAATTATGATAAAGAAACAACTGATGATGAAGACGAAGAATCTATAGAGTCTAAAATTATAATTGTAGACGATATATTATTATATGAGACAGGGCAGTATGAATATCCTGGAGATAGAAAAATAATCTTTGCATTAAACGGAGGAATTTATTATACATTAGATAATAGTTATTTTAGTTTTAGTGATTCTCAAAATTCAGATGCTTCTCTTGAAGGGAATATAATATTTGATAATACTGTAATATTTAATGGAACCCCTCCATTTAAATTAAGTAGTTCAGAAGTTATAAGTAATCTTAATGCACAGTTTATTGATGGGCATAGTTGAAATGATATTCAAGCATTATTAAATAAACAGAACATCTCTTTTAATACATTAGAAACTACAGATGGAAAATTTATAGCTGAAGATGGAAAAGTTACATGTAATACAGTAGTTTGTAGTAATGCTAATATTAAAAAACTTAGTTTTGAAACTCTTTCTGGAAATATCTCAATTGGAGGAAATATAAGTGTTACAGCAAGCGAGCTAGATATTGATGGAAATCTATATGATCTTGGAATAAATATTTTACAGCTTCTATATAAATTATATTCTGTAAAAGGAATAAATACTAGTAAGACTACATTCGTTGAGTTTGCTAAAGATCTTGTAAAATCTGTAAATACAAGTTATAATTGACAAACTCCATCAACATATACCTCTCATCAATTAGATTTTGATAAACAACTTTTATCAGAATCTTTTTATTGGGAGCCAATAAACATTGAATCTTGAAAGAATATTTCGTGCATACCATTATCTGTTGCAGATAATTATTATATAGATCCTGAAGAAATTACAGAAGATACAGAAATTACTGAAAGTGCAGAAAATATTGCACGTTCATCTAATCTATATAATGAGATTATAACAAAAATTTACATTATTCCAGAGGAAAATAAATCTACATTTAATGGTGTCGTTTTAAAATTATATATAGATTCAGGATTTGTTACTCCTGGTACAGAGGGAGAATTAATTATAAATGAATACAAAAAAGATACATCTGAGGAGATTGAGAATATTAGTGCAAAGTTCATAGTCACAGGTATTAATAATGACGAAATATATGTACATACTACATACATTTCAGATAAAGCAAGCTTTCTAGCTCTTTCTTCAGAATCTATTGGGTTGTATGCATATTCAGAAGCTGAGAATCTAACTTCAGATACTGAAGAACAACCGTTTACCTCAATTAATGTACAATATTATCAAGAGCCTGAAGAAACTTCAGAGTATTATAATATTATACTAGAAACTAATCCTGAATCTATCGGTTTTTATCAAACTAGTAATACAGTTATTGGAAATTTATCTGTAATATCAGACGATATACTAAATCCTTCTGGAATAGGGATTTATAGTGATAACTGTTATTTAAATAACCCAACTATATGCCTATACAATAGTGCTGAACAAAAGAGTTATCTTAAAATATCTGCTTTAGGAACATCATTCGTTGGAATAAACGATGCTCAAGAAAATTGAATTAGTATCGAAAATACAGGCAAATGTAGTTTGAAGAGAGGCAATCTATATAATATTAATAACTATGATACTTTTTGTAAGTTTGGGCCTTTAGTTGTATATGAAGACGGTTCTGCAACTTTAGGAAGTGGAGATACTCAAATTACTATATCTGCATCTGGAGAAGTTAAGATTCCTTCTGCAGCAATAACTACATAATAACTATGAAGAACAAATTAAATCAAATAAATCAGTTTAATGGAGGAATGATAAAGGATATAGAACCATTAATGGTTCCAAATACTGTAATGACTGATTGTTTAAACGGCACTTTAATTACTTATAATGGTAATGAATTTGCCTTACAGAACGATATGGGTAATTATGGGTTTAAAAATGGAGCTTTGAGTAATGGTTTTGTTCCTGTTGGAATGAAAGAACACCAAGGAGTATTATATATTATTTCATATAATCCAATTGACGACAAAGTAGAAATTGGAAGTTTTCCATCACAACAAACAATCTTTACCCCAATTGTAGATAATAAGGATGCTACAATTGAGGATATTATTATTGATAAAACATCTTTATATAAAGATTTAGAAGGTGAAACTAAAATCATACTTCTTAGTAAAGATCCTAATTTTTATTTAAATCCAGGAGATAAGTATCTTCTTATATATGAAAATTTAGATGAATATTCCTTTAAGGAAGCACTTGAACAGTTAAACAATAAATACTATAGACACTTAGTTCCTTATATTCTTACAGATGAAAATAAATTGTATAATATAGATGGGCTTCTTGAATTACAAGTCGATAAATCCACAACTAATAGAAGTGATTGGATTCCTGTATCTTGGGATATTCCTGGTTGGCTTGCTGTAAAGTTTAGTATTACGGTTCCAGAACAATTTAATATATATTTTGATAAAAGTAAGATATATGTAGATAATAGTGATTCAAATGCTATAAAAGTTTATCCAGGCGGAGATCTTAGAGTACAAACTTATTGGAATCTTGTAAATTATGCTGATGGAGATTTAGATAAGATTCAAAATAATTTAGTATATTTTTTACATGATTATGATACTTTAGATGAAAAAAATATAAGTAAATTATCTCCAATAAGTCTAGAGCCTAATCAATTAATATCTTATAATAATTTCCAGTCTATAATATTTAATACTATTGAGGCAAAAACGCTTGAAAACTACAAATATATTACTCCCGCATTATTAGTTGAAAATGAAGGTAAGAAAAATTATATAATATATAGTCAATTTACACAAACAATTTCTAGAGATCCTATAACAATAGATCCTAATGAAATACACTTTGGAAGAAATTATTTTAAATATTTTGTAGGAGATAATTCTCTAACAATGCTTACTTCTTGAGAAAGTTTTCCTGGAGTTAGCCTTGAATATAAGTTAGAAAGATATTCTACTTCAGATTCAGACAACCCCTATACTGCTATTGATTGGACTTCGGTTTCTGATATAATAAGTAATGGAACTATTATTATAGATATACCCTTTTCTGAAAATAATGAAGACATAGCAGAGTATGATACTACTCAAACTGGAGAACCTAAGATAAAAAAAGTTAATTTTAATAAAGAGGATATATACTTTCTAAGTCTTCGTTATGTTATTAATATTGAATCTGGAAATCCTATTAGAGGAGATATAGAACCTGCCGAAAATAGAATTTATGCCACAGAACTTGTAAATAGGTGATATTATGTTAAAGATAACTTTAAGGATATTACAGGACAAGACCTTGTAAATTACTTTGCTGATTATATAAAACTCGAACTTAATTCAGGTAATTATGCGTTTACAGAAACTGCTTTTCTAAAACGAAGAGGTAATGAAGATTCAAAAGATGAAAAAATAAATAATTATTCATTTGATTCTAGTGACTATTTTAGTGAAATTAAATTAGTATATCCAGAACCTCCTGGAGAAACGTATGATACTTCTAAGATTGGAATTAAGACTATATTTAAACAAGGCAATACATATTCTATTAAAAAGGTAGGAAACTCTGAAGTATATACTATATCTGTTCCAAAAGACCAAAATGGAGATGACGGTAGATTATGAAGATGAATCACTTCTAAAGGCGTTACTGTTAACAATGGCAAGGCTATAGATTCTAAAGGCAATACTTATACACTACTCTTTAATAAAATAGATGGATCTTTTTCATTTGATTTGTTTAATACTTTTACAGTTACAAATACTGAATATAATATTGTAAAAGAAATCAGTAGTAGTGATAAATATTTATATGAATATCATCCTATTGGAAAAACTAAAACTAAAGTTACAGATAAAGACGATACTCATACAATAGAATATAGACCTGAATATGTAGAATTTAGAAAAGACGGTTTTGGAAGAGATAAATGATCAATGTGTTTCTGGTGGAAAGAGGTAGGTCCTTTTACTATTAGGTTTGAAAACAATAAGTTGTATTATGGTGAGAATACAGAAGAATTCACTCCAGAAAAGAACTGACCTAGTGTTCTTGGAGATTTAAATATTTCAAGTGGAACTAATTGGCATAGAACAGATTGAAAACCAAATGGCCATTCTGCAACTAGTACAAAAAGTTATGCAGATGATTATGGATTTAATATATATAATTTCTATAATGCAAAATATAGTAATGATAGTAGCCATTCTGGAGATTCTGGTTTCTTTGGCAGATACGGATCTGCAAATAATTTCTGTCTTGCAATGTCATATGAAACAAAAAATTCATGACCTTGTATATATTACTGTGCTAATAAGGCGCCTTCAGAGAAAGATGCTTCTTATATTTCTAAAACTTGTATGTATTCCTATCTTATGATGATATACTGTTTAAGATATTGTATGTCTTCTAAAAATAATATAATTTATTATTCTTTATATAACTATAGAGAATCTCTTATAAATCCAGTATATATAAAAACTATTAATCTTTCTGGAACATATAATTGAAAATATTTCATGGATGAGGGAGTTGACATTCCAGATGAAATAGATTCAATATTTAATGGAGTATCTTTTGCAGACAATAATGTGATATCTACAAATACAAATGTCAATTTTAATTGTATAGTTACTCCTGATGAATCTTTTAAATATGAACTCCAAAGGTTAATAGATAATAAGAATAGTGATGTAAGAATTAAAGTAGATGAATTAGAAAGACAGCCAAATATAAAAAGTGGGGACCTGTATCTTATTCATGAGTATAATGAGAATGCAAATAAAGTGAAATTAACTAATGCTATAAAAAGTATGGTGTTTACAGATCAAGTAAGATCTAATATGGATGCTACTTTAGAATTGTTTATGAGAGAGACAGATAATAATACGCGTTCTGTAGCAAGAGAGTTTATTTCTAATATATATGATGACGGGCAATAATGGATATAAAACTGAAAGTAAAAAAGTACAAGGATACTGGAGATATTGCTTGAGAGTATAATCCTTTACGTAATTTAAAAAAATCTGATGATCAGATTGATGATTTTACAGTAAGTAATTCTCAATTAAAATTAGATCTAGAAAATCCTATAGACATAGAATGTCAAAGTTCTTATGATGGAAGTACAAATTTAATATTCAACGATGATAAAAATCCTCCTAGAATAATAAATACTAGAGTAGCGTTATTAGAAAATAATAGATATAAAATTATAAATCGAAACCAAATTAAACAATCTAATTTATATACAGAAAATGAATTAGATCAACAAACTAGGTTATTTAGAAACGTTACTAGAATTCCAAAGATTCAATTTAAAAATGTAGATTACTTTGGGACTCTCAAAGGAGGTAATTATATATTTTATATAAAATATTCTGATAGTGACTATAATGAAACCGATATTGTTGCTGAATCAGGAATAGTGTCTGTATTTAAAGGAGATTTATCAAATCCTAAGACTTGTGTTGGAGCTTATATGGATGAACGTACTGATAAATCTATAATACTTTATCTTAAGAATATAGATACGTCTTTTAGTTATATAAATATATATTATAGTAGAACAAGTTGTGATGTAAATGGTATTTCTAAAACAGATTTTCATAAAATAAAAAAGACTTATGAAATAACTGATGTCAATCAAACAATAACCATTAATGGATTTGAAGAACTTGAAGACATAACTGCAGAAGATTTAAATATACAATATAACTACGTAGAGTCTGTAAAAAGCCAGGCACAAGTTCAAAATAGATTATTTTTTGCAAATGTTTCAAAACTTAAAGAAGACTCTGCTACTCTAAGTAATCTTGCGTTATATATTAATGTAGAAGAATGTCAAGAACATGATATAGGATATATTACAGATAAATATGGAATTTATAAAGGGGATATTACTGCTGCAGAATACTATTCTCCATATAATATATATTATAGACTTGGATATTTCCCTGGAGAAATTTATAGACTAGGAGTAGTATTTATATATAATGATGAGCATTTATCTCCTGTATATAATCTTAGAGGTATTGATTTTAATCTTTCAACTTATCATTTTAAAGAAAAAGGAGATAATGGAGAGATAATATCAAGTAATAAATGTAATTATGATTATAATATAGACTTAAGAGATCCTGAAACTATAGAAAATAAAGATTTTATATCTTTAGAAACTTTAGAAAATACAAGAGGAGTATTTAGATTTACTAAAGATAAGACTATTATTGATCATGACGGAAAATCTGTGAAGCCATTAGGATTAAAAATTAGAATCCCTGAATTTGTAATTAATAAATTTAAAGAACTAAATATTAAGGGATACTACTTTGTTAGGCAACAGCGTATTCCAACATTTTTATTCTCTGGGTTATCTATAGGAGTTGATACTGTAAGTGGAGTTCCTTGTCTTGATCTTTCTGAAGGAGGCCAAAATCCAAAGCTTGTAACAGAATCTTTTGTAAATAAAAATAAGGTATTGATTAACGATTATGATTCAAAACTTATATATAGTAACAATTGTAGCTATTCAGGATTATTATCAGCAGATGTTAAGTGCGATAAGCAAATGCAATCTCTACTTAATTCAGATAGATATAAATTAGTAGAAGCATACAAGTTTAATCAATATAACGCATCAGGGAGAAGTTATACCTTAGATTTAACAAATGTTGCAAGTACGAATGCAGAAACAACAAGCGAACTTTTATATATAGATTCGGATATTCCTCAGAAAATTATTAATGATAATATCTTTTGTACTAGAGCAGGAATGCAAGAAGAAATTAAACAACAAACCTGTTTTGGAAAAGAGGATATGGAATCAAGCGATGCTCAATTAGTTAGAGGAGTATTTACTGATTTTGTAGGATGTAACACTTTACTTGGTAAATCATCATTATATAATGTTTATATAAAAAATTATTCCGAAACATTTAATAAAGAATATTTTCAAATAAGAATCGATGATAATTCTCCTTACTTTGCAGTATCTGATAGATATGCTACAGATACTAGTGTAATAAAAGACAAAGATATTACAGATTGTACTACTGATTATAAAGACGCGGAAGATAATTCTATAGAATTTAATTGGAGTATGATTCCAATATTATATCGTGGTGATTGCTTTACTTATACAACTACTATTAGGTTACATAGAAACTTCACTTCTCAAACAGTTCCTACAAATGATACAATAGTAGATTTTAATACTTGAAAAGATAATTTTAAAGGTATTAGAAATACTGAAAACTGGGATGATATAAATATTGGAGATATTAATGCAATAGCTATTGGAAGTTGAGTAACATTTAAAGGATTATCTAATAATAATATTTCTCTTAGAAGTATTGATGAGTTTAATACAGAAGAAATTGCATTAATGGGAAATCCAAGAGGATTTTATCCTATACAAGGTATGTCTACTAAATCTTCTGCTAAAATTCCAGAAAGTAACTTATATAATAGAGGATATAGTACTACTCTAGGATTTAAAAGAAATTATAAGCACATAGATGTACCTTATGAGGTTGACGAGTTTGATACTCGTATAATGTTTAGTGATATTCAGGTAGATGGAAACTTTAAGAACTCATATAAGGTATTCCAAGGATTATCATATGAAGATTTAGATAGACAATATGGAGGTATAGTAAAAATTCTTCCTTGAGGAGGAAATCTATTAACTGTATTTGAACATGCTATAGCTATTGTTCCAATAAATGAAAAAGCTCTTATTCAAACTACTACTGGGCAAAATATTCATATGTATGGATCTGGAGTATTACAAAAGCAAATGACAATTATATCTGATATGTATGGTTCTATATGAAAAGACTCTATTATAAGAACTCCTAGAGCAGTATATGGCGTTGATACATATACTAAGAAAATTTGGAGATTTTCTGATAGAGGTCTTGAACTTATATCTGATTTTACAATTCAAAGATTCCTTAATGATGAAATAAATCTTAAGGAACTTGAAAAAACAGTAGCATTAGGAACAAGAAATGTTAAAACTCACTTTAATGCTTATAAAAATGATATTATGTTCACTTTTTATAATGATGATAAAATTTGGAATATATGTTATAATGAAGTACGTAGCATGTGAGTTACTAGATATTCGTGAGTTCCTTTATTATCAGAAAATATAAATAATACATATTTTAGTTTTGATTTGCTTAAGAGTAAAATATTTAGTATAATAAGTAATAATCTTCGAAAAACTGATGATCTTGTAAAGGTAGGAGAAGAATGAACTGGAAAATACGTTACTTCTGATAGAGAATACTCAAAGTTTACTTTCACAGTTGATGGGTATAATGGATATAATGTTAATAGTGTCGTTATAAAAGGATATTACTGAGATGAAGATGAAATAAAAACTGATTCACTTATTGAATGCAAAGCAAATGAAGAAACCTGGCTTATGGATGAAGTAAGTGAGAATTGGGTTGAAATTAAAAATAAAAATGTTGGAAATGCTATAGATGCTGAATCAGAAGAGGACCGTCAGAAAATAATCTATGCTAATTATCTTGAACAGAAGGATGCGGCTCCATTTTCAATAGAATTTAAAGATCTATACAGAAAAGAGGATAGAGGCTATTTATATTATACTATTGAAGTAAAATATACTCCATATGTTGTAACTTCATCAGAAGATAATCCTTCTGAAGATGAGAGTGGAAACCTTATGAGTAATTGTATTGTTTTTGGAATTGAACGGTCGTATACAGCTGGAGCTATTATTCCTTATGAAGCGCTAAAAGAATTCGACATGCTGAAATATCAAGATGATTGAAATAAGGCACTATTATATAATATTTTCGTACACGGTAGAAGTAACATTATTGATGAGATAAATTATTTTGATAGTGATGAAACAAATCAAATATTACCTACTAAATGATATAATAAACAGGAACCTTTTGAGTTTGAATTTATAGTTAATGAACCAAAAGGAATTCATAAAATATTTGACAATTTAGTAATAATATCTAATAATGTTGAACCAAATTCTATTGAAATAGAAATTACTGGAGATGTATATGAATTTAGTAAAAGAGCTATTTATAGAAATAAAACTTTTAATAAAAATGAATCTACAAACGCTAATTTCCCAGAAATCTATTTAGATAAAGAATCTAAAGGATATAAAACAGAAGTTACATGAGATCCAATTCGAAATGAATATTACTTAAATGTACATGCAGATTGTTTAAATATAAAAGAATATGGAAGACGATTAGGTAATATATACTATAGTGAAGATTCTTGGTATTTCCAAGTACAACCAATATATTATGAACAAACAAGCTCTAATGATTTTGAATCTCCATTAAAGGCAACTAAAGTTCGAGATAAATATGCAAGAATTAGAGTTAAATATAAAGGTGATAAACTTGTTATTATTACTGCATTACAAACATTAATGACTCAAAGTTATGCATAAAAGAATAAAGAAAATGGAAACAGGAGCTAGCATTGGAAATATTATCGATCTAGATATGATGAAACAACTTGGTCTTAGATTAGGAGATTATAATACATTTATGAATACTTCTACGAATAAGATCAAATCTGATATTGGAAACTTTAAAAGCTCAGGATTTGATTTAACTAATAAAAATCCTTTTTCAAATGCAAAAGGTATATTTTCTCAGAATACTGTTAATAGTGTTAATAATTGACAAAATAATACATTTGGTGGAGCTAAGACAGTAAATAATCTAAATGGCAAATTTGGAGGAGCCTTTCAAATGGGAGACCAGTTAATTGGAAATCTTAATACAGCCCTTGTGGGAAATGAGAAAACTGGATCTACTGCTCAAGTAATGTCTGGAGTTAAAGACATAGGACACAATGTAGTAAGTCAATTTAATCCTATGGGTGGAATGATTAATACTGGAGCTAAGACTATAGGAAATCTTATTGGAGGAACTAAAGATCGTGTTGAAGGTACTGGTTCTCAAATACAAGGAATGGTAAGTGATGGTCTAAGTATGCTTGGCCCTATTGGAATGGCTGCTGGAGCTGCATTAAATTTAATTAATGGTATTGGAGGAAAGCGTATTGATAAGTTAGTAGATAATACATCTGATATTAGTAACGAATATAGTGGTTCAAAGAAATTTATTAGTAATAGTATTGATAAATATAGTAATAAAAAAGCTGGATTATTTGACTTTGGATTTCATCGAAAAGGTCAAAATGCTATAACTAGAGCTAGAAGAATGCAAAATACTACTTTAGATATTACAGATGCAGGTAAAAAGCGACTGAATAATCAAATAGGTCAGTCTCTTGCTAGTAAAAACTTCAATACTTATAATGGATTAGATAATATGTATTCCTTGGCTAAAAACGGAATGAAATTTCCTGAATTAGATGAAGCTAGAGCATTCTTACAGAAACGACCAACACAATCTACAGAAACACAAAAATTCCAACTCGGAGGTAAGATGAATTTAATTCCTGAAGGAAACTTACATGCACATAAACATCATTTAGAAAATGTAAATCCAGAATTAAAAGATCAAATTACTAAAAAAGGAATTCCTGTAGTAGCACAATCTGAAGGAGGAATTGTTCAGACAGCAGAAATTGAAAAGGAAGAATGGACACTTAGAAAAGAATTTACTGATAAACTTGAGGCTTTATATAAAGCATATCAAGAAGATTCATCCAACGAAATTGCAATTGAAGCTGGAAAATTAGTTTGTCATGAACTATTAAAGAATACAGATGATAGAAGTGGACTAATTAAAAGTGTGAAATAATGAAAGAGGTAAAAATAGAAATAGCAGATAAAGAATATAAAGTTCTAATAGCAGAAACGGAAGAAGAAAGAATTCAAGGTTTAGGTAATGTAGAATCTATGGATGATGACGAGGGTATGTTATTTATAATGCCTGAAGATCAAGGTCAAGTAGTATTTAATACAGAGGAAATGGAATTCGATATTGATTTAGTATTTATAAATCAAGATGATGAAGTTTATAATGTAGTATTAGGTAAAGCTCATAGTTCTGAACCAATTATTTCTACTCCTGAAGATGAAGAAGGAAGAACTAAATATGTATTAGAAGTTAATGCTAATTCTGGAATTCAGATTGGAGACGAATTAGACTTTGAAGAGGATATAGATGAAGAAGAAATTGATAAAATGTATATTCTTGGATCTGATGGAAAACCTCAAATGGATTTGGTTGGTGGCGAACGTATTTTCTCAAGAAAAAATTCTAGAACTTTAATAAAGTTAGCAAAAAAGGCTAATAAAAGTAAAGCTGATTCTGATTATGCTAAACTTGGAAAAAAGATCTTTAAATATATAAATGAACAGGATAATCGTCCAAGTGAGTTTATCGAATCTCCTAAATAGATAAAGAAAAAGGAGAGTAATTTCTTACTCTCCTTAAAAGATACTAACTATCTTTTATAACCCTATATTGCCTCATGTTTAATCTAGCATCTCCAAAGAGAATGAAATAGACTCATTTTATACTCTTGGGTTGTGGAACAAAGATAATATAATATTGCTAATGTAGCAAATGTTTTCATAAAAATTTAGTGTAAATGAAAATTTTAGTAATTTTATTTGGATATTAAGAACTAAAGTATTATCTTTGGGCATTAAATGAATATATGACAATCATAGAGTTATGAGATATCTATAAAATTAAAAATAATTTAAATTATGAAAATTGTTAAATTTTTACAAGAAGGTGGAGCAGCTCCCGTACCTAGTGCAGCACCTGCTGGTCCTCAGGGTGGACAAGATCCACTACAGATGTTAGCCGAAATGGCAGCTCAAGCATTACAGGCACAAGATTGCCAGGCAGCAATGCAAGTATGTGAAGGCTTTTTAGCACTTTTACAGCAAGCTATGAGTGAAGGTCCGCAAGGTCCTGTAGGTCAAGCTCCTGAAGGAGAACCAGTTTTCAAAAAAGGTGGAAAAATAGTAGGTCGTAAGAAATGCGCTAAAAAAGAAAATGGCGGGGAAATGAAAAATAAATTCTTTGCTAAAAAGTAATTTAATGATCATTAGATAAAAGGGAGATTTGACATGATCAATCTCCCTTTTTATATATAAAGTAAGTGTGATAAAATGGCACAAGTAATTAAATATCAACAAGGCGGTTCTACTCCTACTCAAAAATACGGCACTTTTACTATAGATGGTAATCAATATCAGGTTGATGATGATTTTCTAAATCAGATGTCTTCTTATGGAAAAACATTAGATCAAGATACTGCATATCAATTTAGTAAAATAACTGATGCTCTAAGATCAGGTGCTAATTTATCATATGATTCTAGTGCCGATAGATTAGAAGGAGTACAGTTTGATGTTACTAATAATCAAGCAGAACGTTTAGGTAAACGTCGAAGTAGACTTGGCAGAAGTTTTGGAAATCTATGAAGGGGAAAAGAAAATACTGCAAGAAATGCAGTTCATGCTTTAAAGGATTTTCAATATAAAAAGCCAGTAGAAGCATTAGATCCAATTAATATTAGAGATTGGTCTAGTGATATTACTATGGAATATAAGCGTAATAAAGATACTGGAGATTTTGAATTAGTAAATGGAAATAGAGTTTATATAAATGGAGCTAATAATCTAAAAGCAACTAGAAGACTTCGTAGTCTAAAAGATATTGCAGGTTATGGGGATAATGATCAATTTAAAGGCTATAATGATTTAGATAAGCAAGCTTATATAGACTTTTACAATAAATATGGTGAGCAAGGCATAGAAGATATTATATCTAGGCTTGAACAAGGAAATTGGACGGATGAAGATGCTATGGCATTAGATGATATTGGTATCTTTTTAGGAGGAAGTAAACCTGTTCAAGCTCAAAAAGAAGTAGATCCTGCACAAGAAGAACTTAAGAAAACAAAAGAAAACTGAAGTAAAGCAGGATGAGATTATGATAAGTACCATAACCTATTTAACGTTGATTCAAATGGGAATGTAACTATAAATAATCCAGAATTATTATCATATATTGGAACTGGAGATGCATGACTTAATAATGAATTTAAAAGAAAATATGGAAGTTATGCGGATTATATTCCAGATGACTCTGGTTTATTTGTTATTAATGGAAAAGTATATAGGGGTGATGACCAAGATAGTTTATCTAAAATTCAAAAGTATTTAGATTTTGTAGCAGATAATAAGAGAACTGCTGGTAATTCTTCAATTATTAAACAATATTGGGATGAAAATCGTTCTAGATCTCCATGGTTTAGTACTTCTGTTGATTCAGAAGGTAATCCAATGTGGTCCCCGTATTTTCAACCAAATCGATATGCTGCAGATCTAACTGGTAACTATGTTAGACAAGCAGGTGATCCTTTAGTTTATGATTATTTTCCTAATTACAATCCTGAAGATTCTTCTCAGTTTGATCCCTATGGACACCCTTTAAGAACTTTAGCAGAAAGAGTATATATTGATCCTTTAACTAAACAAAGAATTAATTATAATAATACTTTACAAGAGCAATTAGATCCAAATATAGTTAATTCTTACTATGAAAATAATCCTACAACTGCTTTTAATAGTTACTATACTATAGGAAATACTGGAGGATATAAAGAAGTAGCAAGTACTGGAGATGCTTCAAATCCTCAAACAAGAGCTACATTGTATTATAATCCTCAAACTCAATTATACTATTTTCATGACGAAAACCCAGGAAATGATAACTATACATTAAATAGTCGTTTACCTGGATCTGAAGATAGTATGAGAAATTATTATTGGAATATTGATTCTCGTTTAGGACAATATATTGAGCAACATCCTGAAATCTTAAGAGATCCAGAAGTTAAGGGATATATTAGTGATATTATTAGAAATCCATATATAGCTACAATTAGTACTCGTCATGCTAAGTTTAATCCAATTATTGGACAAAAATATCCTGATTTATATCAATTATTTCAGGATTTAATTAAAACTCAAACGCTTGGTAAGTATCAACAGCAATATTCAGGAACAGGAGGTAATTCTGCTCTAAGAAGTATTACTACTCCTGAAGGCTTAGAACAATTAGGTTTAGCTTATAGAGTTCCAAGTAATAAAAACGGAGGAGTTATTAAATATCAAATTGGAGGAGTTGCTGCAAATAGAGTTAATAGTGCAAAAGCTAGTAAACAAGCAATTCAACAATCAGATAAAAAACTTCGCGCTGCTGGAGAAGAAAAAACTATTGGAGATGGTACACAATTAACTGCTGCTGACAAAGCTGAAATTGCAGCTTTAGTTGCAGATGCTGCTTCTTTAGGTGCTACTTTTGTACCAGGATTTGGCAATGTTGCTGGAGCTGGAGTTGGTGCAGTAGGTTCATTAACTGGTTTTGGAGCAGATATTGCTAGAGATGGATTAGATTGAGGCGATGTTAGTAATTTAGCACTTAATCTAGGATTAGATGCAGCTACTTTACTTCCTGGGATTGGCTCAGGAGCTAAGGCAGCAAAAATAGCTAAAGCTTTAAAGAAATCTAAGGCTGTCGCAAATGCTGTTAAGTGAGCAACTAGAGGAGTTAGTTTTGGAAGTGCTGCATCTGGATTAGCAACTGCATGAGAAAATATTCAAGATGGTAAATGAACTATTAAAGATGTTCGTACTGTATTAAATGGAGTTAGAGGTTTTGCTAATTTAAAACGTAACACAGGAAGTGCAAAATTAAAAGGAGGAAACTCTGATATGGTTACCTTAAAACCAACTAATAATAAAAATCTTCCTACTATTAAATTAGGTCGTTCTGAGATTGAGTCGGTTAATTCACTTCCAAAAAATCAAAAAACTGAAAAGTTAGAAGAAATAATTATTGGAAAGTTAGGTAAAGCTAAAACAGATAATATTACTGACTTACTTTCTGAATATGGTATTAAACGTTCCTCTAATGTAAATTTCAATTGGAAAAAACCTTGGAAGTCTTCAATGAGTAAAGGACTTAATACAGGACAATTTAAATATGATGAACTTCCTAGTACTTATAGGAATCCAGATGATATGGGTTGGTGAAATTGGAATAAGACTGCTGCTACTAGAGATGCAAAAACTAATAGAAGCAATCCTTATTTTAAGAACTATGCAGATAAACAAACTTCTCAAGTTCAAAGATTTTTCGGAGGACCTGAAATGTTTACATCTGTTACAGCTCTAAAACGGAGACCTATTACAATGCCAATCTATTCTAACTTAGCTCCTAACTTAGGAATATTTAGTAATCAACCACAACATCTCTGGTATTATAAACCAGAGAATAATCCAGTATTTTATAAAAAAGGCGGTAAAATTATAAAAGCACAACCTGGTACTAAGTATCCTACATTTAGTACTCCAATAGATCAAAATTGAACTAGTGTAGCTGATTATATGCTAGATAAAAATCATAATCCGATTAATGTACAAGTAGATCCAGTTGCTGTTGTTGGAACTCCTATTAAACGTGCTTCTACAAGCTTAAATAAAGCTGTTCAATCACCTCAAAATACTGTAGTGAGGAATCAGTATAATTCAATTTTAAATGATGCTAAAATGGCTCAAATTAATAATAATCTTGGGTTTAAAGGAAGGTTAGATTCAAAAGAAGAATTACTTAATGATTCTACTAGTAGAACTTTGTCTAATTTAAACAGATCCTCATATAATACAGATAACTCTGATTATACAGCTTTTGGACATGGCAAAGGAAAAGGATTTAATATTAATCCTGATATGGTAATGGGAATAGGAGACTTTATTACTTCTACAATAGGTATCAATCGTACTACCCAAAAAATGAAAGATGCCATTCGTAAAGGAATGATAGGTTCTCAACAACAAATGCCTACTGAGTTTTACTCTAGATTTAGTGATAATGGGTTGCATAGAATGTATAATGATCGCATTAAAAGTATGCGTCAATATAAGACATCGACTAGTGATCCAAATAAAGTATTAGCAGAAAGACTTATGAGAGATATGAATGTTGATCAATTAGAAGGAGAAAGAGATGCTAAATTTTCTCAAATGATAGATCAATATAATGATAAGTTACTTGCTCAAAAACAACAATACGCTAATATTAGAACTCAGATAACTAATGAGAATAGAAACCGTTGAGCACAAGGTTTAGCTCAGTTAGATATGGCTGATGCTAATAAGATTACGCAACAAACTCAAAATGTTAAGAATCTTATTTATCAGTTAAGAGGAGACTATGCCAAGGATCTAAATGAAAAACAAGCTTTACAAGCTCAATTAGCACAACAAAAGGCTGCTGGAGATTTCAGTAATTGGCTTACTAATTTTAGAAATAGTAAAATTAATGAGTTCTATAATTGGCAACAGAATGAGGGTAAAAATCCAGAATATAGTGGTTGGAAAATCGATGATTATTTAAATTACAAATATTCTGGAGATATTGCTACTAATAGAAGTAAATATGGAATTGAGGCTTTAGTTAATCCTTATCAGCAATCTCAAAGAAGATTTTGGCTTGGAGGAAACAAATTAGATACAAAACCATATTTAATTAATTATACTAATCCTGAGCAAATTCCTATTCAAAGATTTATACCTTATAGTTATAAATCTGGCGGTAGATATTTACGTAAAACAGATGAGCAACAATATCTAGACCAGCAAAAAGCTATCAATAAGGCTGTTGGAGAACTAAATAATAACATTATTAAGTTATTTCTAAAAATGATGTCATAAATATGAAGATAAAGAGATATCAAAACGGGGGTATTAGTTATACCCCCTTTTTTAGAGATGCTGCAGAGCCTACACAAGTTGCTACTCAGACCTCTAAAACAAGTGAAAATAAAGAAGAACAACTTATTCAAAAAGAAATTATTAATGTTCTTAAAGAGAATGGGTTACCTAATGATGTAGATTACTTCTTAGATAGAGCTAATAGTTTTTTAAGAAAATCTCAAAACTTAGGTGAATTATTTGTATCTGGACAGAGTAATCAATATGATATGTCTGATTTAATTAGATTACAATCTTTAGCTAATAGAATTAAACATAATAATGAATTACATGAAACTGCATCAGAACAAATTATTAAAGAAGGATCTGGGTCTGAAGTTGCAATTAGTAATGAAGGTAGCTTATATGTGTATAATAAAGACGGCAGTATTAAGACTATATCTGCAGATACTTATTATAAAAATCCACAAAAATATCAAGCATTAACTAATTCTCAATTAATTCATCTTCGAGAAGAACGTCCAGAACTAGCATATAATAATAGTATCCTTACAGATTTATCTAATACAGTTGGAATGAAATCTATAGTAGATTATGTAAAAGCTACTATTGGAGCGTTTGGAACTAATAAATCCTCAAATCAGTTTGATAGATATACTTCTAAATATCAGAATAAAATTGAAAAAGGATTTGAACAATTATTAGGATTTAATGGACCAGATGGAATATATAAAGTTACAGAATCAAATAGTACATCTAATCAGGGATATCATGATAAAGAAAGTCTTAATTTAGCTGTTAATTATTTATATAAGACTCTTCCACAAAATATGAAAAACGTTTTAAGAGCTCAAGCAGCTGCTGAAGGTTTTAATCCAAGTAATCCTGAAGATGTAAAACGATTACTACAAATTGCTGTAGTTGAACATACAAATCATAGTGTAGAAAATACACAAGCTTTAGATTATGATTCAACTGCATCTAAAGCAGGCAGTGGAAGTTCTGGAGGAACTGATAAAGATGTTAATAGAAGCTCTCTAGAAACTATTGCTGCAGGTAGAGTTGTAGATCCTAAAATTGCAGTTTTATCAACATCTGATGCCAAAGGAGGGTTAGAAATTGTAACTAGGGATTATCCATTACAAGATAAGAATGGCACACAAGTAACTCAAAATACATTAAAAAATGTATTGGATAAGGCTGAAATAGGTAATATTGTTGATAAAAATTCTATTTTCTTTGGAGATCAAAGAATATCAGATATTGATTTAAATAGACTTGTGTGAGATGGCTCTAGTTCACTTAGTAGAATGTGACTTCCAAAAGATCGAGATGCAGAACAAATGGGAGTTTATAAGCCTGACTTAGATGCATATGATCGATATACAAAATTTGAGGAATGAATTGAAGATAATCCTAATGTATCTAGACAAAGAATGATAGAAAAATTACATGAATATGATCTAGACTTAGAGTTTGATACTGAAACTAATAGATGAAAATTCAGACCTGAAGATATGATGGTATTTTTTGGATTATCAGGTTATGCTAGTGATAAAGCTATTGACTTTGATAGTAATTCTCCTTGGTTATGACATGTTGATGGACCAGATAAAGATAGAATATTTGATATCTATTCAACTTATGTAAATTATGGAGGAGATGTAGTAAAGAAATCAGACAAAAAGGTTGATAACTTTAAGCCAGGCTTCTTTGGAAAAATATTTCATGGCAATAAAAATTCAATGTATAAAGGAATGATATTTATGCCTATGCATGATTCTAAACTTGCAACTGTTGCATCTAATCATGAAATTGGAAGTGCTAGTGAATATAGAGATATATATAATCAGGCAAATCTGAAAAAACAACAACAAAGCATAAAAGCTAATTTTTAAAGTATGATGGATCAGAAGAAAAATGATTGGCTGGCGGCATTATTTTTTCAGCCAGACAAAAGTGTTCAAGAGTTAGTTAATTTAGGAATAACTCCTGATAACTCTAATGTTAAAGATAGAGAATATTATAAAGGTATACCAGAAATACAAGAGGCGTTTAAAAACGATAGAGGAGAATTTGATAATCAAAAATTCGATACATATTATAAAGACGTTTTAGACTTATATAATCGTGCAGATGAAGCTAGTTTAGCAAGTACTGCTATGGATTCATTTACATATGATCCTGCAGATTATTTTGCACCTCTCGGCGGCGATGTACTGGATGTTAGTTCAAGATTAGTTAAATTCTCTAATCCTGAAAGAAGAAGTCGAGGTATAGTTAATCTATATGAAACTTCTGATCCAACTATGTCGATACGTGAAGTAGCACAAACAAATAAGATATTTAATTATGATACTGGTAAGTTTGAGGATTGAACACCTAATGAATGAGGTGGGTTAGGTGCTATAGCTCGTCCTACACTTGTATTAGCTCAATGAGATGAAGATGGAACTCATGAAGTAAATGGAAGAACTGTTTCACATAAAGCAGGAGATCTAAAATTTAATAGTGAAGGAGATCCATTTTATGAAACATTAGGAAATAGACCGCTTACAGGAAAAGATATTCTACATATATCTGATACATTAACTGTTGATGGAAGTAAATGGAATAAATATGATTTCTTTGATTCAGATGGATTAGATAAAAGTGTTGGAGGCACTTTAGCAAAGGTCTTGTTTAAAGTAGGACCAATGCTTATTCCATATGTTGGACAAGTATATGGTGGCATGACAGCTGCTATTGAAATAGGAAAATTATTCCCAGTATTATTTAGAAGTATCGAAGGTATTGCTAAGGGAGATTTAACTAATTCTAAATCAGCACAAACTGCTACTGATATTCAAGCTTGGCTTTCTAGGTTTGATGGAAGTGTTTCTGATTATGGAAGAAATAGTTTCTGAAATGTAGAAAGCATTGGAAAATTAGTTGAAGATAGTTCAAGACAATTATTTCAACAAAGAGTAATTGGACAAATACCAAAGTGGATAGTAGGTAAAGAAAATGTTAGTGAGAATACAATTAAATGAGGTAGAGCCTTATCTTTAGCTTATATGGCAGGAACCTCTTCTACAGATGCTTATGATGCATTTAAGCAAGCTGGAGCATCTGATAGAGTTGCAGGATTAGGAATGTTATCTGTAATGGGAGCAATGTTTACATTAATGAATAATGACTACTTTAAAGATTTTTGGTTTAAAGATACATATCTCGACCGTACATCTGTAAAAGGAGTTATTAAAGATGTTGCTGAAAAAGTAACTAATGAAAACATTAACAAAGGAATTGTTTCTCCTAAAGCTGCTGCAAATTGGGTTATGAAAACTAAAAACCAAATTCAGCAACGAATCTCTAAAATGAAACCTGGAAATATTTTATATGACAGTGTTAATGAAGGAGTTGAAGAAGTAGCAGAAGAAGTTTCATCTGACATGGTAAAAGCACTTTACTCAGCGTTAAACACAATGGGTATTGTAGATAAGGATAGACAACTTGATTTTGGTATAAGCACAGAAGAAGCGTTTGCGCGTTATACTTCTGCATTTATGGGAGGTGCTATTGGTGGTGCTGTATTTAGTTTCCATGAAAAATGAGATTCAAGAATTAACTCTATAAATGATGAAGCAATTCAAAAACCTAATGATTCTTTACAAGAAATTATATACTTAATAAGAAATGGCAAAACCTCTGATTTAAAAAGAGAATTAACAAGATTACGTGATAAAGGAGCTCTTGGAAGTAGAAATCTTTCAGGTAAATCATTTGAACTTGTTAAAGAACCTGATGGATATAAAATTAATTACGAATCTGCAAAAGAAGGAGAATCTCAGAACGATGTTATTTATAACCAAATTAATAGTTACATTGATAGAATTGATAGTATTATTAATGAGGAGGGATTAAACATTTCTGATGAAGAGTTACAAGCATTATCAGCTATGACTGGTATCAATGTAACTGAAAATTTAGCTAAGAATATTCAAAGGGAAAGCCTTAAAAATCAGTTAATTGAAACTGGAGTTTATAGTAAAATATTCTCTGATTGGAATGATCTTACAGAAGATATCTTAAAAACTAAAGTAGCTTTAGAATCTAAGATTACTCCTACTGAACTTGAGCCTAAAACTCCTAAAGATGTGGATAACAAAATAGCAGCAGCTCAAAATGATGTAGAATTTCAAAGACTAAAAGCAAAACTTGATGATTTAAGAGCAAGACGTGATAAAATAGTCTCTGGAGAACTTAATGACTATTATTTTGGGCAAGCAAGATTTGCAGCTACTCCTGCATTAGCAACTGCTTTTGTTGATGACTTAGGTATTCATAATTTTACCAAAGTTCGATATCAGAAAGACTTCGATCAATTAACATCTGATGAAAAAGTTGTGATTAAAGAAGAATATGAAAAATATTCTAAATCAACTGAGAAAACAAAGGTGTTTGCTGCGTATGATTTATTTAATAGTCTAAATGAATCTATTGCACAAGATTTAGTAGCTGTATCTCAAAAAACTGTAGACTTAAGTAAAGCTTATGCTCCAGGTGAAACTATTCAAACTAATCGTATTAAAAATATTGATAAAGAAATTGCTAATCTAAAGGCACAAATAGATGAAGCTATTTCTAAACTTCCTGAAGGAGTTGAAATTAATGAAGAAGTATCTGAACTTCAAACTAAATTACAACTAACTGAAAACTACAAAGATTTCTTAGTTAAAAGACATGAATTTGGATTAACTCAGGAGCTGAGTGAAGAAGGTAGAAAAGTATTAGCTAGACCAGATACATTTATAGCTGATAATGAAGCTGCCTTAAATACATATGCAAATAGCTATATTGACTTCTTAAACTATTTAAAGACCAATTCTTTATATACTGATGTAACAGATGTAGACCTTGTTGCATTAATGAAGAGTTATTTTTATGTAAATGGATTTACTGAAGGAATTGCTGCAGCTAATTGAGAAAAAGCTATTAATACATATATAGAAAGAACAGAAGGTGATAGTGTAGGCTATGAGTCAATGACTCTTGGAATTGCAAATGACTTAGCTGTTTTTCAAGATATTGTATCAAAAGGAGATATAAATCAAATTAAAACTGCATATCAAAATCTTTTACAAAGTGATGGATTAGTAAATTTATCAGACTTTTTAGGACAAAGTGCAGATGAAATATTAGCTGGAATTATTCCAAGAATATCTGGAAGAACGTTTATTGATTTTATTAATGATGTTGCAGATCTTAAATCTGAAATTAAAGTATCTCCTGCATATGAGTTATTAGAAAAATTTGCAGTATCTACTAATGGAATTAGCCAAAATATTGTTAATCTTATTGTAAAAGAGTATAATAGTTACCTTAATAGTGATTCATTAGAGGATTATATTATTAATAATAAGGATGCTTTAACTAGACTTAAAGAAACTAGTAGGTTTATTGATATTTTAAATTCTCTTGTTATTGCTTCTATAGATGGAGGATATAATACTCAAATTAATAAATTTAAGAAGAAATTAGCTAAAGATCTACTTGCAGAAATTGATACAGAAACTGCCGTTAATATGTCTTCAGATCTTAAAGCAATTAAGGTTAGACTTGATACATTAATAAATATTGCAGAAAATAATAATGCACAAAAAATTAGAGAACAGAAAGATATTGCTATTAATATGAGACAGAGATTTACAAATCTGTTACTTAATAATGAAAATTCTGTAATCAAAGATAAGTTTGCATCATTATTTAACTTAGATCTTAACCAATTAATTGCTGAATCAGATTTTCCATCAGGAGAAATTAAGGAGAGTAATTTTAAAGAATTTGAAGAGGCTTCTATTAGATTAGAAACCAAAATCTATCAACTTATAGATGATCAAAAATTATCTAATAGCGAAATAGTTGACCGCATCACTTCACTATTCGAACCAACTTCTTTAATTACAGCAAGACCTACTAAGCTTGCTAGAGATACTGAAGCAATTACTGATTACGATCAGGCAGTTTATTTATTGTCTTTAATTGCATATCCTTCTGCAAATTTCTATAACAACTTAAAAACTGTTATTACTGATGAATCATTTAATAAAGCTCCAATTTTTTCTCAGGAATATGCAATTAGATTAATACATGCAACATCTGAAAGAAAAGATTTATTTAATGAATTTGTTAAATATTTATCTGCAAAAGCAAAAGCTACATCAGATGATAGCTATATACAGAATAAAAGTCAGTTATTAAACTTTATTGCAACATTTGGAGGAGCAGGTACAGGTAAAACACAAGGTGTAGCTTATGTGCTACGTAAAATGATGCCTGCATATAAAATTGTAACTGTAGCTCCAACAAGAAAACAAACAGATCGATTATCTGCAGCAATTGAGCATGACGGTTTATCATATACGAAAGCAGAATTAATTGAACAGATTCTGGGAAAACAAATTTCTGAATCAGATATTAATAAAATTGTTGGAAGTGATGAAATACCTACATATACTCTTAAGGATTTAAAATTAAATCCAGCTACAATGTTTGCAGAAACTGAGAATAGAATCATATTTATTGATGAAATTAGTCAGTTTTCTAAAATCGATCTTGAATTAATTACAAGATGAGCAAATAAAAATAATATTTTAATTGTTGGATTAGGAGATTATAAACAAAATTCAGCTTATATTTTCTATGAAAATGCAAGGAGAAATTTAGGAATTGAAGATACTTATTTTACACGTACTCCAAATTTAACTGCTCCATTACGTCCAAATAATATTGCAAAATATGACAACTATACTATTTTAAATAGTATATTAGATCAAACTTGAGATAAATACTATGATAATCCAAGTATGCTTGAAAGTGAGATCGATTTATTAACGAAACAGATATTATCTGAAAATAGTATTAAACTTAAATATTTTGAAACTACTGAAACGTTTGGTGGAGAGAAATTTATTAATAGTTCAGATGAAGTACCTAAAATAGTAGAAAAGTTATCTAAATTATCTAGTGATATTGCAATTATAACTGATAATCCTGCTAAATATACTGCTATTAATAATGTTAAAGTGGTAGGATTAGATAGCGTTCAAGGTGATGAATTTGAATTTGCAATCATAGACAAGAGTTGGAAAGATACGAGTGGAAAACACTATTTAACTCTTAAGGATTTATATACATTAACTCAACGTTCTACAAAAGGTACAATTATTGTAGATAACGGGGTTAGTCTAGACTTAAAGTTAAACACAATTAATGATATGACAAGTGCAGGAAGTATTGAAGTATCTCCTGAACAAATTAGTGATTTCAAAGATTGAAGAACTAAGTTATTAGAGAATAGTCCCGAATCTATTGATTATGAGGAAGTAAATCCAAATCCAACTGTAGCTGAGCCTGTTCTGCCAACTTCAGAACAAAATATTAAGCCAAGAGTAGAGCCTACACCAGAAGCAGAAATAGTTAGTGAATCTCCTAAGGAACCAGTTAGACAAGCTTCTGTAGAACCAGAGACTAAAAATACTGTAGCTGAAGCACAAAGCAAACAAACATTCAATAGTAATACTGGAGAACAACCTCCTGTTACAGATCAAAATCCAGTACATGCTCCTAATGTTGAACAATCTGTTACTCCTCCTGTAGATATACTTGAAGAAGTTCCTCAGAATATAGGAATAACAGATAATCCTTTAAATATTTCTAAATGGAATGATATTGCAGATTTCTATTTAAATAATTTATGAAATTATGATCAAGCTACAGAATCTTCTTTATTTAATATATTAGGAATAAAAGGTAAACTTGCAGCTCCTAAATATATTAGAGCTTTAAATTTAATTGCTGCTTATTTTAAATATGGATATTATAAAAATCCAAGAGAAATTGTACGATTAGGACAAGCTTTAAATAAAGATAGAGCTATGGGTCGTGCTTTTAGTGAACTAGAAACTGCACTAAAAACTAAACCTACTTTTGAAGTTATTCCATATGATAATGGAAGAAGAGGATTATTGGTGGCAAAAATTCAGATAAAAGATAAAACTGCACAAATTCCATTATTATTTACAACTCCAAGATTTGGAATATATACAGGAGATTTTACAATTGGAAGTTATGCTAAGTTTACAAGAGAAGGAGAATTAACAACTGTTGATGTATCTAATTTTAATACAAGTGCTTTAAATAAAGGAGGTTTATTCTCTTCTTATGGAAAATTAGTATCTTTAGTAGTACGTAAATCAGACTGGCAGGATCATATTAAATGAGTAGGAAACACATTTGAAGCAGATTCAAGAAACTATGCGTTTATGTATCAGAATAGAGGAAATACATTTATGTTATTCTCTGCTGATCCATTAGTTAGTCAAAAGGAATTTGAAGCTCACCTAAAAGCACAAGTAGCAGAAGATGGAACTATTTTAAATACTGTTCAAAATGATCCTAGAATTCGATTAATAGGAATAAATAGTGTTGCTTCTTTAGATAATATAATTCATACTGCAATTAATAATGTTAATTTATTTAATGCACAAAGAAAAGCAGGAGACAAAAATGTTAAAGTTAGAAATAATCTTAATAGAGAAAGAGCTGGACAATTAATTTCACTTGCATATTTTTCTCCTTATAAGAGTACTATATTATTTAGATTAGGAGCATTACTAAATACACAATCAGGATATACTAATGCAATTAGAGTTACTTATGAAGATAAAGTAGCTCAAGCTGATAGAGGAAATGTTACTGAGAGAATAGTAACTATGGAGAATGGTCAATATGTTGTTAATGGAAAAACTTATTCTGATTTTGATTCTTTATTAAACACTGAATTTGGATCTTTTGATCCTAATCAAATGTTAATGCAAACAGGATATATTAGTAGAGTTGGTAAATTTGAATTTAATGATCCATCATTTATGATATATAATATCTTTGCAGACTTTGTTGGAAAAACTGAAAAACTTCAAGAACATATTGAAAACAATCCAAACTTTAAGCAAGGTATTTATGTATTTGATGATGCAGTTAAAGTAGTTCCAGGATCTCAATTCTACTATGAAGTTGATACTGCAAATAAACTATATTCTACAAATGCTTCTAATTTAATAGGAAATGATTTTATTATAGATTATGACAAAATTCAAGTTAATCCTGAAAGAGCTATTCAAGAGGATTTACAACGTCAAAAGATTAATAAAATTAATGAGGCGTTTAAACAGTTTGGAGTAAACAAACAAATTACAAATATAGACTTATTAGAATCAACAGTTAACGATGTCAATAATGAAATATTAAATAAAGTTACTACTCCAAATTATACAATAATTCAAATTGTTGGAGACTCTAATAATCCTGAAATTGTAATGAAGGAAATAAAGGATGATCTTACTCCTATGCTTAAGAATTTGTTTAAACAAGCTTATGGAGAGAATCCAGATGATGTTACAATTATCTCTAGAAATAATTTGAAATTTGTACCATTTTTAGTATCTTTGAACAATAATTCAAAGAATTTTGTACTTGAAAATAAAGATGGAGTTTACTCAATTAGAGAGTTTAATACAATGAATGAATATATAGAACTTAGAGATTATTTAAATTCTGCAAAAGATTTATATAAATCAAGTCCTAATATTTTAATGTACCTTAAAGCTCTAATGCAAAATACAGAAGTAACTGAAACTATAGCAAGTACATATTATAACGAAGTTAGTACAAATGAAACTCTCAACGAGTTAAGAGAAAATGTACAGAAATACTTAATAGCAAAATTAGAAAATAATGAGTGTTAAATGTGGATATTCTTCAGCATATTATCCATTACTGAAGAACTTACTTAGAGGTGATTCACCAGATTTAAATGCGTTTAAAGTGTTCATAAATGAGCATTTTACAAATCCAGATGAGGTGTTTAATATGTTTGTGAGTGGAGTCTATACAGACTCCGCTCCAACACCTGTATCTGAACCTAAAAAGATTAGTAGTAGATTAGGTATTGAACTTCCTCCCGAAGGATCTTCACCTCAACAATATTATATTGATAATTCAAGACAATATAATAAAATGATTGACGATACAGCAAAAAAGATTATTTCTATGTCTGTATTTGATATTAATTCTGATTCTTTTATAGATGCAAATGCTACTTTAGGAAGTTATTCCAATTTAAATACTGGAATTTTTAAATATAAACAAGAACTTTTATCTATTATTAGTGAGTTCATGGGAAAACCTCTAACTCCTATTAGCATTGACTCAGAACCTAAATCTATTATTAATGTATTTGAAGATACTATAAAAGAATATGAAGCCTACATTAAAAATGCAGGACTTACTCAAGATCAAAAATATTTTAATGCATATAATGCATATGTAACATTAAAAACTTTTGATGATATATTGAGATTATATACTCCATTTATTTCTATTAAACCAGAATATAAAAATAGTTCAACTTATGCTGTAGGACGTTATAATTATGATGGTCCGAATGTTACACACTATACTGGTTTTAGTAATAATGAATTTATGGGAGCTGAAGAATCCGTCAGTGACCTCGCAAAAATTTTACTTTCATATTTTCCTGAAGTTAATGAAGATGGTGTTATTATAGAAAATACAGCTATTACTTTATCTGGGTTTAATTCAGCTATGGGTAAAGTAAAGTTATTCATGGAAGAAAGTGTTGACCCTGAAATAGTTGACGAAATAGCTAAAGAGGGCAATATGGATATGAGTAAAATTATTGGAAAATATTTAAATGCACTAGCAACTAAGTCTGTAGCACCAGAACATACAACTTACTTACAAAATAAGTTAAGAGGTATTGCTAAGTTTATCTATTCAGATAAAATGGCTACTCCAATTAAACAAATGTATACACATCTAATGAATAAGACAGTATTGTCAAGTTATATTAGTTATGGTAAAGACAACTTAACTGGAGAATTAACTGGTAAGAATTTAACTGATAGACCTGTACAAATACAGAGATATTTTCTTACAGATATTATTAAAGCTGCAAGTACTTACTGAATTGATAATAAAACTAACTTCCAAAATAAGTTAGGAAAATATGATATTAATATTATTGGAACTAATATTAGTATTACAGAAGGCAGTAATACTTTAAATTTAAAATATAATCCTGATACTGGAGAAATTAATTCTGCAGGAATAATATCTGATACTTTAATGGACGATTTACTTATGGATTTTGCTTCATTTTTAGTAGCAGATGATTTTAATCAAGTTGCAGAACAAGTGTTCCCAAGAGAAAAAAATGTAAATAAAATTACATTATTAACTCCAATATTAGGTAGTATTTTATATAGTGCCAACTCAGGTCAAATTATTGATATAGGCAAAAATGGTTTCTTTAGACAAGCAAATGATTTGGCAAAAGTCTTAAGTGTTACTAATGGTTCTGATACAATTAATGTTATTAAGAATGCGGAAGGTAATAATTTACCATTATATCAAATGGTTTGTTTAGCGTATTCTCATAAGAAAATGAGTCAATATTTACATGATGAACTTGGATGAGGATCTGATACAGTAATGAGTGATAATGCTGTATTTAATAATATTCAACGTATTAAAAATCCAAAGATTCGAGCAGAAGTAACTATTGGAGATTATACTAAACAATCGAGTAATCTTACTGAAGATGAAGTAATGCACCTTGCAATAGTATATGATTTCTTTGAAGGATTAACTTCAAGTAAATTTGTTTCTGAGCAGGGTGGAAAGGTAAACGGAGTAATTGGATTGCAATCAACAGTTTATTCAGATAAAAATAAACATTTTGTAATGCAATTCGATTTAAGTCAAAATTGAGATTTTAAAGATCTAGGTTCAATTAACTTTAAGGAGGTTTTAGAGAAATATTATTCTAGCAAGAATATATCTGATTTAGAACCTATTATGAATATTTGATTTAAAACAAATCAAAGTCAATATACGAACTTAATTAATAAAATCTTAAACGACTATACTCAAGCGATAGGTAAAGAATTTAAGACTATAAGTGATCTAAAAGAATATATTGCAAAAACAAAACTTGCAGATATTAAGCAAAAATTTAGAGACAATGGATTAGAATTTATTGAAGAAATTCATATATCTAAAGATCCATATACTAAGAAAAATGTCTTTAATGAAACCCTTGAAAATCTTTATAATATCTTTAGTGAAAGAAATCAATTTAATGAGTTTATTAATTATCAATTAAACAGATTTCTTGAAGATAGTTCAAAAGCTTGAGAGAGTATATCTTCTGACAAAAATGTATATAAGGCATTTTCTGCTAGAAAATGAAGTAACTGAATTTCTGAAAGAACTATTGAAACTGTTGATGAAAATGATGAGCCAATATCATATACAGTTCCTTATGTAACAATACATGATAAGGATGGTAAATTAAATCCTATGCTTTATTCGTATTTCATTATGGATTCATTTTTAAGTAATGAATATAATAAAATGATGGTTGGAGGAGTTTACGCTCACCCAAATAAGAATAAAGAGGTTTCTGCAACAGAAGGATATCTTGAACATAGTTTTGCAAGCAGATGAATTTCTCAGGTAAAACGTATGGTTATTTATGGAGCTACTCATCATTCCTTTGCACAAGGATTAAAAAATGGAGTTGCTCCAAAAGTTAAAATGGCTGTAGTTGGAGATATTGGAGCTGCTGTACAAAATATTTCTGGTATGACTGATAGTGTTGATTCTATGGACGGATCTGGATTTACAAGTCCGTATTTTTCTAGACAACAAAATGTATCACTAATTGATGCTAAAGTAGGTAGAAATAAAAAGACTATTTTAGCAGATATGAATGGAGAATATGGTTTACCTAAATTATTAAAGTGAGCAGAATATGAGATTACAAATGCTAATAGGCGTACATCATGGGGATCAGATATCAAGTTAGAAAATATGTTTAGAAAAATGCATAATTTACTATTTGATCCTAGTGTAACAATCGTTTATGACAAAGTATTTGATAATCTCTTCTATAGAGAACCTGATAACCAAACTTATTGGAAAATAAATCATGTAGTTATTAATAATAATGTAGCTCAAGTAGAACGTATTGAAACCGATATATTTGGTAATATAATTGGAGAAAATAGTATACTCGATACAGATATTAAAATTAGTAGTATATATGATTTAGATCAAATATTTGGTGGGGCATGATCAATGGAATACAATGATACCATGAAACAATTATATTGATCAGAAAATAATTTAGATATTGTTAATGATATTATTAATGATAATAATCTAAAGGATTATATGATTGGGTATCTTGTAAATAAATCTGCTATTAAAGTAGGAGCTTCTAATGTTAATGGTGATGATATTTGAACTAATGATTCTGATTTATGGTTTACTACAATGTCAACTAAG